ATTAACATTAAGTCGTTTTCATTTGAACCGAATTGTAAATAAAAAAAAAAAAAAGATGTAAAAATCATTTATCGAGATAAACGAATAAATTATCGTGTAAACACAAACCCATGTTCCTTCATAATGTTTTTTAAAGAAGCAATATCTTCGGATTTTTTATCAAACTGAACGTCTTGCCAAGAGTTCAAATGAATGTTATTATTCATTTGAAACATCTGATATGTTTTTAATAACCGCAAGTAATCGTTAATATATTTTGTATTTTTTACTAACCATACATAAAATTCCAACTGGGGTTTCGCATTCCCATCTACGTCATTTTCGTTTTTATTTTTGTAATTATCAAGATATTTTCTATATTCCTGATACCATCGCATGGTTTCATAAAGGCAGGTATTCGAATGTAAATTATAATCAGTACCAGAAAGCACCATTATTTCGCAAAATTGTCGCTCTGTCATTTGCAAGTCTTTTAAAATGGCCTTTGTATCATATAAAACAACGGTATGATTCATCAAACTCAAATGGCGAATAACACGCGGACATCCGTATAAAAACATATCCATATCATCACTTAAACAAGCCCATACCTTACCTATTTTAGTAAGATAAGCACACACCGCATCTGCCTCTGATGGAGATTCATAATAAGATATACCATATGCATCTAATAATTCCTTTACATTTCGTATATCATCTTGATTAATTCGAATAAACTGGCGTTTTAACAGGTCCATTTCCATAAGCATTTCCTTTTTTTCATCAACAGATACTTTTTCTAAGGCGGATTCTATATTTTTATACTTTATTTCAGCATCCTTTTTTTCCATGCGGCGTTTATTAAGCAATTCCTTTTTTTCGGGGGGTGGTTTTCCATCAAATATGAAAATGGGCGTAATATAATAGGATTTTAAGATAGATATAAATAAATACATATTTTCCATGAGTGCCCCCTCACTCATAAATTTATACAAATAAATACTCGTGTCAATAACCACTATTTTATTAGCGAATTGTTTAAGATGAACCTTACGAATAGACCTTTTACTGCAATTGTCCCTGAGGAACCGGTTCAAATTTTTTATACCCATTTTGTTAATCTGTTCGTTTTATAGTAGCCACTAAGACGTTTACGGAGAGTTCAATTTTTTGAAGCTACGCATTATTTTATCCGTATATGCTAGATGAAAGAAATATCAAAACAAATAATTCATTTTTTAGACAGTACGGTTTCTTCAAAATTATCACATACACCTCACATTCATTTTTCTCATGAAGCTACTCCAATGCTAGCAACCATTTTTCACAAAATGAAGGAAGCTGAAGATGAATTTGAGAAAGCAGTTATACAAGAAAAATGGATAAACTTTGAACATACGAAAATTCCCAGAGGAGTAGATTATCATTATTCACCTGAAATGGCCAGGTCGGAAATTGAGAAAATAGCCAAATTTGGATGCATATTTACATTCAAAATGGGAACCCGGGAGATACAAGTATCTATTATTTTTGAAAAAACCACGCAAAATAATACCAGATATTGTAATGATTCATTAAAACGCATATTTATGTGGTTATACGTATCCACGCATTATGCATCTACGCAATGTTCTCGAAGATTAAATATTTATTTGTATTTAACAGAATTAAAAAAGACATTACCGAGTCTTCATGAACACATAAAACAAGAGCATGCAAATAGCGGTTTCACAACGACTTGTAGTACAGTATCTGAAATACATATTTATAGAGAAGAAGAGTGGTTTAAGGTTCTCATTCACGAAACATTTCATAACATGGGATTAGATTTTTCAGGAATGGATAATTCCCAAATAAACAAATGTATATTATCCATTTTCCCGATTAAGACCACAGAAAAATGTTTCTTTGAATCGTATTGTGAAATGTGGGCTGAAATAATGAACGTCATGTTTATCAGTTTTTTGTCAACTAAAACGAGAACCATTGATGAATTAATAAAAAAAACCAAAAAAATGCTTAAAAAAGAACAGGAATTTTCTTTGTTTCAATGTGTCAAGGTTCTCCGTAATTTTGGATTAGGGTATGAAGATTTATATTCTACGACACCTCAAGCTCAACATGCGAGGCTCTACAAATATAAAGAAAAAACACCGATATTTGCTTATTTTGTATTAAAATCAATGATGATGTTTTTCGTAGGTGATTATATTCACTGGTGTGCGATACATAATCAAGGTTCTCTACAATTTAGTCATTTTGATAAAAATTTGATTGATTATTGTGGTTTTATTCGAGAACATTATCAACGTATAGAATATTTACAAAGTATAAAATTGCTGGAGACCTGGTTTAATCGTCATTGTAAAAAAATCGACAATGTAAAGATGTTACAAACGCTACGCATGTCTGTTCACGAATTCTAAAAATGACATTTTTCATATTATATGAATACCTATTATATAACACGGAAACTTATACGCAAAAATGTTAAAAGTTATTCATGATCACGGGTTTTTTTCTAATAGCTCGGTAAGACTTCATCAAATTATTCAATATTTCAACAATAATAATTTTACATTGCCAGAAACAGTTGACTCTTCACAATCCTATTTAAAATATAAGGAATCTGGTAATGACGACGATATCACATTTGATTATTTTACGCATTATCACGAATCCAATATTCAAATAACATCTGATATAATTGTTGATTATGATGAAAATTATCAATATAATGATTACAAAACGTTGGATCATAAAAACATTTGTCCTTTTGTAAAAAAATATTTTACGCCATCAATTCCAATACAAGAAAAAATAGTAGAAATCGAGAACAAATACAAAATAATTGATTATAATAACATTTGCGTATTGTTTTATCGTGGAAATGATAAGATAATTGAGTCTCCCCTTTGTGACTATGAAGATATTATACAAAGAGCGAACGATATCCTTCGTGAAAATACTGGAATTCAATTCTTAATTCAAAGTGATGAAACCGAATTTATAGAAAAAATGCAACAAACCTTTCCATCAAATTCTTTTTGTTTTAATGACGAAATTCGACATATGAATAAACGAAAAGATTCCGTAGACAGCGTCTTTGCGGACAAAAATCATTATTTTTCCAAATATTATCTTGCTATCACTATTATCATGTCAAAATGTAAATATGTTATTTGCGGATCTACTGGAAACTGTTCTATTTGGATTTCACTTTATAGAGAAAATGCCAGTAATTTTTTACAATATATGAAAAGTGGCTGGTCAACATAAAAAAAGGTTTCCCTTTTTTTATATTTACTATATTATAAAACTAAACTATCTATCCTAAAAACTAAAACTAAGCCAGCTCCGATACCTGCATCGGCCCAAGACCATCCACTCCCAAAGCATCAGCAGCAGAAGAGTCCCTCGATGTGAGCATCTCGATGTGAGAATCCTTGTCTGCAATCAGCTCCTGCAAAAACTTGTTGTCAGCGATGAGTTGGCCATTGGCAATGGCAGCAGTTTTGCTTACTTCAAGTGCCGCCATGAGTCCACCGATGAGAGCATCCTTCTCGGCAATCTGCTCCTCCAAATACTTGTTGGCCGCGACCAGTTGGGCCGTGTTCAGGCTTGTATCTGCTTGAGGGAGCGGCTTGTGGTTTATCTTGAAGACCAAATATGCTGGCTCTACCTTGCCATTCTGGATGGTGACAAACTTCAAAGGGCCGCACGGATACTGTGGCAAAAATCCTCCGTGAACACGAATACTCTCGTGGTGATTGAGACCGATGCGAACATCTGTCGAGGGACCATTGTTGTTCCAGTGTTCAAAATGAACAAAGGCACCTTGGACAGCAGGCTGATCGGGACCAGAGCGTGAAATGAAGTCCACGCGGCTCACTCTGCCCAGCTGCAAGTGCTTCTCGCAGAAATTCTGGATGTCTGCGGGTTGAACAGACTGGTAGGTGCCATCGCTCATATCCAGAGCCAAGTTCTTCGGAAAGACCGGAATGTAGATGCTGTTCCAAGACGTGCCCACGCAGTCCAACTGCACCCCTTCACCAGGGACAACATTGCTTGTCAAAGGAGTGTCAAGGGCATTGCCGTAGGAGAACATGCCGTGTTGAACAGGCAAGGGACCTCCGGTCGAGACGGATTCATTGTTGGAAGGAATCGCACCACCCATCCCGTAGTCGACCGGGCGAATAGCAAGGTGCTCCATGACTCGGCCATTGGCCCACTTATAGGAGCCCTCGCGGACACAAATGGTCTTAGCCTTGTTCAGGTCAATAAGGGGCAGGTCGTGCTCATCGTAGGTGGAGTCCTCAATGGCCCCGATGAGGTCATTGTTTAGAGCCCAGGACTTGAAGTCGATGAATGCCGTAGAATATTGGACGCCTTGAGGCGTCTTGCGTCCCTGGATGCGAACGGAAAGCACTTGTCCAATCTCAAGCTCCTCCTCAACTAGCTGCTTCACCTTGTTTGCAGTCTCATAACCCAGGGGGAGGGTCACGATACGGATGCTGCCGCCATAGGCAGGCAAGTGAACGTAAGAAGAAGTTGACATCTTTGGGTAAAGTGGTATAGTGCTGGGGAGAATTTATACTGGTTTTAATTTGATAAAAAAGTTATTCAATTTTTTATCAAAAATACTGTTATTGAGAACACAAAATATCTGTGTTTTCGATAACCAAATCGGAATCTTTTTTTTGTGTTCTCAAAAATAATTATCAATAAGATTCAAAACATCTTCTGGTAATTTACACGATGAACCTACAATTTCAGATAAAGATTCTATTTTTGATATTAAATGAGTATGAATAATCCATCTTTCTGGTAATAGAATGGTATCATGAATAGAGGCATATTTTTTTAGATTTATGTACGTTGAGCTAGCATTTGTAACAAAGTGATCAAATGTTGCTCTAAAACTACTTCTATTATTATTTTTGTAATGAAATAAATATCGTTGTTCCTTTTTTAATTCTAATACTAGCATGATTATACAATAATATATACATTTACGAGTTGTGGCTTTAAGCAGTTGATAATTCCTTTCTCACTTCCATTAATAAATCATCCGTTTCTGGTTCTCTTCCTCTCTTAAAATGAGTCAATTTAGCATTTCTAGTTGCCAAGAGTACTTGTTTTAAATCTAGATTTTGCCCAAACTTAGCTAGCAAGGCAGTTTTACGTTCAACTTTACTTCGGCTATTTTCACCTTGCTCGAAAAAGTCCGCATCGGGCTTTATCTCAGGTTTTCGCAAAATCTTATCCTTTAATTTACCGCTTTCGCTGCCCGCTATATGAGCAAGAGCCAAATCAGTAGAGGTTTTGCTTTCACTATCTAATGCAAATTGTAAGTAAAAATCGGGAAATCCCTTCTTATATTGAGAACCCAGATAATAATGTTCTACCGTATTCCAGCGATGGCTATCCACTGTAAATGGAGCTGACCACGAATCATCGAGTTTTTTTCGCCAATCAAACAACGCCTTATTTTTTTTATTATTCAACGCAGTAAAGTTTAGTTTTTCCATGGGTAAAATAGTTTCCCCAGAACCAGTTCCGGCTTTTGGGTTAGGATCAGAGTGTGAATAAAACCGAAAAACAATATTTTTATCATAAATGTCTTTTTTTAAGAATTCATCTTCATCGACATGAGGTCTCCCCTCATCCGCGTCCAACCCCAATCGGGTTTTCAAATTACGAAAATCTTCAATTAAATAATAGGGACCTGCATTCCTCTCCATGCATTTATTAATAACGAGAACTCGAACATCATAAGGTAGCTCTCTGAATTTAAAAATTGTCTTTTCTTTGTATGTTATTAATTTGTAATGATTACCTGAATATGTAGTAATAATATAATAATCAGGTTTGAAAGAACCCTTGTTTTCCGCTTCTTCATCATTTAATTGTCCACATAACAACACTGAATTTTTATCACCATTGTCAAAGGCTTCCTCTGATAAAATTATAATTTTTATATTTAATAACCGTTCAAGCGTTGAAATGGCCCAACTATCTGCCCAATAATTCCTGGTTAACATAAACTCTTTAAATTTATCCAATGAATCAATGTCTTTCATATGTTCAAATTCATTCATTAATTCTTGAGTTAATTCTTTACTTTCTACCAATTTTTGATATTTTTCTTTGAAGTCTTTTGCCTCTTTTAAAATGGACTTGTTATCTTCTTTATTAGAAGAAGTTTCACTACGTTTCTTCAAAAGTGCAGTTTTTTTTTTAATTTCTTTCATTTCCTTCTCTTTATCCTGGATTTCTGCCAAATATTCTACATATAATAAACGCGAATTGGAATAAACTTCTTCCGTTGCCTCGGTAGATAATAATGCTCTCAATTTTGCCACAGTAGTTTCTTTTCCAGTCGGAAGAAAGCCGTCTCTTATTACGGCAAATAAACAGTCACCTCCGGCTTCATTATCTACGATTTTATAATTCATGTTCATAATAAAGTTTTGCATCCAGTTATTTTTCGGAGATTCGTTAAATTCGCCCTTTAATTTGTCACTTTCTTCTAGCGTTTCTTCTTGAAAAGTTGTGGTATCTGTTGGTTCTTTTATTAAAAAAAACCCATCTGATAACTCTTTGCCTGCCTCACTAGAAACCGCTGAAACCTTATCTTTTGGTAAATCTAAACGCGTTACATCATCTGTGTCATCAATAACTATCGGATTCTCTTCCGTGCCTTTACCAATTTCGTCTTTTATTTCGCTTTCCACTGTGCTAATGGAATTAGTTTTATTTTCAGCAATGACAGATTGTAAATAATCTTTTGACGCAAAAATAACAATTTTTCCTTTTGTTAAATCAATATCCCCATCTTCATCCACGGCTTCGAGTGCCTTTGAACTTTCTACTTCAAATACACCAATCTTTGAATCAACTTCATCTCCAAATACTAAATAAATAGGATAATATGCAACATTATACTTTGAATAAGTATGTCGTATCATCCCCAAAACAATGACCACTTCTAATTCATAAATCATATATGTATATCGTGCCGATGGGTGATTAAAATCGTCAGCATCTACTCCCTTATCTTCATCATAATTTATATTGTCGGCATCTATTTTTGATTTTACCATTATGTATTATGTATATTTTTTATTATTTCTATTTACTTTTAGAAATAATAATAATAATAACATTACACTAACGAATTTTTCTTAACAAAATCCAAAATATCCATATACTTAAATAATGCTCGGCTTGACATACTGATATGTTCCTTTATTTTAGACTGAGAGCATTTCTTTGTATTTTCAATAACTGACGACCACGAAGAAGAAGTAGACATTTCTTTCAATGACATAGTTACAAAAATAAAAATATTCTCAGTAATTTCCTCCACTTCATTTGTCTTTTCTGGTTCATCGATATATTTTAAAACCATTTCTTGAAGTTTAATAATTATCTCAATAACAATCTCATTGTTAAAGATAGTATTTTTTGCTAAATTCACGATAAATGCAGTCATCGCTTTCCGTTTATCATTTTCTTTGTTATTTTCACAGTACTTATCATAATCAACTTTCGGGTCCACGTAACGTATGGTATGAATATTTTCTATATATTCAGTGATGATTGTGCCAACAATTTCTTTAAAATGAGGAAATTCATCAGTTAATTCTTTATACAAAAGAGCATATAATTCTGAATAAAACTTGTTTGAACTGGCAATATCAAAAATTGATTTTGTAATTTTTGCTAATTCTTCCCGATTTGAATCCATCTGTTTTACGTATTGTATAATCATGTCACGTTGCTTATCATAATTTTTACTAGAAATTTTATTCAAACAAATTCGAATATCATTCATTAATTTTTCGACGCCTTCTTTTTGTGCAAGCTTTGTTGTTTTAAAAGCTGGTGCCTTTTCCCAAGTCTCGTTTTCTGCTTTGGGTTTTCGATTTACTGCACCCGGTCTTAATTTAAATAATTTAGGACGTTCCGTAGAAATCGTACTGGTAGGCTGTGAAGTTAAAATTATTCCTAATTCATTTGATAAATTTCTAACCGTAGTAACGGTTTGAATTGGCAAAACATAATCATATCCTGAAAATGCTATTTCTTGAAAATTATCTAACGTATACATCCTACCTATATTAACATGTAACTATTTATATGTTTTGACCTTATTATATATTTTAATAATTGGTATAGAAACAATAGAGCAATTTATTCATATATTTGTATGGATAAGGAACAAGAACAACAACAACAAGAACAACAACAACAAGAAAAAGAACAAGAACAAGAAGAACTTAAAACAGAAGAAATTGAAAAAGTAGAATCTTGGGATGATTTTCAATTTAAAACGGAATTGCTAAGAGGCATTTACTCTTATGGGTTTGAAAACCCAAGTGAAATTCAAAAAAAGGCAATCCTACCAATCATCAAAGGTAAAGACACTATAGCTCAGGCTCAATCGGGAAGTGGAAAAACAGGAACTTTTTCAATTAGTGCTTTGCAATTAATAGATACAAAAACTCCTATTTTACAGGCAATCATAATAGCACCAACACATGAATTAGTTAAGCAAATATGCGGCGTAATTACGGATTTAGGATACTGCATGGAAGGCCTTGTGGTAAAAACGCTTATTGGTGGAACTTCAGTGCAACAAGACGCACAAGATATTATAAAAAATCCCCCTCAAATAATAGTTGGAACAGCAGGAAGAATATATGACATGACTAGAAGAAAAAATATTAATCTATCATTAGTTAAATTGTTTGTATTAGATGAGGCAGACGAAATGTTATCACGCGGATTCAAAGAGCAAATATACAATATTTTTCAATATTTTAATGATGATATACAAGTTGCATTATTTAGTGCAACTATGCCTGAAGAAATAATTAAGCTTGCTCACAAATTTATGCGGGAACCAGTAAAAATTACAATGAAAAAGGAAGAATTAAATTTAGAATGTATTCAACAAAATTTCATTGCTGTTCAAAATGACTTTTTTAAATACGATATGTTGAAGCAGCTTTTTGCCAAGATTAGTGTAAACCAATGTATCATTTATTGTAATAATGTAAAACGTGTTATTGATTTATGTCAAGCAATGACAGACGAAGGGTTTTCGGTTTGTGCGATTCACAGTTCAATCAACAAGGAAGAACGTGATAATATTTTCAGATCGTTCAGAGGAGGGCAGTTTAGAGTTTTAATTTCTTCTAATATTACTGCAAGAGGAATCGATGTCCAGCAAGTATCCACTGTAATTAATTTCGATTTACCAAATTGTCCACATACTTACTTACACAGAATAGGACGGAGTGGAAGATGGGGGCGTAAAGGTTTGGCAATTAATTTTATAACTAAACGCGATATTTCTACTATAAAAATGATCGAAAATCATTACAAAATTACAATTAATGAATTACCTGTTGGCGATACGTAACTCCCTGTCTTTTTTACAAATTCGTTTATACTATTTACTTTTACTATGTAAATACTATAATGATAACTACTATTAGAGAAACTCTACACAAAGAGCTTGATAAAATAAACAAAACCGCCTTTATGGCACAATTGGATATTGAAATAAAACCTATTTCTAAAATAGAAAATACGACAGAAGAACAACAATCATGTCCCTTTATAAAACCAATTATATCCCAAGAAATTCATACTAATTTCCGTTTACCGATTACATATTTAGACAGTTCAACCGTATTCCCATTATCAAACATTGTATGTGAAGACTTGGAATTATCTGAAAATAAAAACTCATCTTCTTCAATGTATGAATATTTATTTAAACCTAACCATCAATTTGCCAAGGAAATGATTCATAAATGGAAAAAACAATATACTACTAACATTGATTTTATAAACGATACACAAAATTTGTTAAAAAATATGAATAAGTACAAAGAAACTACAAACTATGGAAATGATGTTCTGAATTATGATAAGTATATCTCACTTTGGAAAGATTTAAAAGAAGACGATTTTTTCTTAGAAAAGTATGGGTATATGGATTGGGATATGTTAAAATATTTGAATGAATCTACGAATTTTTTACAAATTGTATCGTTTTTGAACATTGCCTCTCCACTTACTAGTTTTTTAATTCCTATCTTTTTCCTTATTTTTCCCTTTATCTTATTAAAAATCCAACAAATCCCCATTACCGTAGAAACATATGTTGAAATATTGACCTCTCTAGCAAAAAACCATTTTATTGGAAAGGCGTTATCTAGTATCCAGTCTATAAGTTGGGATAAAATGGTTTATTTATTAATCACGTTTTCGCTGTACGTTCTACAAATCTATCAAAACGTGAACACATGTCACCGATTTTATTATAATGTCAAAAAAATAAACGATTCGCTGATTAATTTGCGTTACCAAATACAATATTCTATTCGTAGTATGGAGTCCTTTTTATCTATTGCTTCTAATTATTCATCCTATGAACCATTTTGCCAAGATGTGGTGAAACATTATAATTATTTGCTGACTATGGAATCTGAATTAGTTTATATTGATCCGTTTGCAAATTCACTATCTAAATTCACTGAATTTGGCGAATTATTAAAATGCTATTATAGTTTTTATTCTAAACCAGATTATGAAGAAGCAATTCGATATGCTGCGGGGTTTGAAGGTTTTATAGATAATATTGTGGGGGTAAGTGATAATTTAAATAATGGAATAGTATGTTTTGGTAACATAAGTGGCGATGCAGTATGTGATTTTAAAGAGCAATATTATCCACCACTACTCAATGATAACCCAGTAAAGAATAATTGTTCGTTCGAAAAAAATATTATTATATCCGCACCCAATAAAGCCGGAAAAACCACGATTTTGAAAACTACGGCCATGAATATTATTTTTACGCAGCAACTTGGGTGTGGATTTTATGAATCTGCTGAATTGACGCCGTATACACATATTCATTCATATTTGAATATACCTGATACTTCGGGTCGTGATAGTTTATTTCAAGCCGAATCTAGACGATGTAAAGATATTTTGGATATTATTAATGAGAATAATGGAACGCGATACCGTCATTTTTGCATATTTGATGAATTATACTCGGGAACGAATCCGGAGGAAGCATCAAAGGCAGGATATGCATTTTTGGAATATCTCTCCAAATACAAAAACGTAAACTTCATTTTGACAACACATTATTTATCTATCTGTAAAAAATACAGAAAATCCGAGTCGATTGAGAACTTCAAAATGCATGTGCAGGTTCTTGAAAACGGCGAGTTTTATTATACGTATAAGATGAAACCCGGAATTTCCAAAATTAAAGGTGCGTTACGAGTATTAAAAGACATGGGTTATCCTGAGGATATCATCAAAACAATAGAACAAGCATAAGAGAACATTTATAAATAATTATCAATAAGCAACAAAACGTCACATGGTAAAATAACACTTGAGTCAAGTATTGAATCTAGATTTTCTACTTTATCTAGCCAATCTAGTGGAAAACTAAGAGTAGTTTCTCTCGATGTTTCAGTTTCAACTTTGTTCAAAATAATAGTGGTAGTATCTTCTATTCTGACACCCAACTCATCACAAATCCTATGAGCATGGTGGTAAATCCTTGCTAAATTACCACGAACTTGCTTATTCTTTTCTCTGTATCGCAAATAAAACGTATACCTTTGACCAATTATCAATGAGTCCATTCTTAAAGGATTATAGATTGGGAAGGCGAAACATCAATTTTTTACCAAGACCAATAAACACTTTTATGTAAATTATTTAAATAATACACTTGAATATATGTATCCATGTTATCGACGCTTTTTTTCTCTGCAAAATTATTATTCGGAGTTTTTGCGGCATCTACCGCATCCGCATATTTCTTGTGTTTTTATAATGACATACCGTTTTTTAATCCATCATACAGTCGATATAGAACCATAAATCGAATTGAAAAACTTGTAAAAATTTCGGTGAAAATGTTAGGTAATTTTTCCATGATTTATGCCATTGTCTTGAATAGAAAAATAGATTTATGCCCTCATAGTGTTGACAAGACAATATACAACGTTGCTGCGTATTCTATGATTGCTGAGTTTGTTTATTATCTGTATCACAGAATGATGCATATGCAACAAGAGGTTTATCCTTGTGATACGTTTTATGTCACAGAGATAGATGGATTATTGTTATTAGGCACATTAAGTTCACCTATTTTGTTTTTAGATTTGACTCACTACGAATTTGCCTTTTGCTTATATTTTTATTTAACAGCTACTTATATTTCACATTCATCCACTAACCACTCTATGCACCATAAATTACTCTTTTACAATTTTTGTTTATTGAATCCTATATATGATATTTTGTCTAGAACATATCGTCAGTAAAATATATAAACGGAATTTTATACAATATAAATATAGATATTGTATAAATATGAATATTATTCAAACATGGAAAACCAAGGACGTACCTGCCTATTATCAAGGTCTGGTAAACAAAATAAAAACAATGAATCCGGATTGTAATTATATGTTTTTTGATGATGACCGTATTATTGAATTTATCAAGACCTGCATGCCAGAATATTTTGAAACGTTTACAAATTTACCCGGGAAAATCCAACAAATAGATTTTTTTAGGTATTTGGCTGTCTATTATTATGGCGGCGTTTATGTAGACTTAGATTTTGAAGCGGTTTGGTCATTCAAAGAATTTATTGACGTTAAAACGAGTTGCATTTTTCCAGTCGAATTAAAAAATCCCGAGGATGAGATATTAAAAAAACAAAACTCTTGTTTAATAGGAAATTATGCGTTTTATTCACCAAAGGGTCATCCGTTTTTAAAAACAATCATTGATAATATAGTAAAACAACGAATCTCAAATCAAACAATTGAATGTGCACAGCAGACATGTACTGATGATAAACGTGATGTATATGTTTATTATAGAACTGGACCTATTTTAGTTACTCAAAGTTACATTGATTACTCACAAACAAACAATGACGTTAATAATGTTGTTCTTGTCGAGCCGACTCCTTACCAAGATAATTGTTTTGGTCGGTACGGGTATCATTTGTGTTATGGTTCGTGGCGGCACGTGATTTCAGACCAAACGCCTATGTAACATTGTAACATTGTAACCATGTATTTTTATCGTAACCCAATAAATTCTTCAATTTTGAATTTAGCGTCATTTAAAGAAACACAAAACACACCTAAAACAATTAATAAAACACCTAATACTCCAATTGTAGTAACGTTTTCATTGAAAAATAAACATACAATAAGTAACGTGAAAAGAGGGGCAGTTGCTTCAAATGCCACCACAACATATGCATCATGGGATTTGAGAACATGTAATATCAGTAAATTTGTCAAGAAAATAGTGAAAAAGACATACGTAATAATTTTAAAAAAATCTTCGTTTGATAAGAAAGATATGTCTTTTATTATGGACGTTTGGTTAAATAAAGAATATGCGGCAACGATAAATGCATAGGAAAATGAAAAAAGTAACATCAATGATGCCTTGTCGAATTTTTTAAGAAAATGTTTTTGAAAAATAGGTGCCAATCCCCATAAGAATGCTACTGATAAAGAAATTAAAATATATTCTAGTTTCATTTATATTGTACTTAGAATTTGTGCTCTTCTAAATACAATTGGCATTGTGCTATTTTTTTGTGTTTTTTATCGAAAACCCTAATCCGAGTATAAAGACAACGGCAAAGAATTCGTCTCGTCTGTTGCTACCACCTCCACCGCCACCGCCACCGCCACCGTGTGCAAATGAATTATATGCACGCACGAATGGTGTATGTAACTTTTTCAAGATGAGAAATGTTTTCATTTTTTACAATACCCAATAATACGTATTATGAAAGAACAATTCAATTTTTCTAACCATAATAAATAATCTTTTTATTGCGATTGTAAAATACTTCTTTAAAATATCCAAAGATGTTGCTATTTCCATCCCAAAAATAACTATATCGCATCGTAATAACCATGAATTTTCCGTTCACTTTAAACCAGACACTCCCACGGAGAGGATGCTCTCTATAATCATTTGGAACTTGTTTAATGAGTGGGCGTTTTTTCAGCATTGCATAACGGTTATCTGTCTTGGGAATTTTCTTGACATAATAAATCTTGTTATTATGCCAATATGCCTCACCAGTATATAATTTGATAACATCGATCAGCTCTGGAGCAAGTTTGGATTGGAGTTGAGCGGCCATGTTTTATTGCTGGGGGTTTACGTTTACGTAACTTGTACAAAACGAAAAGGAATTCAATTTTCTCATTTTTTAGTAATCTAACAAAAAATAATCGATCAGTTAAATTTTTTATAAATAACAGCAAACGCATTTTTTACATCTTCTGGGTTCCATTTTTTAGATTCGGAATCAAACATTTCAATTCTATCAATTGTCGTTTTTATTGCATCAACCTCTTCTTTATTTATATATTGCGATTCAATAAAATTGCTACTTTGCCAATGAATCAACAATTCCTTTGTTTTTATTCCTGTTTCAGAATTAGGTTGCCAATGTAAATCTTCTATTATATAACAACCGCCTGGTTCAACATTATCCCACAACGTCTTAAAACTGATTTGTTGATGCATCGATGCGTGAAACCCGTCATCTATAAGTATTGTATATTTGTTTTCACATAATTGTAATAGGTCCGAAATCTTAGATTGGTCACCGCAATAAATCTTTATGTTTTTATATTTACCATTGTGCTGTAAAAACTTTGGATCAATATCGAATCCATAAATATTGATATTTCCACAGAAATATTCATCCCAAATTTTTAAAGAAGGCAATTCATTTTTGCGTTCCAGGTTTAATCCGATTTCTAATAAATTAATGTTGTCTTTCTGTAAAACATTACTGTAATAATGTATTACTTTTTCATAATGTTTTGCATAATTATGTGCACATGCATATTTAGTTCCCTTATCAGAAGAAAAATGATTGGCTAATTCAGCCAATGTCTTAGTGTCTCTATCGCAAATAACTGGAGGAACTGAATAAAACTCATTTATTAATTCGTTCCATTCAGACTCAGTAACAATGTTTATATTATTTAATAGCAATTCGTTGTCATACTTTAAAATAAAATTTGAACACGTGTCTCGTTTTATAATTGCATAGTTCTTTGAAATTTCGAGAGGCATTCTAATTACATTTTGTCCTTCTTCCATTCTCAATAATGTTCCTACAATATCCTTATTTACACCTTCTGTTTTGGCACCATTCGGATTAATTGAAACGTTGTTTGTCAAACCATCATACTTTTTCTGAAAATTAGGACTAGTATGTAAATTAAATATGTGTATTCTTGGCAAAAAACCAAACACTTCCATATATAATTTTCTTCCGCTAGAAAATGAACCGCACATATCAAATAATATGCAAGTATCGTGATTATAATTTTCTTTTAAATAATTCATATAAATATCATTGTAATTTTTGTGAACAGCTCTGCTTGCATGCAACTCTTTGCAAATAATATGCGGATACAAATGTTCAACAATTGGTTTTAATAAACATCCATCTCTAGTCAAAAACAATATTGTATTTCTATTTTCATTTAATAATATTTCATTAAGCGTCTTTGCAATATATAGCAAAATTGGTATATTATATTTTGCTTGTTCTTCATACAAACGATATTCGATTGTAGTTTCATCATAAGGATTTTGCAACCTATAATTTCTAAATATATTGGATAATTCAATATTGTTAGATTTCACTAGACTTGACTCAAAATTAGTATATTTGTGAATTTTTGTATGATAGGAATTTATTCCATATTTTTGTGCTTGCGAAATGTCCGAATGTTCGTTATCGCCCGTATGTGTAATTATTTCGTATTCGGTCAATAGTCGTTCGAATATTTTCCCTGAACTTTTTCCATTTGGAGATACGTATAATTTATTATCAATATTGATTCCGTGTTTGTTTAAAAGTGTCTTTATATTTTCTTCTGACAAATACATGTCAGATATGTAAATATCTCCATCACGAATCTTATTTATATTTGAAAGAATTGGTATAGAATAGTCCAATTCTTTGCTAAGTTCATATTGTTTTAACTTTATTAATTCTTCGTCTGTTATATTTGTTATTTTTTTGAATTGAGCATATATATTGTCGAATGTTCCATTTGATTTTATTTCTGATTGTATTCTGATAGATTTAAAATTAGGGAATGGATATGTTTTTTCTATAGCATCAAAAACATTGTCCGGTTTCATACATTTTCTAGCAATGAGTGTATCAAATATGTCATATGAATTTACTTTTGATTTCATAGAATATAGTATAATAATATATTTAATTTTCTCATTTTTTAGTGAAAATCATGATTTGTTCTCCTGTCTCGCGATGTTTCGTGACGTGAACGTTTTTATTAAACATGGGTTGCTGACTATGAAAAGCAAATAATTTTTTCGTAATTGCATTCATATCACCCAGCAAATCATACTCCTCTTTGTTATTTTCCGAACCATATCCTGATAAAATATAACACAATTTCCCGCGTTTTTGGAGAACATGATGACAAAGCCGAATTGTATTTTCCCAATACCCCGCTAACCATTCTTCGTATGTTTTATAACGTTCTGTACTTTGATTTCCTCCTTCATAAAGTTCTAATCGATAGTAAGGAGGACTAAAGAAAATGACATCGAAATGTTCTCGATATTTATGCATAAATGGTTTACTCGTTAACAAATCCTCGGATGGTTTACAGTAAATATCTACTTTTTTACCAGGAGCAATGTGATGAGCAAGTCGTTTTGTTTTCTGACAAACACTCGGTATGACATCTGTTCCTACATATTCGAGAACTCCTGGACATTCTAAAAAACCATAACTATACGAACTCCATCCTAATGTTGGAGTAAAAATCCTAGTACCATGTAAAACAGATTCATTTAAAGAGTAAAGCAGGTAGGGATTTAATATAGACGCACGAAAATAATACGACGAAAAAACGCTGCCTAGGCGACCCTCTTTCATATAATGCCGTGCACTCGGAGTCAATATTTTATAATCAATAATATGCCGTTTATAAAGGTCTTTCAACATTTCAATAAATGTTGGATTGTTCTCAATTCCCGATTTTGTATTCTGTAAAATGTCCTGCCAATGAATATTTCGAATCAGATTCTTATAAAGAGTTTCCGTGTTATTATCTAGATGTTTATTTTTCATAGGGGATTCGCATGATAATTTGTCGGAACGAATTGAAAGAGATAAATTATAGAATCGTGTCAAATATTCGTTGCGATTTTGGATGTTCTCAAATAATAAGCGAATATCGGCTATACTTATGTTTTTATCTTTCATATACTCTTTTAATGGGCGTAATTGAGAACCTAAACGAACCTTGGCTTTATTTAAAAAATCATGAAATTGAATTTTTGGTGCCGAGAACAATTTCAAAAATTGGGGTAATTCTATTATTTCCATCGAGATTTTATAATATCTGGATAAAAAATTGAAACCAATCGTTTTTATTTCCTGGTTTTTAAAAAGCTTTCAAAAATGTCAATATTTCAACAAACTGAAATGCAGGTATACAAAGGTATTTGGTATTCTCCAGACAAACCCCTCATTATTGCGGCAATTCAACAAACCAATGACCCAGAAATTTTTAGAAATATCTTGGAAAATAAAAATTTGCCAACACAAGATATAATTTCAGAAAGCAATTTGACTCCGCTCGCGTTTGCGATACAAAATAACAAATCTTTCGAAATCATTCGACTAATTGGCGAATCATTGCCCAGGTCAATCAGACAGTGTTCCATTCCAAATTTAAATTTACCAATTCATTGGGCACTTTGTCAAAAACCGATAAATAAAGATACTATTAAATATCTGATAGACTGTTTTCCAGATTCGTTGAATCGTACCAACAGCAAAGGCAACACGCCATATCAAGTAGCTAAGATAATACAAACACACGGAAATCGGGACATTACGGAAGATATTCTCCAACTATTGGAACCTGTGGCTAATTCAGAGTCATTGTAAAAAAATTGATATGGGTTATTTAAATCAAACAAAATCCAAAACGATGAAGAAGGAACCTGACTGCTTAGTTTTATTTGGACAAATATTATGGGAAACGTTATTAATACCATTTTATGAAATAGAGGCAATTTATTTAAGAGCAAGAAAAAAAACTCAATCTTGATAATCTAACCAAAATCTAGCGGATAACCAATTCGGATTCTTTTTTTTCCAGTCAAGGATGGTTTCGTACAAGGGTCTATAATTTTCTTCTAGAAACGATTCAGAAATTTGCGACCAATCATCAACTAGTAAAACCGGTAATTTTTCATAATATTCATACATTTCGTTTTTTTTCAAAATGGGAATCGCATCAAAATATAAGGATTCATATATTCTGTGACAATCAATTCCGGTACCATCAGGAGAAAGTACATATTTTGAGCTAGACATTTGTTTGTAAAATGTTTCTAAATTTAAACCAGAATTAGAATAAACCCACGATTTATTGGAAAACGCATTATAACAGTGTGTGCGTTTTTCAATATTAGTATTAATATCAAAATTCATATACACGAAAATGGTTTTTGATAAACGCGGAATTGTTTTTATTATTTCATAAGAGTGTATAGGCCAATCACGGAATCCAATAGGTATAGGTTTTACTATATCTTTATAATCACAAATACAATTGATAGCAAATATTCTATTCACGTATGGTAATAATGACATAGCATATTCATTTGTAAAAGATAAATCAGAATTATGAGTAATTAATAAGAACTTATTATTTGGACGTGATTTTTGCAATGCATACAAAAAGTGTGGTAAAAAATCAAGATTTAAAAAAACTAGGTCATTTTCTTCTATTGTTTGTAGATGTAAATTTTGCGGATATCTATCACAAATTGACCATTTGCAAAGTTTATGAAAGGCAAATCCAGAAACAAAAACCTCTTCGTCCATAATTGTTTTATTAATATAAACCAATGCATATTTAAATAGTTTCACAAATGTTTCAATTTTTAAATAATTTTACGTTCAAATGTTAACAAAACACGAAAAAAGAAATGGCTGTGATTTTTTTTTTTGGACATTTTTAAAATGTCCATTTTCCAAAAAAACGAGTCTGAGTTTTGTAAAAAACCCATTTTACTCGGACATGCAGCAAATTTCAAATTTTTTAAAAAATCGCGACTGCATATTTTTTTGTAATTTTCAGCGTCAAAGTATTTAGGGAGTTTTTCTGTCAGTATTGTATACTGACATTCATGACTGACGCGGTCTTACCATCTATTACACCTAAATTTTTGTGTAATACTTGCAACTTTACTTGCAGCAAACAAAGTGATTGGTCTAGGCATGTTTCGACACGCAAACACAAACAAAAGGTCGAATACTTACAAAAGGAGCCCGGACTAGGCAACGTACACAAATGTTTATGTGGCAAAACATACAAACATCGGCAAAGTTTATTTACTCATAAACAGAGCTGCGAAAAACAATTCGAAAATATGGCTACAAATATTGATACAAGTCAAATCGTAAAAAATGTTACCGAAATAAGCTCTGGACCAACTATTACAAATGAAATGATCATTAATTTATTAGAGCAAAATAAGGAACTGCAAAAACAGTTAGTCGAGTTATCAAAGCAGACAACTGTTATTAACAACAATAATACTACTACCACGAACAATACGATGAATAATCAATTTAATTTAAATGTGTTTTTAAACGAAGAATGTAAAGATGCATTAAATATCGCAGATTTTGTCGAATCACTCAAGCTTACTGTATCAGATTTGGAGCAAACGGGTAGGCTAGGTTTCACCCAAGGAATAACCAGAATTTTTGTTCAAGCATTAAAACAGCTCGACGTAAATATGCGGCCATTGCATTGTACAGATATTAAACGCGAAACTGTTTATATTAAAGACCAGGATAACTGGGAAAAAGAGGATGCTGAAAAGACACGTTTACGTAATGTATTAAAACGGATCGCCAGAAAGAATTTGAAAATGTTACCTGAATGGCAAGAAAAAAATCCGGAATTCCGTTATTTAGATACCCGTGAAAATAATGAATTTATCCAGATTTCGCTCTCGTCTCTAGGACCCGAATCCAAAGAAGAGCAGGAGAAACAGGAAGATAAAATAATCAGAAATGTTCTTAAAGAAGTAGCACTCGAAAAAAATAAGAAGATTGGTTTATAATATATAACTTTTTCATTACATATTATATTTTTTTAATTCTGATACTTTTTGTTGTTTTTATTATTTAGTTTTTTAAGCAGACTCCGTGGGAACACTCTTGGGTCCTGGTGCGGGGCGACGAGCCACCTGAGGCTTCTTACGGCGAACCGTAGTAAACTCTCCGGCATCCTCCTTGGGGCGACTACTGCCACCATTGTTATTGGGGTACTTGCGGTAAGTGCGAGGCTTATCCTGTCCATCACCCTCGCCACCCTCACTCGAAGAAGGAGCTGCACGGCTTACGCGGCGGGTCTCGCACATGAGAGAGCCACCCTTAATTCCAGAAACATCGCTAGCCTGAAACTCATGAACCTCACCAGTTGACTTGGTAAGAGTAAACTCAACATACTCGCCCTGAACGAGGTACTTGTACTGAGAGTTCGTGACACGAATAGTGGAATAGTGAATGAAAATATCCTTACCCGCCTGCTCGCCATCACTTACGGTGATGAACCCATAGCCCGCCTTATTGTTAAACCACTTTACCTGGCCGAGAAGTCTAGAGGACTGAGTATCCGCAATCGTTTCCTGTGTTGAACTCATTGTATAACGCAGTATAACATATATCGTGTGACGTTTTTATATTGTTTCTTAAAAATAATGTATTCGCTCTACATATAAGATTTATTTTATTGGAATACGTTACGCAAACCTTCATAATTGGGTGAATCTTTATATTTTAATCCATAGCAATATTGAAAATATCTATGTATATTAAAATTTATTTTTAAACAAATTGTCTCCAAATACGCCCACGATTTAAACTCTTTACGCTGTTTATTTTTTGGATGCTCGATTGATAATTCCGTAAAGATTTCATTATCCAAACTATTAGTTTGGAGAACATCCCACGGAAGTTCTCTACAAAACAAATACATATACACATAACCTAAAGAAATTAGGTCGTCACGGACGCCAGGCAACCGTCCATCATGTACGTAAAAACTAATATATTTTGGAGTTCCAATAATCGAATCTTGAGAACATTCGGGAACATGTTCTCCATTTTCTCTCAAATAGATGGTTGATAAACCAAAATCAATTAAATAGAGTTCACTATTTTTTATCATAAAATTTTGAGGTTTTATGTCTCTATGCAGAACCAACAATTTATGTATAGAATCTAGTATTTCTATGGCAGCAATCATAATTTTATTAATTTGTTCTATCGTTGGTTCTCCCTTTTTTATAAAATCAAACAGACTTATATCATAAAGAGACATCACTAAACACGTAGATTGCTCAAAAATACCAAACCAGTAAACAATTGGTATTGTTCTACACCCATGGTCATATAGGTATTTTAAGATAGTTGTTTCATGTTTTAACAATTTATGTGAGGTTCTCAAATCTTCCATTTTTATAGCAACATTTTCATTATTTTTTTGGGTTTTTTTATGAATTCCTAAAAAAACTGTGCCAAACTTACCACTTCCCAATTTTCCAAGAATTTTGTATTTTTCCATTTTATATATATTTCTAAAGTATAGAAGGAGTTAATGTATAGCATAGATAAATTTTTAGATTTGTTAGTTCCCTATTATATTTATTCTATCGTACTAGTTCATGTTTTATATGTTTTTCTATTTATAGGGATTCTAAAGTTTGCCGCTAATTATTTGCCCATTTTGAATATATGCATCCAGGTTTTTGTTTGTATCTTTTTAATATTGCGGTTTCATCCTTTTCGAAATCATCATTTCAAAGAGGGTGACGCACACGTTATATTTGGAAGTGCTACCTTTTTATTATTAAATTTAGGCTTTGTTGAAATGGCAAGTCGGTTCCGGTTCTTACCGCCTAAACTGGAAAAAATAGTAAATCAATAATAATATAGAAGTTCAAACTATATTATTATAATAAATGAATGAAGAAACAATACACCAAATTTTTGAGAACGCATTGAAAGACCCAGAATTGTTCTCAACTATGGACATTGAAACGTTATTAGATTCTATAGAAAACGAAAAGAACGAATATTTAGATGAAAAAACAATGGGCGACATCACACAAGATATTTATGAAACGATAAGCGAAGTTTATTCTATTGAGCGGAGAGAAGAAATTTGTAACAAATTGGTTGGGTATCGTTATGTAGATTTATTACATGAATTACATAAGGGAAAACACGTAAGATGGATTAGACATAATGAAAAGAACGACAAAATGAATATTCAAAATGATACTGGGCCTAAGCTGACTAACGGTGGAATAGTTGCTGACATAAAGTTTTTGGATAATGGGACACATGTTTTGTGCAAAAATGCGATGGGTCGATTTATTCAATATAAATTCGATGATTGTTATACCTTTCAAAAATTATCTGTCGACGAACAACTGATTTTAATGGCATATGAACATATTTCTACAAAAAACACATAGACCGATTTTTAATTATACTGCTTCCGAGTCCTCCGTCCCAAAGAAATCCTTATTTTTTTCGTACGATTCCTTCGATTGGTCAAATAAAAAAATTCTTTAATGTGATACATTATTTTATGAGCAACAAAAACGTCTATTTTATTATTAACACGTCTTTCTATTTTAAATGCGTCCATTTGTTTAAACATTTCGTCTTTAAATTTATAAAAAGATATACCGATTTGAGAACAAACAAACCGTTCAACGATATCTGTAGTTTTTAAATTATGATAATAAGAGATAGGCTGAATATAATAAATACGGTCTGTTTTCATCATATCAAATTCGCTATTATCGATGAAACAAATTTCGGTTGTTTTTGGCAAAAGAGTACATTTTATAAAATCAATATGAGTTTTTTCATGACTACTTCTAGATAGTTCAACTTGTTTATTATTCACTTTGAAAGCATGGATTATTTTATCAAATAATGGTTCTTGTGTTTTTAGTTTATAATCAAAATAAGTTGCTATCAATTGTGACCAACATTTATCACACTGATTATTAGTATAAATATATATTTTATTGCAGCAACCAGTTTGTTTTTTTTGGTATAAATACTCCATTATAGGTAAGATACCATATCGTAAAAACTCTGGATATAAATCTAATAGTTCGTTAAAATTCACACCAATTTCTAGGTTTTTAAATATGTTCCACAATATATCTAAATCAGAAAACGCACCCAGTGTTTCATCTAGGTCGAATGCTATAACCTTTGATACAGTTTTAAATTTAGGCCTTGAGTAATATTTTCCTTTATACACTTGTACGTGGTTTTTGTACATTTGTAATCACCAATATATAAAATAAGGTCACTTTATATATTACAGAGATTATTAGTTTGTAGAGCCAAATCCACCATCGCCGCGTTCACTCGTGCTTAACTCATCTTCTTTTACCATAACAACATAAATTGGACAAAGAGACGGATGGCAAACCTGAACTAGACGTGTTCCAGCGTCTACCGTATAGGCATTAAATTGCAATGAGCGAAAGGCTGCAATGAGCGAACCGCGATATCCAGAATCAATAATTCCAGTATGATTAGCTAACATGAGAGGCATTTTTGAAATACTTGACCGAGGATAAATTGTAAATGCACACGTAGAAATTTTATTTGTAGTAATATCACAATAACACATTTCTGCCTTTACTTTCATGTCGACAAATTTACTCGTGGATGGATTTTCAAATACGACTTGCCCAGGAACAATTAAATCAAATCCCGAGTCCATGAATTTATTTTTTACAAACTTTTCGTTATGTTCTTCAATGCGATTCTCATATTGAATCTTCAATGTGGGGTCTTCAATCGCAAGCTTTAAAATAGCAAAATTCGACAAACTTGATGGACAGGGAGAGTTCGCATTTTTAATATTGTTATAAATTTCGGAAATAGTTCTTAGCGGATGCATCTATAGTATTCATAAAAAAATGTATTTATATATTTTAATAAATATAATATTGAATCATACATATTGCTCGCGGCAAATAGGACACACAGTACATCTGCCCGAACAATCTGTGCAAATAAAATGCCAGCAGCCAGGAACCTTCAGCTTAGCAGAATCAATAACTTCGTAGCAAACCGGACAATCTTCTGGCTTTTCAGAATCCTTGTAAAATCCTCGCATTTTGATTTGCATTTTCTCAACTAGCTTAGAATACTTTTCTTTTGCAAGTTTACGCTCACGTTTAATGAGGCGTCTGTTGTTGTCAGATTCTAACTGTTTTTCTTCTAGTTCATTTTTCAATATGTTAATGCGAGTTTCCAATACTACGATTTTTTTTTTGCTCTCTTCGAGCGGTGTAAGTGGCATTCTAAAAGGAATATGTGACTTATGATAACAAACTTCTACTTTTGCGTAAAAATCTCCATTGACTTGATCATTATCTGTGAATCCCATATCTACCATATCCACAAAAGACATGATTATGCCATTTTTTGTGAGGCTGTGGCAAGCAAAACTGTCGTGAACGTGTTCTCGCATTTCTTCTATGGTTGGAATGTCCTGTCTTCGCACGACTCTGCAGTTTTCTATAGCGGGATCATTGGATAATATATCGTAGACAACAGACTCTCTCGGAATTCTCAACATATATTCGTGATCACAACATCTTTGATTGGTAGTGAAAGAGGTAAGTGTATACTCTATCATGTTTTCGTTTCGAGATAAGACATAGACATATTCCATGAATTTTTCAAAAGCCCGGACAAATCCTTCGTGACGCGTGGGTGCCATGGTACAGTTTGTTGAGGCAGGTTTGTGGTGATTTTCTAAAAAACAAATCATAAAAAAGGATTTCAATTTTTTACCTTTGTTTTGCTCGACAAGAATGTAGCGAAAAATAACCACAAAATATAGGGAGTTAAGCAATATGCTGCAACCATATTTATTTTAGAGTATAAATAACATAAATATACTGCCGAGCAAGCTAATATAAATAAAGTAATGGAAGAATAAAATGGGTTTGGATAATAAACAAAAATAGGCCACCAAATAAGAAGAAAAAATAAATGGACAAAAAAGAATGTCAACGCATTTTTAGATTTGTTTTGACCTATTAAATACGCGGAATAACCTAACAATAAATAAAGAATTGGCCAAACTAGGCCAAAGACCCATGCTGGTGGGTCATACGCAGAATTCACTTTAGGAATTTTTTTCTTGTCTATGAAGGCAGCCGAACCCAATCCGAGAATAATTGGTGAAAATAATAAAAAATAATCATTTGTATTCATTTTTATTATTTTATATATTGTGCCCCCATTTTAATTATTCAAGGGTGCAAATTTTTAAATTCCTTCCATGAAATTTTCTTACCTTCTACAGGTTCCGCTTTTTCCTGACCATCTACTTCGCCTTCACGCTGTTTATCTAAATTATCCCCATGTTTAATCGCACTATCAATATAAAGTTCTTTTAATATTTTCCCTACCATTACTGAACCTTCGTGCTGGTCAACTTTTCCATCTTCTATTAATTTTAAAACAGTCAATAATTTAGTCATAATGGTCAAATCAAGTTCATTTTTTAAAAGCCGATTAAAAATATCTAAATACATGGTGCTCAAAAACGACGCATTCTTTTCACATAAAGTTCGGAACGCATCCTTATCGTTTTCGAACAACTTACGTTCTTTCATCTTGAGATTTTCAACAGTTCGGATATCATTTCGAATTAAAACACTATGTTTTACATTTCGAATATGTTGCGTATTATCTGTACAATCACTGCTTTCACTAATTAATTTTTTCAAATCTAGGCGTTCTTTACTATTTAGTGAGGACATTATATCATAATTCAACAAATGCTTTTAAATGAGTATTGGCCACAAATATATAGTTTAGTAAAAACCAGAGCCGCATTTTTATCTTATAAATATGTATATATGTTTATGAATATGAATCCTCAATATGTTATTATTGCAAGTGTAATATTTTTAGTCATTTTATTTACAACTGTGAGTGCCGCAAAAACATTTGTTCCTTATAATGAGGACAGTATATTTACGCATAATTATCCTTATGAAGGATTTGAACAAATGCACCACCGTTTACACTACGTAACTAAGTCTGAGGGTAAATCTATTGATGATATGACACCTTTTTTAATTAATAGTGATACGAGTTCAGGCGAATGCAGAAAAGTATATGGGTTTGACGGATTATTCTGCACACCCTCCTCTGTTGATGCCAAGTTAGATCAATTTGCTGATGTTCCAGGTGGATTAAACTGCAACAACAAAAGTTCTGGATTATCGAATTCTAAGGGACCGTTGTGCTTAGACGATGCCCATTTACAATTATTGAGAACCCGTGGTGGAAACCAGAGCGGAATGGAATACCAAGTTGGCAGTAAATAATTTCTACATAAATTTATATAAAATCGAATTTTACATAAATGAAAACAGCAAAAACCTTGAAAAAAGCAAATAACAAAACGGGTAAACGAAGATGGTCTCTCAAATACAAACGCAGCATTGATTGTAAAAACCCCAAAGGATTTTCACAAAAGCAACATTGTAAATATGGTAGAAAAACTATGAGAAAAAGATAAAAATTCCAATAACCTACCGTTTTATACTAGTTCATTGTTTTTAAACATAGTTCGCAATAACGAATTGTCCGCGATTCCTCATATCCAACATCAATGTTGTCGTCAACAATATGATGTTTACAGTTTTTTTCAATATACGAATTTACGAGATCAACTATTTTCTTATAATCAGGTGATTGTGACACTAAAGGCAGTGAATCTAAATATGTTTTTGCCCGACATAACATTTCAATGTCCATTTGAAGTGCTTTTTCATTTATAATCTCATCGGCACTTTCATCAGGAATTTCGTTCGTAATCACATCAGAAATTACACCAGGAATTACATCAGGAATTACGTCAGCATCAGAAATTCCAGTTTCATTAACTGTTTCACTTGTACGATTGTTATGACAACTGTTTACTGGGCCCATAAAAAAATAGTATTATACATATTACTATTTTTTTTTATTTAAACCGTTTTTTATTATCTTATTATACATACATTGCCAACATGCTCTGATTCTGTTTCTCCTCATTCTTGATCAGAATATCTACTTCCCTCTTAGTAACCGTAAATGGAAAGCTTACCTTCATCTCAACATCCTTTCCTAACAACTTTGCATCAGGTTTCAACAAGCGGAACAGATTCAACTTTGTATGAATAATCTCCAAACAACGCTTTAAATTACGAACGCCAGACTCTTCACTAGTCAATGCCGCATTTGAAACAATATATTGAATCGTCTCGTCAGGAATAATAATATCTCCATCCAAAAAGTTGACTTGTTCGCGAATCTTAGGCAGGAGATAGTCGCGTGCAATCACGGTCTTCTCCTTTGCGTCATAACCCTTGGTCTGGATACGGTACATTCTGTCCCTTAGGATAGGATTGACCTTAGACTCGTCATTATAACTGAAAATGAAGAGACACTTACTCAAATCAAAATTAACCTCCGAAAAGTACTTATCGTGAAACTGGCTATTCTGAGATGTATCGGTCAAATGCGTAAGAATGCCGACAATCTCCTCGCCACGGGGAGTATCACTAATCTTATCCAACTCATCAAAATAAATCACAGGATTCATACACTTGCTGTCAATCAAAATCTGTACAATTTTGCCCCACGTACTGCCCTCATACGTATACGAATGACCCTCCAAGAAACTAGCATCTCCAGTACCACCAAGGGCAATGAAGGTAAATTCCCTGCCCATGATTTTACTAATTCCTTCCTTGACCAAACTTGTCTTACCAGTACCGGGCGGCCCTTTTATAGCGATTGCCGAACCCATGGCTGCAGGATTCGATATCCATTGGCCAATCATCTGCATAATCTGCATTTTAGCATCTTCAAGACCATAAACGCAGCCATCAAGTTGTTCCTTCGCATTCTCCATAAATTCTTGACAGCGGTCAATTCCATCGCCCATGTTTACGGTGAGTTCCTGATACTTACCAAAGGGGATTTTCATGAAGGTATCGACCCAGTTCTTGATTTTGTAGTATTCATTATCACCAGGGTCCATGGAACGAAGAACATTCAGCTTTTGAAGAGCCACTGCCTTGAATTTGGCGGGCATATGAGAATCTAGAAGGGCCAAGCGGTAGGGCTTCTCAATATTGATGAAACTGTTGATTTCCTTCAAGTCCTTCATAATACGGAGTTGCTCCTTATTCGAAAGCTTCTTCTTGAAGTAGTCAATCTCATTAGTACGCTTTCTGTCACCATGAATAAGAGAATGATAGGTCTTGGCGTTCTTCGTGCGAGCTTCCTTGACAAGGTTCTTGATTGAATCAGAGCATTCCTTCACCGCATTCTTCAGAATTTTACTAGTAGGCTTCTTCTTGAGTTGATTCGCGAGTGTCTTCTTAGTCTCAACAAGGTCCAAATACTCTTGCTCAACATCTGTAATGTCGGCATCGGCCTCGGACTTAGCTTTCGAATCGCGTTTGCTCTTCTTCTTCTTATCTTTGGACTTAGAATTGGCTGTGACAAATTCGTTTTCAAGAGGCTTTACGTAGGTTTCCTTCATAAATGCCTCTTCATCCTCACTGTCACACTCCTCCTCTTCATCTTCCTCGAGATAATCATCCTCTTCAGCTTCCTCCTCATCCATAGCAAATACGATACTATAAAATCCCTTTTTTTCCTCATCCAATTCCTCCTGAGTCATCTCATAATCCTCATCCTCATCCTCGTCCTCCTCCTCCTCATCCTCATCCTCATCATCGTTGTCTAAGTCTGAATCCTCGTCCTCATCTGACTCCAAGTCTTCATCATCCTCATCCACTTCAACAACACGACGTTGCTTCTTGTTAGAGGTCTTTTTTTGAGGCTTATCAGATTTGTTGGACTTCTTAGACTTCTTTGATTTCTTAGACTTGGACTCTTTGATGCCGTCTTCGATGCCATCCATAATTTGGCTTTCAACCTTGGATTGCATATACTTTGATGGAAACATCTTGGAAAGGAACTTTTGAAGAGCATTACGATTGACAATCTTATCCGCGTTCGTTTCCTCTTCATCCTCATCCTCGTCCTCATCTACCTCTGAATCTTGCTCGTCCTCGGATTCAACCTTCTTGGAAGATTTCTTTGACTTAGCCTTATCTCTTGACTCTTTCGCGGGCTTTGCAGGCGGCTTGTAAGAAGAATCGTCGCTGTCTACAGTTTCGTAATCGTCATCGTCCTCATCACTATCACTATCAGGGTCGGGCTTATTCTTCTTGAGCTTTGCCATTTTTTGCTCTTTCTGCTGCTGTCTAAGAGTTTTCTTCTTATCGGGGAGAACTTGCATTTTGGAGGGCATTGTTGAAAAGGGTGTATTTATAATGTTTTTTGAAACAAAAATGGAAATTCAATTTTTTAGAAATTTTTAATAAAATGGTCCAAAATAATCAATAAATTCCCCAATATATTTTTTCAATTCTGTCAATTTATTCGAAATAATTTTATCTTCCAAATTTGGATGAAAACAATATAAATCAGGATGAAAGGTTCTCGATATAAGAGCATCTTTTAAGATTCCGACCTTGGTGCCATCTTTCAAAACAATATCTTTCATCATAATGGGCGAATCAACCTTATCTGAAATAGTCTTATGATTATAATAAATAAACGCATTAAAATAGACCTGATCGTCTACGTAAGATATATCTTGTGACATGATTCTATCAATAAATGTTCGGTTTTTATAATTGTATTTCAAATAATATAAACCACAGCACATAACAAAACCGATTTTTTCTACTATCTGAATTGGATGACCATACGCCACGTGGCCAATCAAATCATAACTTAGCGTTGATTCACTTCTTAACTCTGTAAGAATATTTTTAAACCAAAAACAATCCGCATCTGTGTGAAGAATGTTTTTTTTAGAATATTGAAAAATCTGATTTATGACGTCGAGTCGGAATTTCCAAAACAAATATTTATCAGACAAATCATACTCAATTAAAATAGTACGAATTCCGAACTTACTAACAGATTCATAACTATATTTGTCCAAAGTGACGACGAGAAGATTATCTAACGAATGCTTTTCAAAATGATTGTAAAATATATTAAAAATAGGCATAAAGTTCCGGTCTGTAAAAGTCAAAACGATTGTATCATCCAGGATAGTGGCACATTGTTCTAGATTCATGATAAAACATATAATAACACTATTATACTTGTTATTATATGGGTTTACAAAGAATGTACAAAAAACAAAAAATTCAAAAAATTGAAAAACCGATATAAAAAATATAAACGTTATAATATAGGTACAATCGAAATGGCGTCTCAAAAGATGAAACTCAATGAGTTTAAGTCTCCCTCTAGAATTATTGGCGTACAATTTAGTATGTTATCACCCGAAGAGATTCGAAAGAATTCCGTGGTAGAAGTCACGTCACGTGATACATATATAAATAATAAGCCAGTAATCGGTGGGTTATTTGACCCAAGAATGGGTGTTTTGGAGCCTGGAATCATTTGTCCTACGGATGGGTTCACCTATATTGATACGCCTGGTTATTTTGGTCATATCGAATTAGCTCGCCCAGTATTCTTTATCCAGCATATAAAAGAAATCATGAAAATATGTAAGTGCGTATGCTTCAAGTGTAGCAAGCTGCTCGTAAATAAGAACCAGCATAAGCATATTTTGAAGATGAATGCGGAGGACCGTTGGCATTATATCACGACTGCCTCTTCCAAGGTAAAGCGTTGTGGTGAGTCAATTGAGGATGGATGTGGTTGCAAACAGCCTGACAAAATCAAGCTCGAAGGAATGGCAACTATTTATGCAATCTGGGAAAATATGGAGACCGAGGGTGATGACGAAAGTAAGAAAATCAACATGCGATTAACGCCTGAAGTTATCTTGAAGATATTCAAGCGGATTTCGGATGAAGACATTTCTTTCATGGGATTCAGTCCTATCTGGTCTCGCCCTGATTGGATGGTTTGTCAAGTTTTGCCGGTACCTCCTCCCGCTATGCGTCCATCAGTAAAACATGATGCTCAACAGCGTAGTGAAGATGACTTGACGCATATTTATAGCAATATTATCAAGACGAATCGCGACCTTTGTGATAAGATTGCAAATAACGCCTCACCCAACGTGATTGAAGGATTGACTACGGTTCTCCAATACTTTGTTGCTATGATAGTAAATAACAAGGTAAAAGGTGCAGTACCAATGGCTCAGCGTTCGGGCCGGCCGTTGCAGTGTATTATGGGCCGGTTGAATTCGAAGAATGGTCGTATCCGAGGTAACTTGATGGGCAAACGTGTGGATTTTAGTGCCCGTTCTGTTATTACTGGTGATCCCAATCTTTCGATCAAGCAACTCGGTGTTCCAATGAAGATTGCGATGAACATTACGAAACCTGTTACAGTGAATGACCGAAACCGCGATTTCCTTTTAAAGCTTATTCAGAACGGTCCTGAGACCTATCCCGGAGCTAAGATTTTAGAAAGGAGCAATGGAGAGAATATTTCCCTGCGATATGTAGACCGAGCATCTATTCGATTAGAAAACGGCGATATTGTTCATCGACACATGATGGATGGTGATGCGGTTTTGTTTAATAGACAGCCAAGTTTGCACAGGATGAGTATGTTATGTCACATAGTAAAGGTTATGCAGCGAGGTGATACATTTCGAATGAATGTTGGCTGCACTAAGCCTTACAATGCCGACTTCGATGGAGATAAATCTTGTCTCCAACAGGTGGATGCCCAAAAAGTTGTAGACAAGACTTTTTGGGGAAAACAGTGTAATGTCTACCAGTTTTGTGATTTAGGCACAAGTCATAAACTGATATAACCATCTAGTCAAATGGACTTAAAAGAATCTCAGGATATATTATAAGATGGAACCATCAAACCAACCAAATCCGTCAAACAAAGACACAATTTTAGACGATCCGGCCGACCGTTATTGCGAAATCTATGTTATCAGAAATTTAGTCAATCAAAAAGTTTACATTGGGCAAGCAGTTTCACATATTTTAAACCATAAAAGATATAGACCATACGGACACCAACGAAGATTTCGCTGTCATATTTCAGAAGCATTTTCATCAAAAAAAAATCAATGTCATTATTTGAACAATTCCATTCGAAAACATGGAGTCGATAATTTTGAGGTTGAATTGATTGAAAATTGCACTATCGAAAATGCAAACGAACGCGAAACCTTCTACATACAGCACTACAACAGTGTTTTTCCAAATGGTTATAATCTTAAAATTGGTGGAACTGTCTTTGCTCATAGTGACGAAAGTAAGAAGAGAGTATCGAATGGAGTAATAAAGTATTTTGAAGATAAAAAGATTGCTCGATTCGACTCTATTACTAAAATTGACGATAACATAGAAAAATACATTCATCCTTTAAACCGGGATGATGAACAATACGGTTGGTATGTCTTTATTGAAAGAAAAAAGGCAGATTTTGGTGGTGTCCATATATCCCTGGAACAAAGTAGAAACTCTGCCTTGGAGTTTATCCGTACTTTGAAAATCCGTTTGGCAAGACGTCTGGATGCGGGAAACCCCTTAGAGCCTTCACTACCACTCCAACTTGGAAACACGTTAGAGGAACTTGGTTAATAGCCAACCCCAATGGTAATAATGTGAAGGATTGGGCAATCCGCAGTGAGATTATCTAAACCCGTTTTGGTAGGGCAAGATAACCACTCAGAGATCGGTAAGACGTCGGTATGTAATGAAGGATTAGCCATCCCGAACATGCTTAAGGTACGATCCACCCCCTTGGGAAACTTTGGGGATTTCATCGGAGATGAATATGCACATGCCACAGAACATCCTGGCAGAAACAGAATTAAAACACTTGGCGGCGGTTCCATACCAAATGATTACGCCCACAGCCAACGTGCCAATTATCGGTATTTATCAGGATTCACTTCTTGGTTCTTACCGATTTACCAGACCTAATATTAATTTTACACAAAAAGAGGCAATGAATCTACTTATGATGTTCCCAAAAGTAGACGTAAATGCACTCAAAGAAGCAGGTAAGTCCGTATCTAATTTTGATATCCTTTCTCAAATATTATCACCGATCACTCTCAAATATAAGACAAGCTTATTCGATGATGATAAGGATCAAATGAAGGACTCCAACAATGTCCTGGAAATCCGAAACGGAAAATATATTCGCGGTCAAATGGAAAAGTCCGTACTTGCCTCTACATCTAAAGGCATTATTCATCGTATTTTCAACGATTTCGGAAACATGCAGGCAGCAAATTTCATCGATGACCTACAAAACGTTGTCACGGAATATATGAAATCTAGTTCATTTAGTGTTGGTATTAGCGATCTTATTGCTGACCGCAAAACCCAGGATAGTATTATTCAGGTAATTGTAAAACAAAAGCAGGAAGTCCAGTCACTCATTGAAAAGGTGCATCTAGGCATTTTTGAAAACAATACGGCAAAAACAAATATGGTTCAATTTGAACAAAGCGTTAATAATATTTTGAACGAAGCTACCAATCAGGCAGGTAGCATCGGTCGCAAATCTCTCAATAAGAGTAACCGTTTCGTCATGATTGTAAACTCTGGCTCAAAAGGTAGTCCTATTAATATTTCCCAAATGATTTCGTGTCTAGGTCAGCAAAACGTAGACGGAAAACGCATCCCCTATGGGTTTGATAGCCGCACACTTCCGCATTTTAGTAAGTTTGATGATAGCCCAAGTGCACGTGGTTTTATTGAGAATTCTTATATTTCTGGACTTACTGCACCCGAATTGTTCTTCCATGCTATGGGCGGTCGTATTGGTCTTATTGATACGGCTGTCAAGACCAGTCAGACTGGATATATCCAGCGGCGACTTATTAAAGGCCTTGAAGATCTGAAGGTTGAGTATGATATGACGGTCCGTAATAATAAGGGGCGTATTGTCCAATTTGCGTACGGGGATGATGGGTTCGATTCTACCCGCGTAGAAAATCAATCAATTCCCTTGGTTGGCATGACGACCGAAGATATCTACCTTCATTATGATATTGTTGGTTCTAATGACCAGCATAATGATTTAATGGAAGTTTATACCAAGGGCACTATTACTCGCGTAAAGAAGCAGCGACCCGAAACAAATGCGAGATGTCAAAAATATATTGAAAAAATGATAGAGGCAAGAAAGAATATTATCGAAGCTGTATTTAAAAATAAGAGCGACAATACTGTTAAAATGCCCGTGGCATTCCAAAATATAATTGCGAATATCCAGGGGCAACTCAACTTAAACGCGAATTCAATTGTTGATATTAGTCCACTAGAAGCATTTGATTTGATAGATGACTATTTCAAGAAACTGAATCGGTTAACTTATGTTCCGCCGACACAATTATTCGAGGCATTGTATTATTTCTATTTGACGCCGAAGGATTTGTTAATCAATAAGCGTTTCCATCGTAAAGCCTTGATTATGCTTTTAGAAACTGTCGTTCTTAAATATAAACAAGCAATAGTTCATCCTGGTGAAATGGTTGGTGTTGTTGCTGGCCAGAGTACGGGTGAACCTACTACACAACTTACGCTAAACTCAGTAACATATGAGACTGAAATATTGGTTCGCAATGCCAAGAAGGAAATTAAGAAAGTTCAGATTGGCGATTTTACTAAATGGGGAATTGAAACCTGTGCAAAAATCGATTATATGGCAGACAAGGATACGACATATGCTGAGCTTTCAGAATTTTATGAAGTTCCTGGTGCAACTGAAGATGGTCAAACGGTTTGGCGTAGAATTGAAGCTGTCACTCAACATCCAGTCGTGAATGAGGATGGGACAAATACAATGCTCAAAGTAAAGACTGCGGGCAATCGCGAAGTCACTGCTACGAAAGCAAAATCATTTCTCCAGCTAATTGATGGTAAAATTCAAGGCGTAAATGGTAAGGATTTGAAGGTTGGGGACTATCTCCCGGTCTCTAAAAAGGCTCTTGAATATACGGAACAATTTGATTTAAATCTTCGTGAAATCTTGCCTACGAGCGATTATTTGTATGGTTCTGAACTAGCAAAGGCAAAATCGGTCATGCACGAACACCATTGGTGGTCAAAGCACGCAAATAAAACATTTACTTTGCCCCATGCTCGAAGTGATTCCGTCGTCATACTATTTAATGAAAATTCGCGATGTGGAAGAGCATCAAATAAGGCACAGCAGATTAAGTCCAATTGTGTATATATGAAGCTTATCAACAGTTGTGATTATGAAATTCCCGAAAATATTCCTCTAGATTACGAATTTGGATATCTAGTTGGTGCATATTGTGCCGAAGGATGCATGACAAAACATCAGATTTCGATTGCAAATAACGACGATGATTATTTGAAACCCATTGAGAGCTGGTGCGAAAAACACAATATCATTACTAAAATTTATTCTAACAAAAACAAAATTCAAGAAGGGTGGATGAGTCAGGACATTCGTATTTATAATACTCTATTATGCAGGATTTTATCTAGTCTTTGCGGAAATTTGAGCCACAACAAGTTCGTTTCTGAGAAAATCGTGTTTTCGAATAAAGAATGTATTCTCGGTTTCTTAGATGCGTATATTGGCGGAGACGGATGTGTTCATCAACGCAAATCTAAGGACGGAAGCATGAGAGTAGAAAACATTGGAATGACTTCTGTTTCGTATACGTTGTTATTAGACGTTCAAATCATGTTAAAGAATCTAGGAATCAATGGAAAAATATATAAACCTACCAAAGTAGAAAAAAATAATCGCGGAACTCTGTCAGAAAACATCAAACAGCATTATGAACTTGTTGTAGCAAATCAGCAGGGACAAAAACTAGCCAAATTATTGAACATGAAACCCAAAGAAAAACAAGCTAAGTGCCAGCAGTTATTGTCTGAAACGTTCCGATATGAATATTGTATGGCTGATTTAAAAGTGCCAAATATAATTGATGGACAAGTGGTCATGGAAGACCGTGATAATCGGTTTGAAGATATTGAATTTGACCAGATTATTTCCATCGAAGAAGTATCTAATACAACAAATTATGCATATGACTTAACAGTCGAAGATACGCGAAATTTTGACTGTATGAACGGGCTCAATTTGAGAGACACGTTCCATTTGAGTGGTGTGGCTTCGAAATCCAACGTCACTCGTGGTGTGCCACGTATTGAGGAAATTCTCAGATTAACTAAAAATCCTAAGAACCCTTCTTTGACCGTACACTTGAAACCATTGGACGAAACTAACAAGGACAAGGCAACACAGTATGCGAATATGTTGGAACATACCAAATTAATTGATTTAATCAAATCCGTAAAAATCTGCTTTGACCCGAACGATAAAGCAACAACAATTCTCGGAGACGAGCTATTGATTGAGCAATATTATGAGTTCGAGGAAATGGTTGAAGAGTGTTTGGAGCAGTCGATTGACCCAACTGCACAAAAGTCTAAGTGGATTATTCGCCTAGAGCTTGACGCAGAGACACTTCTCGATAAAAATATCACGATGGATGATATTCATTTTGCCATTAGCAATAGTCACGGAAACGACATTTCATGTGTATATTCTGATTATAATTCGACAAATCTTGTCTTCAGAATCCGCCTCAATAGCAGTATTTTAAATAAGAGTAAAAAACAGAGAGGCGTACCAGATACCCTTGATCAATCCGATGAGATTTATATGTTACGTAATTTCCAGGAGACGCTATTAAATAACATTGTTCTTCGTGGCATTCAAGGCATAAAGAATGTGATTCCGCGTAAACTTCAAAACGCAGTTGTAAAGGATGAGGGCAAATATGCTCAAAAGGATATTTGGATTCTTGATACGACAGGAACTAACTTGATGGATGTACTTGCATTTGATTTTATCGATTCGACGCGGACATATAGTAATGATATCAAAGAAATATTTGATGTCCTCGGGATAGAGGCAGCTAGACAAACTATTTATAACGAATTGAATGAAGTCATGGAGTTCAGTGGTGTATATATTAATTATCACCACCTCAGTTTGTTATGTGATAGAATGTCATCTACTCAAAATATGGTTTCGATTTTCAGATCTGGTATTTTGAATGATGATATTGGTCCGATTTCTAAGTCAACCTTCGAGGTGCATACAGAAGTGCTATTGACTGCTTCTAGACATGCTGATTTTGACCACATGCGTGGTGTATCCGCGAATGTGATGATGGGCCAGATGGGGGTATTTGGTACAGGTTGCTTCCAACTCATCTTAGATATGGAACAGATGAAGAACCAGGAAGATAAAGAGGTAGATATTCGGAACAAAGAGCAAGAGATTGAGAAAATGTTTGGTCTTGCAGAGGATCGAACCGATGTTTGTTCCAAGAATAATATTGAGATTCAGAATAATTTATCTACGATTAAACAGCCAAATGTAGTAGATAACCAAGATGATAATTATGATATTGGATTTTAATCGCTGAAGCAGCAAATAATAATAATTTTTTTATGTTTTTATTATTTTATATGGTCGACTGAATGCTCATAATTATAGAATTTATATAATGGACAATCGTCATTCTTGATGAATTTACTTGAAATAAATAAATGAGATTTTGTAACGCACTGATGGTAGGCTGTGTTAAATATTGTGAGTAGGTAGAAATAATATTATTTATAGCATAGATGATAGAAAATTTATTTTGTTTGGAATTCATCAAATAAACAATATTATAGAGGGCACTGATGATTGTGCGATTTATATTTATTTCAGGAGGACTAGGAACAGGAATAGGACTAGGAACAGGACTAGGACTAGGACTAGGCAAAGAAAGCGGAAAAACATTATCTTGAAATTGTCCCACAACATTACCTGGTGGAAAAGTATTCATAGTTATAATTGCGGTCTGGCTAGTCATATCAATTGTGATACCCATGGCGAAATTCGAACTTGATTTCCAAACCAAACATGTAAAATGACCCGTGCTCTTAGAAAATCCAGGATTAGCAAAATCATATTTTGATACTTCATTATACCAAGAATCAACACTTAATTTTAATAAAACCATGATATCAGTTCCATATCCCTGAAAATAAGCCAAATTTTCTCCATAATCCTTGTTTCCACTATGCTGAAATAAATTATTTGTAGATAAATGAGCTGACCATTTTTGTGAAAAAGTATAAATTTTATTATCCCATAGTATTGCAGGGGCTTGATGTTTTAATCGTAATGCATTTATGTAGTTGGAAATTTCCGTTTGTTGTTCATTAGTTAATGACGGTTGTGTCATTATATAATTATTAGTTTATAATAAATTCCTAAAATGACTGCATTTATGCTGCAACATTGTTGTTACAATTGTAATTGAAAAACTACAGAGTCTAATTACAAAAAAAGTATTTTGTTGAAAAACAATATAGAATCGTTTTCTTAATACTATTGGGGACTTTCTTTTTATTACCCTTGTCCGAGTTTAGCTCAGTTGGTAGAGCGTTTGACTGTAGTGGTTTATTGATATCAAAATGTCACCTGTTCGATTCAGGTAACTCGGAAAAGAATTATGCAATAATTTGGCACAAAGAATTATGCAATAATTTGGCACAAAGAATTAATAAAAAGAATGCCCCCGCTGCGTTTATGATGTAATGGTAACATACCTGCCTTCCAAGCTGGATCCTCGGGTTCGATTCCCGATAAACGCAAAAAGAATGAACAAAAAAGAATGAACAAAAAAGAATGGAAAAAATAAAAAAACCACTAATAAAACGTGAAAAAAGTTGATAAAAAATTGAATAACTTTTTTATAAACTATGTACATGTAAAAACCAAGCAAATTCCACAGGGCAAAATGGCAGCAGCACAAGTGCAAGAATTCTTCACCGTCTATGTAATTTGGCATCGGTTTGCCAAGGACATTCGTGGCGAAGAAATGGCAGATTGGAATTTCACAAAAAACCTGGAAGCATTTGATGAACATGTGAACCACTATTTATCAGAGGGTTGGCGTCTCCATGGCTCACCGACGTTCTCATCAACTTGGCTCACTAGATCAGGTGGCATGGCTATCCAGGCACTGGTCCGTGACACCAACATTGAGCAGGCAGTTGTTGTTCAAGCTCAGCTGCCCGTAGTCGCAGAAAATGTCCAGGCCACGCGAAGCTCACTGCGGATTAGAGGACTAGGGGCGGACAACTAATTTGAAAGCAACCAAAGATTTCAGAAAGTCGTCAAATGATTGAATCTGTTTTGGTAAAGGTGCCTCTAATCCAACCAATTCATGTAACAAAAACTTCTCAGAAAGTAAATGAAACTCCTCTCTAATTTCCCCATTTTTGATACCATTACACCGTATAAAATAAAAGCTTGCGTCTAATGGACCATTTAAAATCATCCAATCAATGCCTTCTACCATATTGTCTATTTTGTTAGATGAAAAGAGAACAATTGGTAAATCATAGAACCTCGCCAAAACCCACAGATCCAAATTAGATAAAAAATAAGAATCGTTCATAATCATAGTTTCGTACGTGAGTCGCTGTTTTAAAATCATATCGATGCTTTTAAATTTTCCCTGATTTGCCAATAATGTATTTATGTTTTTTCCATACAAAATACGGTGTCTTTCATATATTTTTACTAATTCGACTTTGATTGATTCCACGGTTTCCTCGCGATTCAGATGTTTTTTTATAACTTCAACAAGAATATCAAAACTGCAAATATCTGAATTTCGAAATACAGTTTCTTTCACACTTTTTGGAAAAATAGTATGCCAAGGTTTCCCACTTTCTGAAACCATAACTGGCATTACTTCGACTATACATTGATTTTGTTCATTTAATGATACCTTATTATTATATCTTTCCGATGTCATTGCAGGGTTAGCAGTATCAAAATTAATGTTTTGTATATACTCATTCATATGAAATGGGAGCAAATCATCAAAATATTTACCATACAAAATAGACTGTAATAAAACAATTTCATCATCACGAATTGAATAATCAACTTCCGTAACATTCAAATATCGTTTGGGTTCTAATAAAAAAAGGCGAATGCGATTATAACGCAAAAGCTCATCAGAAATACGATTAAAATAAAGAACGTGATTATCTTGCCCATTCGTCAAATTTTTTGTTGGAATACATATTGCACCGTTTTTTAAAAAACAAACCGTTTTGATATCTCCTTGGGAAATAAATGTCGACATACCACGAAGAGCATCTTCTGCGATTTCAACAAAAGATACTTGGTCCGTCATCAATAATTCGATTTTTTCGTTTAGTTTTTTCAGTTTTGAAAAATAAGAATAAGATGGGTTCTCAATAATATCGACAATTTGTTGGCGAATTTCCTTATTGGTATAATCATTCAATATTGTGCGGAGTTTTATGCGGAATGCCAAATAAAACTGGGTTTCCAAAGAAATATTTCGAATGGTTTGAATACGTAGCATGTCTGGGCTATCTTGACTTGCTAGCTGTTTATCAATTTCATAATATTTATTATAATAGGCGGTAGAAGGTTTTTCACCAGATTCCGCAGTGCCTCGTTTTGTAACAATTTCAATAAAATTATCTGCTCCATATTTTTCAACATCATTGTTCTCAAATGGTTCAGCAATTTGCAAGAATTGATTCGTTTCTGTCATAATACCTACAATAATCCCATCTTCAACTACGCGTTTAAATGGCTTAGATCGTACTTCGCCATTTGTTATTTCATGAATCTGTTTTAATTTATTAAAAGTGGTCTCATAGGGAAGCCAAATCACATCATCAATATATTTTCTTTCGAGACCATCGACAATTGCTGAAGGAAAGGTTGGAATATAAACTGCCACGGGGTCTTCTGCATTATTTACTACCATAAGAGCAATTATTTTGCCTCGATAATTCATAATCTGACTTTTAATGGTGTATCCATATTGCTTCAACAAATCGTGAACTGTTTTAGCAGGAAGGTTCTCTTTAAACTCATATACAACTACTTTTCCTTGGTTACTTGAATATTTTTTAATACTAGGTTGGGCGTTACATTTGGCATTGGTGCTGCGACGAATGGTTTCAAAAACATCGAGTAATTTCGCGGGGGTATCCTTTTTCTGAAATACTTTTACGGCTTGATTCCTCGTATTAGTATTAGGTTCATAAAACGTATTGCCATACCGATAAATTGGCTCATAAAACTCCTCGCGTTTTATCAATAATACGGTTCCTTTTTTAGAATCAAATGCCTGCTCAGAATAAGAATTGGTCGGACAAACTAATTCTACATTATCTGTCACGTCATTATTAGCTATTTCCATAATAACCAAATTTAATCCATTTGAAAAAAGTTCGGTTTCTTTCATGGTAACAATATCCCATAAATACGTATGATCTATAAAGGAATCATCATCCCGTAAAAACTTCAAAAAGTTCTCATATGATACGATTGTATATTTTAAAAAGTTATTTTTAGCAGGTATCTCAAAGTCAGCTGGCTGAAAGCTTTTGTAAAACGCAGTATCACGATATTTTTCTACGCTCAAATCGCTCACTGTTTTAAATATACCAGGAGGCTGGAAAACCGAAACTAGTGAACCATTATGTGCCTTTAAAAAGATATCTAATGTTACCGCAGTAGCAATAATTTCACGCATTTCTTTTATCGTAGGTGCGGGCCCGGGTTTATAATAGGTATAAATATCTGCTAAGCAACCAACAAATGATTGATGCCGGGATTGTTCAATACCATATCTAAGTAGCGGGCGTTCATTGGGTTTTAAAATAGCGGGATTATTTTTAGTAGCTGAAGTAGAATTATCGGTATGTAAAAATAACTCAAGGGATAGTTGCAAATATCCCCAGCGATGTTGATTGATGGGAAATTTATCAAAATTGAGAACATGATAGGCATTTTTTACCTTTTTTTCAGTTTTTGCCCTAGGCGACTCATTAAATTCCGCATCTCTTTCTTTAGTGGCATCAATCTGTACTTTATATTCCTCTTCTACTTCTTCCAACAGTTCATATTCACGATCTTCATACTCATCTAGTTTGGCTTGAATAGCGGGTTTATCTAATTTACCATAGTCCTTTAAATATTTCCGTATTTTATCAATCAACGTTCCTGGTTTTGTAACAAGCCGTTTTACTACTTTTTCATCAGTTTCTTTTCCAGTACTTAAGATGTTATCTGGTATATTACATTCCTCACGTCGTCTTATCTGTTTATCCGAATTCATATTTTTAAAACAACACGGTAAACAAAAATTGGGATTAGGATGTTTGTTTTTTTCTAAGAAGCCGGGTCTATGTTGGCGATAGCGTCCCTCTTTATCTTTATGCTCCTTTTCATCAGTGAATTCGACTAGATTTTTCTTATCTGGCTGCTTTATTCCACCGCACTCACCACGGTCAACTTGTTCTTTGGTCATCGGCCGATTCGTCTTTACACACCAATAACGCGGACATATATACCAGAATTTTTTATCAGGTTTTGTACTATATGGCAAAGCTACCTCGTAGCTACCCGGATATTTTTCGTCGATTTCCTTTTTTTCTTCGTCTGATAAAATAACAGGTTGACGACTAATATTAGATGGACAAATTCCTGTATAGGCACCAAAATTGCCCTCTTTGCGAATCAAAAATAGCTCGGGGTCCTTTTCTTTCATACGTTTAAAAAACATATTGACGCCACCGAGCTGCTTAGAGCGACTGACCAAGTCACTCTGGCTTGTTTGTGATGAGACTGATTGTTCGGGCGAATCTTCTTCTTCAAATAAGATACCATCATTATCATCGCCTTGACTATAATTATCTTCTTCACCTTGTCCCGTAGCTTGTTCCGTTCCTTGACCCGTTCCTTGATCTTCGTCGTGTTTACCTTCCTCTTCGTCTTCCTCTTCTTCAAACAAAATTCCGCCCATTTCTTCTTCTTCTAAATCGATATCATCTGAATCGAATTGAATTTGAAATGGCTGGATATCAACTACTTTTGTAGCAGCAGCAGCTTGAACGATTACATTTTCAACATGCGGAGTATCTACTACTTTCCTTATAGTAGACGAAATCTCCAATAATTTTGCCTTAGTAACGACTGTCGTATCCGGATATTGAGTAATCCGTAGAAAACTATCTAGATAAATATCGAGAACATCTAAGAAATCAATTGAATTTATCTCCTTTATTTCTACGGCCAATTTGTTCTCAAATGGCACTACGCGTAAAATTACTGGAAATCCCGGGTTCTCGGCAATATTGATTGATTTATTCACAAACTGTCCACCAATACGAACATGCTCACTCAAATAATCACGTAATTTACCCAAAGCCTCTTCCTCAGATAATAAAAAGTTGACTTTTAATAATTCAATGACATTTTTATCATTGTCATTATGTTTGAATGCCTGTGTTATCATCGATGCCATGGCATCCATACGCCGGTAATTTTCTACACGTTTAAATTTCAACATAGCACCCTTATCTATATTTTTATCTATTATTTCAAAAGCACATGATAAGAAATCTATATATTCTGCCATTTTTATATCTATCTTATAGTCAATTGTCATACCATATTGCATACTCAAAATTTCCAGATTATCATCTGTTAAATTACCAAACGGTTGAAGAAGGTAGCCATTCGATTCTAATAAATGGTTAATAATTTGAATTTCTGGATTTACCAATGTCATCAATAATTCATTGACTTCACGAATCGGAATAGGACGTTTTAACTCGGAACGCACTATTATATTCCCGTTATATTCAAACTCTAAGAAAATCGTAGCTTGTTCGTGTTGAATAAATAGCGTTACCTTTCGAGAACGTCCGCCACTATATAATTTAGATAAGGCCATAATTTGATTTTTTGGTAAATAGGGAATTTTCTTGCCATTACGTGTACGCTGGGTAGAATATAAACGATAAATGGGTTCTTGACGTCCACCCTGAATATATTTAATATAGGGAACATGTTTTTTAGCATGGTATTGTTTAAAGATAATATCTAGGGGTAACAGCGTTTTAAACTCAGGATGGAGAACAAATTCAAAGGATGAAATGCCCTTTTCTAGATAGGGAATCTCACTAGTTCGACTATAATAAATATCATAAAACTGGTCAATCACGTCATAGATTTTCATGGTCTTTTCTTTCATTATTTCTTGGGTTTGCTTTATAAGTTCCTCTTTGTTTTCTATTAACGCCGCATTGGAAGTGACGCCTTGCTTTTCTAATAAAGGATAATATAGAGATATCATATATTCTTCTCCGATTGCTACTTCCGCTGCATATTTGAGAACATCTCCGGCTAAACATACATAAATTGTATTATATTGCAAATTACCATAATTTAATAATAAGTGGTTATCAAAAGCATCAAGAGTATTTTTTGATGAAGGTATATAGGCCAATTCGGGTGTAGGTAAAATATCAAACGGATTTCCTGAAAATAATAAATCGGTGGTTTGAGAGAACTTTCTACCGAGTGCAACAAACATGGTATACAAATCATCGACTGACTTGAACTCTTTGGCAAAATCATCATAGGAATAGACATCTTTATTTATTTTTTCAGTGAAAGCTGTAACTTTATCCATAGCTGGGTCATTCAAAATATTAAATAGGAATTGGCCTGCCATATGCTTCGTAAAATCGGCTTTGCCTTGCCCAGTCATTTCTAAAAAGGACTTTAATAAATGTAATTTATTGTTTTGTCCAGAGAATAAATATAATTCTTCATAAGATACGTTGTTTTTCCCTAGTTCTTGGATGATTTTCTTTTTAATAATACGAATTGAATCATCTTTGTGAATTTGTTGTGGAGAACATTGGATATCTGGTTGGTCGAGTCCTAGGCGGATTTTTTCATCTTCGCTAAATATTTCATCATCTTTTGTCATGGGATATTCGGCATTTGTTCCATTATAGACAATGATTCGCTTAGCTTTTCCATTTGAATCTAAAATACAAATTTTATAAATATCTTGTCCTGGGATTACGATTCTACCCTCCATATATACATTAACCCATTATTTTTGTAAGTATTTCTATCTGTATATATCTTATCAAAACTATGAATGGTACACTAATAAAAAATGAAAAAAAGGAAAAAAATAGTAAAAAACGAGCATTGTTAATAGGTATTAACTATATTTCTATTCCAGAAATTATGCTGAATGGGTGTATTGATGATATCGTTATTGCCAAAAATATGCTTATTGATGCATATGATTATGATTCGTCAGACATTACAGTTTTGCGAGATGACTTGGATAATCAAAGTACTTGTCCTAATCACCAGAACATTATTTGTGAATTACAAAAAATAATTGGTTCAAGTCCTAATCTAGACGAAATATGGATACAATATAGTGGACATGGTTCTCAAATAAGCGTACAAAATAATAATCACATAAATGATTTGGATGATGTCATCGTTCCGCTTGATTATCAAACCGTAGGATTTATTAGTGAGGAGATTCTATACGAGATTTTAAAAGCCGTTGACCCACAGTGTAAAACAGTATTGATATTTGATTGTTGTCATAGTGGGAATATTTGCAAATTTCCTTGGACCATTGATGCGGCAAATTTAGAAGGTGTTTATAATGAAAACAATGAAACCAATGGTCAAAATGGTCAAAATGGTCAAATGAGTCCGAATATATTTGCATTAAGTGGATGCAAAGATAGCCAAACTAGTGCGGACGAATTCAGTCGTGATTTAAATCAGGGTGTTGGGGCTTTTTCGAATGCCTTAAATGAATGTTTACGAGAAAGTCATCATCAAATCGATGTGTTGACACTTTATAAACAGGTTTGCCAGCGTATGGTTGATGGTGGGTATGAACAAACTCCTGTGCTAACATCGGGGAAACAAGTTCCCGATTATGTGTTTTCGAGAACATGTTCACAAGATATTTCGAATTGTAAAATTGTACCTTGTGTACCAATAAAACTAGATATTAGCTCAATTATTAAAAAAAATAATCAAACAATTTAGACAAAAGACAAAAGACAGACGATTATTTTCTCTGTGGTTATATTATAAAATGGACGCGAATCTCCAAAAGTTTGTTGCCATCATGGTATTCTATATTGTTTTAGCATTTGTTATCATGCCTCTCATGTTTTACTACTTGATTGAGAAATCCCTTTTAATGGCTGGTCATGGGTTTGCTTTAGGTAGTGCCGTTTCAGTGATGTTATGGTATACTGTTGGATCGACCATGATTCATAAGTGATTCATAAGTGATTCATAAATGATCAAAATATATAAATAGTAAAAATATATAAACCGATTATGCTTTATATATTTAATGGGGATCCATTTTTCGAAACGTAGAATTAATAAACGTAACACGAATTCAAAGAAACCTAATTCGTTCAACTCTAATCATATTGTCTTGGAAGAATTAAAAAATATGGAACATACACTTAATGAAATAAAGAAAGAGACGAAATATTATAAATCGAAAACGAATTCTACGCAAAATCAACATAGCGGTTATGTATCATAGTAGGGGCTGTCGTGAATTTTCATCCCGCAATATTCTTTGGGCTCTTTTTTGTAGTCGACGGGATTATGAATACCGGCTTCCTTGGCTTTTTCCAATAAGAATTTGAAGTTCTCCCAGAATTCGCTCTTATGACCGATAGATTCGGTCGCTATGTGTGATAATTCGTGAATCGCTACAAACATGAGGGTGTTTTCGTCAATGAGATTTTCGTTCTCCGTTTTAGATTTATTGAGACAAAACGCTAATTTTTCGCCTTTGTTTTCACTATATGCCGTATAAGAACTAGTAGGGAGGGTTTCTGATATTTTTTGTGGATTATATCCAGCGACTAAGCGTTTGACATTTGGTTGGTTAGGATATTTCTGACCGACATATTCGACGAGGTTTTTGCATTTTTCGGTGATGGTTGCTAATAGGTCCGCAGCTGCCTGAAGCTTCTTACGCTCACGTACGCAATATTTATTTCCATCTACGTGACTTACGATACATTTTAATTGAAATTCATCGGAATTTTGAAAATAAACATAGATACATACGGTGAGTACAAATCCGATTAGAAAATATCCTAAACTATCATATTTATCCATTCCTATATAAATATGATGTATTTTATTGGTTACAGAGGTTGTTATTTATGGTTTATTTTAATCAATTAGCAAATCCCCAAGCTTGCATTTCATCCTTAGTTGCTATAGAGGGGCCTATAGAAAAACCTCGACCTGGTGGTGCGTTTCTGGGACCATTATAATAACAACCGTTGGTGTTATCGCTCGCACAAATTGGTGCAATAAGATTGCCCGATGAATCTTTTATCTGTTTAGACGTATCGCACCATCCTCCGTCCTTGAGAGGTTTTATGCATTGAGCCTTTCCTTTAGCCAAAGCACCTGTAGTGGCAACTTGAATGGCATCTCTTTGAGTAGAAGTAGCGTTGGTTGTGTCGCAGCTATTATTAGTCCAACTTCCCCCTTTTTTTGCACAAGCAGTTTTTGCTGCCTGCTGCAAAGCATCAATCTGTTGTTGAGTTAATTCCTCCTGAAATCCCTCCATTCCACTACTCAAACGCCAAACCATTTTTCCAGTAAAATGAAACACAAGAGCAAAGACCAATGCATGGAACGCAGCGACAGTATACTTATTACCCTTAGGAGGTAAACGTACTAAAACCGCGGGTGTAAGAATAAAAAATAAAAGAGCCGTATAAAATGTAACAGTCCAATTCATCTATAAACAATCGGTATATATTTTTACTAAACCACGATGTCCTCCGTTTGTAAATCAATATAAATTTTTATAAATATATTGATTCAAGATAAATGTTATAAATTTACATAGGACCAGAAGGAGCATGACCAGACATAGCAGCAGCAGCTTTCTTTTTGTCTTCTTCTGATAAACCATCCATGCCCTCCTTGCGCATAGGAACATTGGGCATGCCCATACCCATGCTCATTTGCCAAACCATCTTATGGGTAAAGTGGAAGACAAGGGCAAAGACAAGGGCGTGGAAAGCAGCGACAGTGAATTTACTGCCATTAGGAGGTAAACGAACCAAGATAGAGGGGGTAAGCACAAAAAAGAGGATAGCAGCGTAGAAGGTAACGGCCCAATTCATCATGAATATATACATTATCCATATATTATTTATTTTTTATGAAATCAAAATAAATACAAAAGAGATTGTTCAAACCCCCTAAATAATTACACCACTATTTTTTCACATTCTTTCTTCACTATTTCTAAAGTCGGCAATTTATCAGAAACCAAACAGACGCAAATATTATCAGCAACAAAATATTTTGATATCACACGTTTCACATCACTCATACGTATTGGTTTATAAAAACGTTCAAAAAGTTCATCATAAGGAATAATAGAGCCAGTAGGACCAGTAGAACCCGTATGACCCGTAGAAGAGTGTCCGTATAATACCTCTTCCCCATTATACTGCACCTGGCTCAATTGACCTTCTAATTCGAGCAAAAGTTCTCCTCTCATAAATCCTTTTGCCATGGTCAATTCTTCTTCTGTCAATCCGTGTTTAATAAAGTTACGGACAATGTCTACAAATAATGGCAATAACCCTTTATGTTTTTGAAACCGCATCAATTTATGCGAATCCGTCTTGGAAAAAAACACAAACGCACCGCCCAATTCATGATATTCCGTTTCTACCCGACTACTATATACAACCGAATTTTTTACACGTAATATTTCAAATAGACGTCCACTTGATTCACTCAAAGCAACTCGCATCAAATCAAGCACGTATTTATCTTCTGATGTTCTCGGACAAGTACGAAATCCAATGGCCAGCAATGTATTGGTTATTCCCTTTTTTTCACGAAGATTATACTGAATGCCTACATTAGCATCCAGACCTTTGTAAATCACAGGAACTAAAGGAATAGTAGAAAAAGCTTGGTCAACGATTTTTTGACGTCGCAAAAAATCCGATCCTTTCAAAAATCGCAAAATATGATGCATCGGTAAATCCGACACCACGCTCATAATCATATTTTGTGGTTGATAATGCCGATGATATAATGCTACCACATCATCATATTCTAAGTTACCCTTCTCATGATAAGACAAATCATCTACCGGATTTTCATATACTGTTCCCTGATAAAGCTGCCGATACATATCGTGAAAAATCAAATATTCTGCACTATTAAAATTGTTGTTATTTTCTTCTACAACTACGGGTAATTCTCTCGCATAATCTGCTCTACTAAATTTCGAATGAATCATAATATCACCAACAATTTCAATACTATTTTGGGCATAATTACTATCGCATTTTATCGTAAAACATGTATAACGTTTTACAGTAAAAGCATTAAAATAAGCACCAATTTTGTCATATTCGCGAAATACTGCCTTAGTATTCGGGATTTTTTTAGTTCCCTTAAAACACATATGTTCGATGGCATGAGACGCACCACGCACTCCCTCTGTCTCATGAATCGCACCTAAATTACAAAACACATATATTGTGGTAATTGGAAGAGAACTTTTGGACTCTTCATAAATAAGTCGAAAGCCATTGGGAAAAGTTGTTTCAGATATTTGTGATTTCATTATTTATTATAATCGTTATCGTCTGTCTATAATAAATAGTTATTTTTATCTACTAAATGAATCGATTATTTACCACCAAGTTCAAGGGGGACACGGGCATAATCAGGCTCAATCGTGCTATGGTTCCAGGGTCCAACATCAGCCTTGGTAATAATGGGGTCTGAGCGTAACTGGAGGTTAGGGTTACGAAGGGTCTGACCAATCGTATCAAGACCAATATGGTAACCAGCCTGTAAAAGGTCGGGCATTAAGATATCACCCTGGTTCATAGCGGCAGGATTAAGGGCAGACCATTGGCTATTCATATCTTTGGGAAGTAAATCCTGGGGATTGGCAACGGGCTGGAGAGCATATCCACCCATTTGAGCAGAAGGCGTACTAGAAGGCATGGTAGAACCAGAAGGCTGGGTAGGCATAGTTGGACCAGTGGGCATAGTTGAAGCAGTTTCTCCATACGCACCAGTATGCATGCTATCAAATACGTTTGACTTGGAACCAGAGTAAAAGTATAATGCCGCGAGGAGAACAACAATAATTAAAAAGTAAAGGGGTCCCTGTTCTTTGGGTAAAAACTTCTTTATGGAATTGGCAACGCTTTCAAACATCTGTTTATATAAACGGGTGATAAAATTATTTATCAGATAAAGTGTTTATATTTTGAAATATTGGAGAATATTTTGAAATTGCTAAAATAGTTATCGTCATTCAAAAACAAACAATCTATTTTAAAGATTCGATTGCTCATTTTTATCTTTCTCGTTTTCCTCATTATCTTCACTATCACTATCATCATCATCATCCTCATCATTCATTTCTAAATCACTTTCATCGCTATCTTTCAAATCATCTAACATGTAAGTATTTTTAATACGCTTTACTTCTAAATAAGACGAAAGTGCTAAATCACGGGCAATCTTAGCCTTTCGCCTAGCCTCCCTGTACATTTCATAATAAACATCGTTTCTTTTTTTGATTTGAAATTCGCCTGCGTCTTTTAATTCTTCTAAATTAAATTCTACTTCTTGCATTTCATTTGGATTTTTATCCGGTTCGACCATAGTTTTCTCTTCTTCGAGTATAGTTTCACCATGATTGTCAATTTCACCATTCTTATTATTTTCACCATCCTCATCATCTAAATCAATTTCAACTGTAGCATCAACATCATTTGGCAGTTCGATTGTTTCTACTAAAATAATATTTTCATCGGTTTCTATATGTGGTTTATGTACCCGATCTACAGGTTGCTCAATAGTACTGGTGCTAGTATGGCTAACACTATGACTTTTACCCAGACCTTTAATAATGCATTTCTGAAACATATCCGCAGGATTCATTACCATCATTTGTTTTAATTCTAATTCAACTTGAAAGCAACGCGTAGAACATTTAATACCTTGAATTTCCAAAATCGTTGTGACATTCGTTTTGTCATCAATATTTTCCATGGCAACCTCGTTCTCATTTTCATCGTAAATTTTTAGCGTAATATTATTTAAAGCTGTAGAAATGCCAGTACGAGCAATATAATATTTACCCGATTTGAATAACTTCAGCGGGGAAGTAAAATAGTTCTCAATATCATGTAATTCCATCTCTCCGTCGAACCATTTTTCGCGATTATTGAAAATAAATTGTTGGCAATGGTTCTCCAAATTTTCCATCCATTGAATAAAGGTTGCATCTTCATTTGTAAACATTAAATCAGTATAGTAGCGTTTTCCAGCTTTTAAAATACCCTGCTTTGTTTTACATTTAGGAGGTTGAATGTAAAGAGGCGAATTATTCACTAAACATCTTATAAAATAATTTCCACCAGAAATGAGCGAAGGTTTTGTCAATACTAATTTAGTAAAATCAAAAGAGTCATTTGTATCAAAAATGCCGTCCATTAGTATGCAATGATAAAAATGTTCTCACGTTCGTACGAATTTTTTTAAAAAACTCGTTAAAACCATTCAAAGATTCTGTGATTCTAAATCAATTAGTATGAAAAACATTCGTGATACATGTATTGATTTTTTTAAAAATGAAGATATTCGTAAAGACGTAAAAGAGATGGTAAAACCGATCGTTCAAATTGTATATAATGAATTATATTTGTATATTTGGTTTATCTGTTTTTATAATGTGTTTTTGATTTTTATTATTTTAGCGAATTTGTTTTTATTGTTAAAATTGCTACGAAAACCCGATATTTTAAGTACGGCCGGTTTAGAACACGTGTAATAAAAATCTTATTATATTATATATAATGGCAAGAAGAGGTTCCAGACGTCATCACAAAAAGGGTCATGGCAAACAAAAAATAATTGGACAAGTTGGATGCAGTGGCATTCAAATGATCGGTGGTGGAGGTGCATCTGACCATGTTATAGCGGTTGTTGGTGGAATGAATGACCAACACGCAAATCCGGGTACTAATATAATCCATCAAAATGCGGTTGGTCCTGAAGTTGGCGGATCCGTTCCTTCTGTTCCTAGTCAGACTGGCGGTAATGCATTGAGTCCTGCTGCCATTTCTAATCCTGAGCCAATCGCAAAAATGCAAAATGGACCCGCTACGTCTGTTTTGATGCAGAGTGGTGGAAAAAAGAAGCAATTAATTGCTGGTTTAGCCGTTCCAACGGTATTATTATATGCAAATAAAATGGGTCAAAGTATGGGCAAAAGAATGAGCAAAAAAATGCGTCAAGGTATGAGCAAAAGTATGAAAATGGGCAAAAGAATGAGCAAGAGTCGTAGAACACGTAGACGTTAGAATGTAGTTTAGTAATACTATGAATACAATATAATATATGTAGTTTATATATATTATGGCGGGCGAAAAGTGGTTTCAGTTTGTAACTCGTATTAAGAACGAGACGGGTGCAAAATCGTTGAAAGCCGCGATGAAGATTGCGAGTAAGAGAAAGAGCGAATGGAAAAGGGACGGAAAAAGAGACGGGGCAAGTGAAGGTGCTCCAATGGGTAAGACAAAGAAGACAACTACCAGGCGTAATAAATCTGGCAAGAATAAGATGTAAACAAAGCGTAATTGTAAGTAAAATTATCCAAAACATTATATTATTATACGTATAATATAATGGAAAATCCGAATACTTCAAATCAACTAGCAATCAGCACAAAACAAGAACTTATTGAGAATATTCAACGGTGGGTTCTCTTAGATTCACAATTGAAAATAGTCAATGAAAAAACCAAAAAAATCCGTGAAACTAAAACTCAATTATGTGATAAAATATGTGAATATATGGATCAAAATAACCTCACGCAAAATAAAATAGGCATAAGTGACGGAGAACTTAGAATTATTGAAAAAAAGGATTACTCACCACTCAGTTATACTTACGTAGAACGATGTTTAGCTGAAATTATAACAGATAAAACACAAGTTGATTATATTATTCAATATCTAAAAGAAAAACGTGAGATTACAAGTTCTCTAGATATTAGGAGAACATACAAATAAAAAAAAAGAAATGGGCAATGAAATGGAGACCAGTCGTTGCATAAACAATAGGATTATATACATACAATATATATGTATGAATTTGAAACATCACCATTAGAAAAATATGTTTTTAATGAAAAGGGTTCCACTATGATAGGTGGATATCCAATGACCGAATTCTTAAAAAAAGAATCCGAAAAGGATAAGTCACTGAATGGGTCAACAAAATCAGATTATGGAATCTCCAAATTTGAGAACTTGACTATTCCAGTTGGTCTTCTTTCGTATTCAAATGACTATTTTAAGGCACCACTTTTAGGTGGAGCCAAAAGTCATGGATTTAAAACAGACCAAAAAGAGGCCGAAGTTGTCGACGAAAAAATGTTCGATAAGGTATTTGATATGATTACAAAATGTCATGGACTCAAACCATTAAAAAGAAGTACCAAATCTCACAAAGATTGCCAAGGCAAAAAGACAAAAAAAATAAGGGTTAAGAATTAAAATGCATCGTTTTATTAACTACTGGATCATTAGTTAATAAAAAAATCAAAAACAAAATAAAAACGACTTAATATTCAGACCACTGCTTTTTATTATAAGAATTAATCTTTAATAAATCAGCCGCGTGGTCTTTCCAATACTTAACTTTGGCATCTAGTGCAACATCCGCATCTGATTTTGGGACTACATCTACTGCTTTCATACGTGCCAAGTCCGAATCGCTGGGTTTTGGTTTCTTACCGAAACAATTGACACCAAATTTTACATAAGGATTCGCAATATATCCACCATTCACGCCCGGTCGCCCACAGTTATTTTTACGTTTGGGATCTTTTTGTAGTTCTTTCCAGGTTGATTTTTGTGTGGGAAAGAATATCATTTGCCCATCTGACCAGCCATAATTACACCATTCAGCACCTTTTTCATAGGCATCTTCCATTTGGTCATACGTTGCCATCTTTGCACCATAGGCTGTACAAATAGCTTGGGCATCATCATACGTATATAAGTTATTTGATATATTAAAGACTTCGTTCGAGGGAGTAGCAACAGGCACTTTATTATTAGAACTATCATAAACGATTTTGTTTTTTGAACCGGTATCTATATCATTTGGCAATTCATTCCATAGATTAGCAATAAAATTCTTGATAGGAATACCCAATACATATTGGAAAAAATCAATAATACTAATAATTATAAAAGCCAACCACGCAAGGTTCTCAATCAAAGAAATAAAGAACGGTTTTACATCACTTGTCATTGGAATTCGAAACAAATAAACAATAATATAAAAGACAACTAAGAACAAAACCACAGTAAAAATAGAAGTCGGCGTATTAATAAATTTAATTGTACCATCAAACAGACTTGTGAAAACAGTGGATTGGTTTGACTGGTCATACGTATATAAGAAAGAAACGATTAATATGAGAATAACCGAAAAAAAAAGGAAATCGAGAGTTCGACTTAAATTTATTTGAAAGGATGAAACATCTCCGCCCTTGTTAAAAAAAAATCCTAATCCAAAATAAGCAACAAAATATATGCCTAAAAACACCAAGATATAAATAAAGGTTGTTTTATTAAAAATAATATTGATTAAATCTTCATACGTCGTTCCACTCGATTTTGTCGTCGATGAAGTATTGGTTGAAGATGTTGAACTTGTCGCAGCAACAGCTTTATTTCCAGAACTATCTTTTACTGTAGATTTTGTTTTATTTCCAGAACTATCTTTTACAACATAATTAGTTGGATCATCAGCCCATTTTGTTCTAGCATCTTCATAATTTTCTATCATTTATTATTATATTATAGTTAGTTATTTTTTTTACGATAAAACAAACAGTATGCCATAGGCGAAATCAGATTACTTGTATTTTGAACTATATCTACATTTGCATCATTAAAATGTAACCATTTCATTTCCGCATTCCGAACAAACGCTGTATAATGCCCACCCATTACCCCGCCAATATGGTTACAAATGCCATATAACTGATATTTGTAAGAACTGGCATGATAACCGCGTATATATTTTGATAAATCTAAATTATCAATAGGAATATCTATTAGTGTATTAATTTTTTGATTTCCATCAGGCGTAAATCTCTTCAAAACAATTACCAAAATGTTAGGGAAATTCCAAAAAGATATCTGTTTTTTTATATCTTCCTTTTGGTTGGTTGTTTCATTAAACCAAGCATTATCTCCTTCTAAAATCTCTGGTTTAGTATAAATATCGAAACAATCATATAATGTCTTGGCAAATCCATTTTCGTCCATCACTGGCAAATCTAAAATAAAATACTGTTCTGGTTTTAAGACATGACGTTTTCCTCCATCCTTGGAAATAATTTCTGAAATATAAACTCCATAAAAAATGTTCATAATTTCCGAATATTCCTTTTCATAGGTTAATTTTAACATTTTATAACAAGCTACTGCTATATCATCGACATCGTTTTCTTTATTGCCACTAATCTTCATAGTTACACCTTTCGAAATGCTATTATGAATACAATCAATAAAAAAAAGCAGAAACTCAGGCATGTCGTTTTGTGCCCAACCTGTGAATAATTCTTTGTTTTTTATTCCGGCTATTTGCTGCACATTGTAAACGAATTTTTTAGGAGTAACAATTCCATTTCCACTCCACATTACATTACGTAAATCATCCCATTCAGATAAAATAGTCGAATCGGGCAAGTCCTTTTTAATTCGTTTTTTGAGATTGGCAGAATCTAAAAAATAATTTAATTCATATGTATGATTGAGAACCTGCATGCAAGAATTTAAAAAACAAGTATTCCCTAAATTAGTTAGTCCAGTCGTACCTTTATTATAATATTTTGACAAATCCATTTCCTTTACGTTTAATATAAATATAATAATAATATTAAACAATAATCTTTATATACATTATTGGGAATGGATAATGGAACTAATAGAACAACAGCTGAACAGAGTGACTTGCGAAACGATTTATTTGATTTAATTCAAGAGGAATTGAGGAGAACAAACGTAAGAACATCGACCCAACAAGAAACCCTTTTACCAACAATAAGAGAACTTATTTATGGATACAATGAGAATAATCGAAATTATAATGAAAATATACGCACAACTCTTCAAATTATACAAAATATGAATCAAACGCAAAATCTAATTCATAATGACAACTCTACGAATCGTACAAACACGAGCACAAGTAGGAGAACACACCGACCAACGTCACGAGCACAACAAGATACCAATATGTTTTTGTCTTATTTAATTTATCCTATAAGAGACCTTTCAGCAAATCAGTTTCAGGACGTTGTTGTGCGACCAACACAAGAACAACTTCAAGCAGCAACTCAACAAATTACGTATTGGCAAACATCCATAAATCAAACGCGTTGTCCGATTACCCTTGAAGATTTTGAAGACGGACAAATTGTTCGACAAATCACACACTGTGGCCATACGTTTTGTGAGAACGCGATTCAAAATTGGTTTCTTACAAATGTACGCTGTCCAGTGTGTAGATATGATATTAGAACGAATATACAAGCACATCCGTCACCACTTCTGCCAGATAATCTGATGGACTCATTAACAACAAGTATTGAAAATATGTTGCAAAATTATATTAACGAGCAACCTACTCGCCGATTTACAAACGATTTGTCATTTGATTTTGTTTATTATTAGAAAAAAATAAAAATATCATATTAATATAGTTGGCATGATTATATTATTACGTGGACATATACGTAATAGTTTTAATGATAATGAATTATATAATTTATTGAAACACCTTTCTGAGGAAGTCGACACTTTAGATATTTACATACAAACGTGGAATATTTTTCAATCAAATGTTAGTTGGCGAGAAATGAAAGAAAACAATACGATAGTCACAGAAAGTTTAATTTATAATTATTTTCGAGACATTCCCATAAAAAACATTATTATTTTAGATGATAAACAAATCGTTCTCACAGGAAATGTAGAAGGAAAAATCCCATCTACTACTATGCCTTTAAGGGGGTGGAAAAATATGTGGTTTGGTATTTATGAAGGTATAAAATACATAACTGATAACTGTCCAGATGATTTTGTGATAAATATGAGATTTGACATATTAAATAATTCAAATTCTTTTCCAAAGGATGAAACGTTGTCATTTATTTTGAGAAAAAAAATAAATATAAAATCAATGGAATTTGTAGTTGAAAAAAAACCAATTTTAGGAGTTGATAATATATTTATTGGAAAAGCAAGTCGGATGTTATTACTTTGTGCTCGCTTCCAATTTCAACTAGATCGCGTTTTGTTATATTATCCAGAATTAAGACACCAAGAATTTATGGTTTTTTTTGAAAATAAAAAACTAGATAACCTTCCAATTGTTTCATATTATAAACAAAACAAAAAGGAAAAAGAAAATGAAAAAGAAAAAGAAAATGAAAATGAAAAGGAAAAGGAAAAGAAAAAAAATTTCAATGTCTTACCTATACCTGAACCAGAGAAACAGAGCAGTCCGGTAAATTATGTTGGCAGGAGATTATCATTCAAAGGGTTGGTAATAACTTCTTTAAAAAAAAAATGGATTGAATTTGCAAAGTAATGATAAGCTGATGATTTTTTCGAATGTTTGAATACGTTTTCATACCGGTTTAAAGAATGATGATATTGTCTGTATTCCATATTTCGTATTATGTATTTTATCTAATACTTTATCGAATAATAATGCTTTTATTTTTGTAGAGCAGTATTTTTCCTTTTTTTTCATGAATGTCTCCATGTCAGGAAATTCATCGGCTAATTTATCTAGTTCTTTTTCATACGTTTTTATCGCGGTTTTCTTATTCTGTAGCTCCCAGATCTGAATAAGTGCGAGTCCAAACAATTGTTGCAGCGGCTTCATAAGTTGGTTTGTAATATAATGATTGTAATCGATTTGTAAATTATTCTGTAAAATAAATTCGGGCGTTTCTATCTTTTCACCCTGTAAAGCTTTTTTTCCGCTAGATTCAGCACAAACAAAATGTACAAACTTCATACGGTCACCAGGTTTAGGTTTATTTCCTGGGTCACGCTTAGCAATTCGATCGGCCAATACTTTATGAGCAATAGTTGCTGGATTCTTATAATCGCTACGAAGTGCCTTGGTAATCATTAGCTTATCCATAGGGACATTTCCATTTACTAATTCTTGTAAACAATCATTTAAATAGTCGATGGCTACCTTGATAGTGTTTTCGCGTTTTGTATCCATCAAAATCTTGAGAATACCTCCATATACGTCTTTTAAATAATCGCATGAATCGCGGCGTTTCAAAGAAAGTCCCATGAACTTGAGCTTTCCTTTGTTGGCATCTGTTTCGTACAACATTCCGACATAACGCTTTTTAGATAACAAAATGAAAGGCATAAGAGTTTTTTCATAAGTTAGCTCCATGGGTGGTTTCAAATATCTCGTACACAATGCAGCAACGTCTTGTGCGATTTCTATCGTTGCTTCAAGTGCTGGCTTTCCGCGGATTTTCTCTCCCGTGTTCGGATTTTCCAAATTAAATGTAAAGAATACACTATCCGTGTCGCCATATACATACTCAGCTTTACATTTTACCGCTCCATTACAGGTTGTGTTATAAACTAAATCTCCATATACTTCTTCAATCATACGTTTCGCATATGTAATCATCATACGGCCAGTTGCCGTAGTTGCTGCTGCAACATCCTTTTCATAAAACGTAGATGTTCGAGAACCACACTGACCATACAAAGAATTCGCAGTTACTTTATATCCAAGCTGACGCTTATCTAAAATATTCTGCATAAACGGATCCTTGGTAGTTTTAATTAGTTTTCTAGTGAAGGCACGGGCTTTTAATAGCTCCTCCAAAATAGACGGCATGACACCCTTTTTATTATCAGGAAACTGTGCCCACCGACAAACTATTTTCCCAGCCTTGGTTTTTTCTGCCTTGGATGTAGGCGTTTTCCGAATATATTTGAAAGTATCAAATTCCATATCAATATACTGAAATCCTGGCATATTGTCATACATGAAATTCCCTGAGGCATCAGTTTGACCAGTGACTTTTATTTGATTTCCCTCTAAATCATATTCTTTTGACCATACCTTACTATCATGTGAATAATTCTGACTAATCATGGAGGAAGGATAAAGCGATGCATAATCTACACAGGCTACTGGATTATCCATATACATAGAGCATTTTGGTGGCAATACGATAGCTCCTTCGTATCCGTCCATTTCTCCACTTTTTTCGATATCAGGCATGAGAGTATCCTTTTCCCGACATTTTTTCGCCACATAACTAGTGAGTTTAATTCCTTGACCACGGAATACTAAGAAACTAATCGGGACGCTACAAATACTGGACATTTCGACATAGCCAGTAATTACGTCGATTTTATTCATTAAATGATGAACCAAGTTACAATCTTGGATACAATATTTTGCAACTATTGCTCGGTCACTTGAATCACCGTTTGCTAATCTAAAAATATCTTGGGGCGTAACATCATCCTTTGCCATTGTCCACTTAATAGGTTTGGCACTGTCAATATGTTCATGACCGCTTATCAAAATGACATTAAATGTTGCTTTTGTATCGGGGTCCTCTCTTCCCTTTTCGATATCTAAAATGCGGAATTTCTTTCCATCTTTATAATAATCAGACGTAAATCCTACGAAACCGATATGAATAAAATCGCCTACGTGGAGACCCATTAGATTCTGGCTATAGAGTTCCGTGACTTCACCAAATTTCGGATGTTCCGTACATACTATTTTTTTTATATTATCACTAATGAATTCGCCTGCTACATCGTCTAATTTATAAGACGCCAAGTTAAAATCTCTGCGGAAGTAGGCATACATATCTATTTGAAGGCGTCCGGTCATTTTGAAAAACCGTAAATCATATTCACCACTTGCAATAACAAGCTTTGTGTTTTCGATTTCAACGCGGCTTTTACTATTATTGATTTCTAAATCATCTTGGTCATTAACCTCACTATCTGGTATCTTGTTGTTTTTTTCCTTGGCACAAAGTTCATTTTTTTTTTTTGATAATAATAAAAACTCCAACTCGCATCCGTTTTGTTCCGCACGCCGAAACATAAACTCATAATCAAATCCAAAAATGTTATATCCAATAATAATATCCGGATTTTCACGTTGAATGGTTTCTGTCCATTTTAATAACAAATCTTTCTCTGTTATTACACTTTCAATGACTGCTCCATCTACATCATCGCAATCACCAACAACAATACAATGATTTAAATAAGGTTCTGTTTCACCATATCTTAAAAAGGTTGAACCAATGAACGTCACTTCGTCACCTTTCAATTCAGGAAATTTGTTACAACGCGTCAACATGTCGTTAATTAAATGGATTTTTATATCTCGACTATATTCGCTATTTAATAGAAAGTCAATAATATTTAATTTTTTGTCTATTTTAATAGATGGTATCAAATCCTTTTTTTTAAAATAAATAGGCTTATCATCATTTGTGCCAGCAACTTGCTCATCGTCGCCTTCCGTACCTTGAACATCCGCATCTTCTTTCATTTTTTCAAACATAGCATCAATTGTCATGATGTAAGACCGATCTTTATCTTCACCATCACCATCAATTAATTTCACATCTTGCATTGGTGTTTTTAATAATATATTTACTAGGTCTTTTACGGTCTCTTTACTTATTTTTTTTTTCGGATATACTATATCAATATCATCAAATTTCCCATAGTCAAATGCTGCATAAAATACCTTTAATAACATCGCATTGGCCTTTTGTTTGTCAATATTTAAACAAGCAGCTTGCTTGAAAAACGCATCGACCAAATTTGTAGCGAGACGTTTATACGTTTTTACTGGTACTGGAAAATCGCCATGACTACTACTGGCCTCAATATCAAAACTGCATATCTTATAAGGCACTCGAGTTTCCTTTTCTGGTTCAGGAATTAATTCCTTGAGAGGACAAATATATTCGTATGTGCAAGTAGTGTTTTTTTGCACTACTCTCATCGTGCGATCAGTTCTGAAAGATACCCAGCCAGAGGGACTGATGTTTCGAATATGAAAATATCGGAGAAGCGGAGGAATATTACTTTCGTATAATTCGAGCGAAACGCCTTGGAATATGAATTTTACGCGATATCGCTCCTGGCGTTCTTTTTTGTTTTCTTTTGATTTTTGTATATTTCCTTTTTGCTCTTTTGCCTTTGGATAAGCATACCACAAATTCTTTACCTTATTCATGACAATCGTGTTTTGAAAGACGATTTTCATAAATTTACATTTTTTCCCACCACTAAATCCATATAATTTATGATGGTCAACTAATTCGCTGGAAACTATAGAATCGCAAAAATATTTCCCGATCTTATCCTTGATTTCACGCACCAATGCATTCATATTATTTTTTGTCCAGTTGTCGCCAACTTTAATATAAAAGAATGGTTGATATTCTTGCATATATAAACAGCAGGTTTCACCTCTTTCATTGATACCAAACATTTGAATAACAAATCGTTTATCTAATGTAGAGGGATTCGAATTTGAAATTTGGTTTTCTTCGTCTGAACCTGAACTAGCATCAGAAGAAGCTCCATCCTTTACAAAATCGTCTATCACGACAAAATCATATAAGCGGAATGATTTTTTAATAGATGGTTTTTTTACCGGTTTCGTCGACATTATAGTTATTTGATGTTTCTTATTTAACTCTTTTTCGGAAACTTGAAACTTCAATTTTTTACCAGTTTTGTAATATAGGATTAGGTTGGTGTATAATCAATTTCGGTCCATTCCGGAAAGACAAAAATATCTCCATGCCAAATGTTATAAATCTTGGGGTAATATATTTCTGAAAAATAACCAAACAACCCAATCATCCAAGAGAATGTCCCACTTGATAAAACTAAATATTTACACGTTGAACCAAACGCAATTGTATCTTCTTCATTAGACTGTAACCGTTGTAATCCATATTTCTCTATTAATTGTAAACAAATCGGGTGGTCAAGGGTATCTGATGATATAAATCCGTTTTCAAATTTGAGTCCTGATAATGCATTGTCATAATATTCGAATGGATGAATTTTTTTATGCGAAATTATATCGCCTAAGCGTACATGTACAAAAACGTCTGTGTTATTTTTGTAACGATGACTGCAATCATTTGCGTTTATGAAAATAGTTTTATTTTCAGGTTTCTCGAAATGTTCCTTTAAAAAAAAAGAAAATTCTTTGGTCTGACACCACACATCGTTTACAATATGAATGTTTTTGTAAATAGGTTCTTCACTAAGAACAAGTCCAAAAAAATTGGTATCTTTTAAAGAAATGGTTTCATCAAATGTTTTTTCTCCACTAAATAATTCAATTCCTAATTTTTTAAATTTATTTCCATATTTATAAGAAAACTTTAAATTGCTTTTTTTTGCAATAAAATGAACTGCCATCCCAACAAAAAACCCGTTTCCAAGTCGACCGCCGTGATGTTGACTTGTATTCATATATATATTTGAATACAATTGTTTTTATTATTATTATTTACTAAACAAATTAAAAAAAAACCCAGATTTGCATGTAGAGCATTTGTTTGTTCTTTGTCTACGGCGAGTTTTACGACCACCCATCATTTTAAAAAAATTATGTAATTTTTCACGTTTTTTGTATCCTTGTCCCTGTGCCGCAATGTCTTGATCATTTGCTGAATTACGTACCCATTCGACTAATTCTGGCGATGTTCTACCGCCTGTATAATCATAAAGTGTTCCTCTTTTTATAAGGAAAATAGTTGGATATCCTGCAACTTCGATCTCTTTATTTCCAATCATCTGTTTATACTTGGGTAATTCGGTTTCTTGATTGCTCATTTCAATAGTCACAACTCTACATTTTGCGTCTAATAGATGGTCGTGTTTTACTTGTTTTTCCATTTTTTTCCATTCTGGCATCAATGCTTTACAATGTCCACACCAATGAGCATGAACTAATACAACATGTATGTCTTTCTCTTTTTTAGGAATATGTTTATTATTAACTGTATGTCTTTTATTTTGGTTTCTATTACTTCTACTGCTACGTCTAGTCTTTATACTTACATCATGTTTTTCTTTACCACCAAATATTCCAAGCATTTATACATTATCGTTAGAAAATGATTTTCTTCTCTAAATAGTATATAAGTATATACAGGTTGATTTCAAATGAATAAAATCAAATTATTATTTTTATTATTTTTGATTAGTTTATTTTTCGTTGGATTATATGTTACCATGTTTTTTGGGAAACCAACGAAAAGTGGCTGTAAAAAGAAAGAGGGATTTGAGCAAAATGGTAATAAGGAAGATACAACCACTTCTGATGATTGTCCGGATTTATTGGTTCAAAAGGGAAATGTTTTGATGTTGTATAACACGACCAAGCCAATGGAAGAAGGTAAAAATCCCATTCCCTTTTTCAATTTAGATGAATATATTAATTATTTAGAAATACAACGGAAAAAGGGCATTCATTGTCCAATCTTATATTTACAACAAGAGAACAATGCCCAGGGACAGGATGTATACCGAATGAGGCCTAGTCCATTTGAATTAAGTGGAGGATTGCCATCTATTACACAAGTTCAAGCACCTATAGATAACAAACGGGTATTTCAAGCAATTGACGCTTCCAGAGAAAATCCACCATATAATAGTAATAATTATTCTGGATTTGACCCATATGGTCAAAATGTGGGCGTTTACACAAACGTTGATAAATTACATGATTCAACCTCTATGAATAAAATAAGCGATAATCCAATGGACCCCAATTGGGCAGGAACCATTTATACCCAACAGATGGTTGATTCTGGGAAATATGTTGATAATAACATTAGTAAACCAGTTTTATTTCAACCCAAAGTTGCCTTTTTTCCAGATATTGGTGGACCATTTCCTCCACCTAAGGACGAATTATAGTACCTGTAAAAAATTGATGAATAATATATACGCTTTTATATATATTATTATAGCGAAAATGGAGATTTGTAAACGGATTTGTGGTTTTTTTGAAACGTGCTTTAGAAAAAAATGTTCTCCCCAATCAAATTGCCTTGATGATACAATACATAAAACTAGATACGTAGAATTAGACGAATCCACTAATATTGAATTGCCAATTGTTACTGACTTAGAAAAAGATGGAGAAAATGACGTTGAAAATGACTTTGAAAAAAATAGTGAAATCGAAACTAGACCTAGCGAACTTTCTGACATTTCCGAACAGCTAGAACTCGTAGTAAAAGCATTGGAAGCACTAGAAGACAAAGACTAAGGCAACAGTTCAATTGTATTAGTACTGTTACTAGTTAAAAATCGCCGGATATTTTCTAAACAACTCTTGCTTATTTTACGTATTTTGCCATTATTTTCAATCGAAATGTTCTCAATACACGCAGGATTTTTTTGTAATTCCTCTATAAAATGCGGAAACCCATTGAATTTCTTCATAATCGTGATGGCAGTTACAGAACTAATCCCAGGAATTTGGCATAATATTATTTCACCTATATTCTCAGGTGTAATATTATCTTTTTTTACTTTTTTTACCACGGAGCAATAATCCGCACTGGTGCTTGTCTCATTTTGTGTATTTAAAGTGGCTAAGTTATGTGGTATTTTCCCTTTTGCCAAATCTCTATCTATTTTATCTGCCATAAATAAAATCCATTCTGCTGATTCGGCGACCGAGGAAGTACGCATCGTACTAAACCCTTTAAAATATTGGAGTGAGGTCATGGCCGAATAAATAATTTTTTTGTCACTAGGATTTCGTAATTGGGAGAACATTCCTTCTATCAAATAAACAATAGAATGCGAAGAAAACCCACTGGAATTTAGTAATCGATATGATTGTTCTTCGTACCGACCATCTTTTATAGAGGATACTAAATCAGAAAAGGATTTGCGTTCGATTAATAAGATATCTTTATCATCATTTGTTTTAAAATAAATATCCCCTAATGGGAGAACCTCTTTCGATAAAACGATGGATGGAGGCGATTGTTGTGTTTGTGAAATAAGAGTCAATAAATATTGATAAAGTGCGGTTTCCCGCTCATCTACAATAACTTTCATAATAATAATAATATAGTAATCAATAAGAAATTACTATATTGTTTCAAAAATGTATTTACAACAGAGAACATTTACTAGATAGTTAACGAGTGCACAAAACGAAGAGTTAACGAGTGCCGGGGATATGGAAATATGTGTTGGGTCTGTAGACAGATCCGATAGGTTTGCTAATATTCGTCTTAGGGAAAAGAGTAAACTGGTAGGTACTTAATTTACAGCAATGTCCAGCAACGGGGTTAGTAGAATTTAAATAAATGGAAACCCAGTGGTCACGGCCTACCTGGTAAGGGAATCCGGCCTTCTTGTCTCCACCACCTTGATTTTGATTAACTTGGGCACGGCTACCCATTTGGGCACGGCTAGATGAACGAAACGCATTTCCTTGGGGCATTTATATATACCTTATATATTATATATTAGCTAAATATTTTTTTTAAAAGACATAGAAACAATCCAACATAATTAAATAGGTCTATTCATCTTATTTTGAAAATAACATGAATATGGACGAAGACATACGCATCGAAAAAAACGCAAACGGCCAAGAAACCTATATTTTTGACCCGTTTAATCCCCTAAATAAACAAATCACAGAAAAGGAAATCGAACAAATATTGGCAAATTATGGCATCGGTGTACCGGTTCATAATTTTGAATTATTCAAACGAGCTTTCATTCATCGTTCCTATATCAAACGCCCTCATCTTGAGAATGAGCTAAATAATGTAATTATTGTTTCTAAACCAGACGATTGTTTACCACTTTATACCAAATCAAATGAACGCCTTGAATTCGTAGGAGATGGGGTTCTGGAATGTATTACTAAATATTACCTATATCGGCGATTTCCAAAGGAAAACGAAGGGTTTATGACTGAAAAAAAGATTGCCCTCGTTAAAAATGAATCGATTGGTAAGATGGCGTATGAAATGGGTCTGCATAAATGGTTTGTATTATCTAAGCATGCTGAAAGTAAACAGACGCGAACTAATTTAAAGAAATTAGGATGTCTGTTTGAGTCGTTTTTGGGTGCCATGTTTCTAGATTTTAATAAGATAACAGTAAAGGACGATGATGGATGGTTTGAAAATGTTTTTGTTACGGGACCGGGATTTCAAATGGTCCAGAATTTTGTAGAAAAGGTATTTGAAAAACACGTGGATTGGATAAGTCTCATTAAAAACGATGATAATTTTAAGAACATATTACAGGTAAAAATACAAAAAGAATTCAAAGTAACGCCTGATTATTTGGAAGTCGTAGATCATAATCCGGAAACAGGCTATCATATGGGCGTATATTTATGTTTAGGTCAACCTATTTATGCGGTGAAGCCAAGTCAGTCTATATCACTCACTCGGTTTTCGTCTTATAGCGAAATTCATCAGTTTATGTCACTTAATGGGAAAATCTTGGTGTTTTTAGGTGAGGGTATTCATAAAATCAAAAAAAAGGCTGAGCAAATTGCATGTGATTCAGCAATCCAGAATCTCAATAAGTATTCGTAAATATAGAATGCATAGTTTCAAGTGTCTTTGTTGGAATTAATTCTGTAACGTGGGTTTTCACTTTCTTAAACAACCCGTTTTTTTCTACATTTGGTCTATCTAATAAAGGTCTTTTATCAAATGTATTACTATTATGACTAGACACTACTATACACTTTTTTGAACTCAATTGAACCATCGGTTCTGTGAACCCTTTTGTAAAACTTTTTTCTTCTGCATTTGTTAGGCCAGATTCATGTGCATTTGTCAGTAAATACTCCCGTTTAAAAGCCATGCAGTTATTCGTTGAATGATTATTGTCTAGTTTTTTACTTTTGTAGAGTACTTCTGAACCATAATCATAAATATATATATTTGAACATCCAGCAATGAGACATTTGGATTTTCCAAGTTTATAAACAGCATCTTCTACCCTTTCTCTTGGATAATAATCGTCGTCGTCCATACAAACAATGATATCTCCTTTACATGTATCATTTCCGCTATTTCTTAGGTCACTTAATGCATCACCAGTATATTCTAAATATACAATATTAAATGACGTTTGGTATGCAATTTCTTTTATTTTATGATGGTTTTTTACTGCATCTTGTTCAAGTCGACTCCCTTCCACGATAACCCATTCTATTATATTTTCATACGTTTGTAATTGAATCAAAGTTAAAAGATTCCGTAAACATGCTACTCTAGATAACTGTGTTACTGTAATAATGGAAACTGTCGGGTTTCTCATCTAGTTAGTTGTATCTTTTTGTTTTTACACCTTTTTTCATTTCATTCTAAATCAATTTTCTACACCTTTGGGCATTTCAATGTTTGAAGGTGTAAAACAATCCAAATGTAAAATCAAAGGTAAATATGGTACAATTGTGTTTTTGTATGCAGTAGTTCTAATTAATAGTTGTCATATTTTTAACTGCATATTTTAGCAGAGAAATATATAAAAAACTAAAACAAAAGGATGAAAATAAAAAATGGAATAAAAATCCTTATACCCCAGTTCTCAAAAATTCAATTCCTTTTTTTATTGATATTAGTATATATTTTATTTTATTTTGTTGAAATGGACGAGACGTACGATGAGTCAATAAAAACCCGGTCTATTCAAAAAGATGGATTTTGTGTGTTATATAATCCAAAATATGCGTCAAGTGTTGGCATGAATGGCTGGCCAAGCCACGACCTAGAACGCGATATTTTACAAAAATTACCGAGTGGTTATGTATTCATTGATTATATTTATAAAATCAATAATGTGTCTTTATCTACATTTCATCGTGATGTAACGTCAAGTCAACATATTTATAAAACAAACTATCCAGTCTATACAGTAATATTATACAAGTATGATGGGGAATTATTGTCGATTTGTCCAGGAAGTAATCTAAGTTATCCAGTGGTTTTATCACGTATTGTAAATATAAATGGAAAATCGGGCACTACGTTTTTATTTAATTCAGATATATTACATGCTGGCCGTATTAATAATTGTGAAAAACGTGAAGTATTACAATACAAAGTATGTCATAAGTCTGACTTGGGCAAACTTGTCCATTTGACTGGAACCCGAATTGATAAAACAGATATTTGTGAAATATCATATTGGAATTTATTTTTAAGAAAAATGTCGTATTATTTTGAGATGCCTATTAATTATTTGTTTTATCCATTAATGATACAACGTGAAAAACAAACCACAATTGTTGGAAAAATTCAAAACTATATTCCTATCCAATTTTATAACAATACGACTAAAAAATAGAATATATTTTATAAGAATATAATATATTGTCTTTTAATTACGTAATATGAGTAAATTACCGTTTCAACCTTTAGTAGTATTAGAAAAAAAACCAATCTCTTTAAAATATGAAGAAATACGCTATTCTTTTGAACCTGCTTCTACTGTCTCCAAAAAACCATCTGATAAATTGACTGAGTTAGAGGAGGGTGAAGTTTCTGAAGATAATGGACAAGGTCGCACTGAAGGTATTGGTGAGGAGACGGTAGATAAAAAAAAAGGGACGGAAGTAAAAATTTTGGATAAGCGGAAATCAAGTAGATTAGATATCGAGCTTATTTTAAATCGTATGCGAGACCATCTGGACGTAAAAGATACCCTTGATCTAAGATTACCCGTATCACCTAGCATGCCTATCTTTTTAGAGAGAGAAGTAGTAGAAAAAGGGATCGAAGTAGATTTTGGACCCATTGAACCATCTAATTTACCCACTGATCCAATTCCTTTGAAAACAGGTAAAAAATTGGTCATAAAACCTAAAATCACAGTAAAATTGAGCGAATTAGTGAGCGATCAAGGTTCAAGTGATGTTCCCAGAAAATTAGAAGAAGAAGTGGGTGTTGAAGTAATTGAACCAAGCGACGTAGCAGAAGATAAAAAGGGGAAACGTGGCCGAAAGAAGAAGGAAAAGGTAGTTGAACCTGTCCCTGAAGTCGATTTGACCACTGCTATGATTCGCAGTCAAAAAGTGAGCGATCGGCTTCCCAAAGAAAAAGAAAAAATTATTATTCGTGCTCCCACTTATTATATGAGTAATCGCAAAATTTTTACTCAAAAACTTACTGAGTTATTCAAACCATATCAACGTGAATTAATTGAAACTGCGGAATCGGTCACATGTGAATCAAGACAAGACGCCGAATTCGAATTATTAACTCATCAAAAAGTAGTACGCGACTATTTGAATCTTTATACCCCATATAGAGGGCTTTTGTTATATCACGGATTAGGTGCTGGTAAAACTGCGAGTTCGATTGCCATTGCCGAAGGCATGAAGAGTAATAAACGTATCTTTGTGCTAACACCAGCATCTTTAAAAATGAATTTTTTTAGTGAGATGAAGAAATATGGTGATGAACTATATAAAAAAAATCAATTCTGGGAATTTGTGAGCATTGAAGGAAAACCTGAATATGTTGGTATTTTATCTAGGGCCCTTTCGCTATCTATCGAATATATTCGTAAACATAAGGGTGCCTGGTTAGTAAATATCCAAAATGAATCAAATTATACGGAATTAGATACGGACCAACAGCTTGAAGTCGATGAACAATTAAATGAAATGATTCGTAGTAAATATACAGATATTCATTATAATGCAAACAATCTTACGTCTATTATTAAAATGTTGTCAGGTGATTTTTCTCGAAATCCTTTTGATAATTCGGTAGTTATTATTGATGAAGCACATAATTTTGTGAGCCGTATAGTGAATAAAATTAAAAAAACGAAATCAATTTCCTATGTGTTATATGATTATTTGATGAACGCGTCTAATGCTCGTATCGTATTATTATCTGGAACGCCAATCATCAATTATCCGAATGAGATTGGTATTTTATATAATATCCTCCGTGGATATATTAAAACCTGGACCATTCCTGCTACCTGGGACAAAACCGAAAAATTAAATACGGAAACAATTTTGAAAATGTTGGATGACGGAAATATGAAAACCTTTGATTATGTCGATTTTGCGGATAACAAAATTAGTATCACCCGGAATCCATTTGGTTTTATTAATATGAAAAAACGTGGTGCCCTAAGTAAACGGGGCGAGGAAGTAGGCAAAAAGAAAGTGGGCGGGTCAGCAAAAAAACGGTCATCGGCTAAAAAAAATAAAACTAGAAAAACTAAGGCAAACGGGTCAGACGCATTATTTACTTTACCCCTCGCAATGTTACTTGCTTCTTCAGATGAAGTCGATCAAGCGGATCAATCTAATACGGATGACACTCAGACCACTTATTATGGCGGAAGTGGCGGACCGGTTTTTGAACGATATAATGGTGTACAAATGGATGATACGGGTAATATTTCAGATGATGATTTTATTAATCGCATTCAAGCTATTTTGAAAAATGCAAAAAATCAGGTTACGATCCGCGGGTCTATAGAACTCAAAAAATATAAGGCCTTACCAGATGACGCCGATGCCTTTATGAATATGTTTGTAAGCGATGGTGAAGTTACCTCAAGTGCGATGAATTTATTCAAACGCCGTATTTTGGGTCTTACCTCTTATTTCCGTAGTGCCCAAGAGCAATTATTACCTAGTTATGTACAAACCACGGCTGGCGATATTTATCACGTTGTAAAAACGCCTATGACCCCACATCAGTTTGGAATTTATGTAAAGATTCGTAGAGAAGAAGCTGACCAAGAAAAACGGTCAAAAACTGCGAAACGAAAACCGTTGAAGCCTGGTGAAGAAGATGCGTTCTCAATTTCTTCTACTTATCGTATTTTTTCAAGAGCCTGTTGTAATTTTGCCTTTCCTTCTTCAATCGAACGGCCTTTACCTACTATTAAAGAAGGTGAACAAATAGACGAAACTGTCTTAGATGTAGTGCCAAAAGAACAATTATTAGAAGTAGATGCCTTTGCCTCTCAAGATGATTTAGTCGGTGAAGAAGCCGTTGCAGAACCAGAATTAGTAAAATATGAAAAACGTATTGAAAAAGCCATGAATGATTTAGATAAAAAGGTTGATGGCGGCGAGGCGGGTGAATATTTAAGTAAAGAAGCATTGCCAATGTATAGTCCGAAATTTGCCAAGATATTAGAGAACTTGACTGATGAGACGAATCAAGGATTACATTTGTTATATAGTAATTTCCGTACAATTGAGGGTATCGCTATTTTAAGGTTAGTGTTGTTAGCAAATGGATTTGCTGAATTTAAAATAAAGAAAACAGGTGAGGTATGGGATATTGTGGAGGGTACAGCAGCGGATGAGGGCAAACCTAAATTTACTCTTTATACTGGTACTGAAGGGACAGAAGAAAAGGAAATTATTCGTAATGTTTATAACGGAATGTGGGATTTTGTCCCAGCTAGTATTGCTGTCAAGCTGAAGGCCAAGGCCGAAAATAACAACTATGGTGAAATCGTAAAAATATTGATGATTACTTCCTCGGGTGCGGAGGGTATTAATTTACGTAATACGCGGTTTGTCCATATTGTTGAGCCTTATTGGCATATGGTACGTATTGACCAGGTTGTAGGTCGTGCTCGACGTATTTGTAGTCATCAGGATTTACCCGTAGAACTACGCACAGTGAAAGTGTTTTTATATATTTCTACTTTTAGTGAGGAACAAAAAACCGATGAAAACAATATTGAGTTGCGTATTCGTGACGTGAGTAGGCTCGATAAAAAAACTCCTGTAACTACCGATGAAACACTATATGAAATGGCGAGTGTAAAACAAAAGATTAATAATGAGATTTTAAAAGCTGTCAAAGAAAGTGCGATTGATTGTAAAATTTATTCGACAATTTCGAAGAATAGTGAGAACTTGGTATGTTATGGTGTCGATGTAGTAAAATCGAATCAGTTCTCCTCTTTTCCTAGTTTGGAAGAAGACCAAGCCCAGACAGAAGGCTTGGATGTTCGTAAAATTACTTGGCGTGCGGATAAAGTCACGATTAATGGTACCGATTATGCCAAACGCGAGAATTCAAACGAGATTTATGATTTGAATAGCTATTTACAAGCTACTAAGGGTGAAGGTGTAGCTCAGCCAATTTTGGTTGGGCGTTTAGTAGACCAAGATGGTAAGAAGCGATTGATGTTGGTTTAAACCGATGAACATTTAAAATGTGACAAATCTCCGCAGGAGATTTGCCTTTTAATTGATTTATCGGTAACGTTGCCCTTGAATATCTTCAATGGTGTAAAAAAAACGAGTCGGTTTAGCATGGTCCATTATGCTTCATTCCAGGATTGGTTGTTTTATCAAATGGTTCAAACAATGATTTAACACATATTCGTATCCTGGCATTATTACGTAAAATTGCCTCCATATGGAATTTCCGATGTTCACAATCGCCTTTTTTAAATTTCATTATTTTTTCCCCAGTAATGTTCTCGTTTTCTCGTAAAAAGTGGGCAGGAAACATCTGAATATTAATATCTGAGCTATAAGAACAATTTGTAAAGAGGGGAGCTTTATAAATAGCGAATCCGTTAAATGCACTGGTCACTGTGATTAATTGGTCTGGTTTGTTGGTTTTATAGTTCTCCAATTTTTTTTTAAAGTCTGTTTTGTGTTTTTCGAGAACCTTTTCATAATTTGAAAAATGGAAAAAACTATAAATAAAGGGATAATAAGAGAGTGCCCAATAATCATAATATCCCGCGGTTCTATCAAAAGAAACAGCATCCCAATCATCTCGAGCCATGGTTTCATAAAAAATAGACATATTAATATCTCCTATGCACGAATAGTTATTTGCATCCATCATGGCAAAATAAGGAATATGTGAGAACTCGGTCCTAATTATTTGAAGTAGGGCGTTCCTTGCATAGGCAATGTTCTCAACTTTTTGTTTTGACTGTTGTTGCGGATTTATAATGATACGACACGTACCAGTTTCATACTTATTTTCTTGATTAGCTTGATATTCTTTCAAGATATTGAGTGAATTGTCGGTTGATTTATCATAAAATACGAGAACCTGGACAGGATTTATTTTGTCGACATTTTTGAGAACATAGGGCAGACTTTCTGCGTTATTATAGACACATAAACATAGACATACTTGGTTCTCCATTTTACAATATATTTGTATAGATATTGTAAAAAATTGATTTCTCCCTATTCTGTTTTAAAATAAAGCAATCACTCATTTCAATGTCAAAACACTTTACTAGCGGAGCTTTTATACGGGGCACAGAGACGTTTGTCACTGTAAATAATGCTAAACGGGGTGAAAAATATGAATGTCCTCATTGTAATGGACCGGTTTGTTTCAAACGGGGGAAAATATTGAGGCCTCATTTTGCTCATCATGCATCTGATAATCCTTGTTATTACTATGATAAACCATCTGAATCACAAATACATAAAGATGCCAAGTTTGCCATTCGGACAGAATTAAATGAACATCGTGAATTTGCATTTTATAGGGTATGTTCTGATTGTAAGTGTGAAACCGAATGTTTTAGAATTACTGCGGACTTGTATAATGAAAATACCAAGGGTATGTGTGAGTACGATTGCAGATTCAAATATAATGATGCTTGGAAAATTCCCGATGTTGCACTAGTTGACGATGGAAAAATCGTCTTTATTTCTGAAATATGTTATAAACATAAGACTCTTGAAAATAACCGACCTCCTGATATTCCTTGGGTGGAAATAAAAGCAGAATCATTTATTCAATATATTAATTCCACTGATGATGTTGTTTTGAAAATACAATGTATGCGTGATTATGTATGTGATAAATGTATTCAAAAAAATGCCGAAAAGGAGCGACAAATTGAAAACGAACGACTCAAACGAGAAGAACTTGAACGAGAACGGATTGCACAAGCAAAAATTAAAGAACAAAACCGCATCGAACAAGTGAAAATAAATGAACAACGCCGCATCCAACAAATAATATTTGAGAGAGAACAGCGACAACGTATTGAAAAGGATAGACTCAATAGAGAAATAAAATATAATTGTCTATGGAAAATATTAAATAATTTGGAATTTCAAGATAAAATTAGCGTTAGCTTTAAAAACTCCGATGGACTTGTTGATGTTAATGAAGAATGGAATTTATTTAAAGAAAAAAAACTAAGAAAATTAGACATGGAAGCTAAAAAACAAAATCAAATCAATAAAGAACGCATCGAACGTTTGGATTTACTAAAACAAGAGGAAGAAAGAGATATTGCACGGGAAAAGTTGCGTTATTGGGTTGAATTAGGGAAAGAAACACAACAACAACGAGCACATGATTCTATAAAAAAAAGGAAAAGTAACATTTCATCTGTTTATAGTACTGCCTCGACGCTTTCTAATGCACCTTGTACCCACCCCTGATTTTGACTTATCATTTCGCCAACCACCATAATATTGGGATAAGGGTGTTGACCGTCTTTAATAAATTGTTTCCTAGTTTCAACCCCTTTTAATGGTTCATAATAATGTGTTCCGGCTTCCCAGTACCATTCAGCGATTTCTTCTAATTCGAGAACCGTTTGTGGTAATCCCAGTGATTTTTCCACTAATCTAGCAAAAAAATCTCGATTCGTTTTATTGTTTTTTGTATGTTCATGAAGCATTTCTGCGGGTAAATTATCCGTATAGGCAATCATATATACCCCCTTTTCCTGGTCCATGGTAATTATTTTATGAAGCGGCCCTGGGACAATAATTAAATGAGGAACTGCCATTTTTAGAATGGGAATCGACTCTTTTGAGAACTTTCCATATACACGTAAAAAAGGTTGGCTATGTATTTGTTCATAAATCTTTTCCTGTTTTTTTGTAATAAGTGGTTTTAATAGCGTTTTTACAGAATGGATGGTTGTAGCTATGATTATTTTTTGAGTTTCAAATTGGTCGGTTTTAGTCTTGACAAGGAAAAACGGATGTGAAGATGGTGTGGCTTTATCGTTTTTTTCCTCTATTTCGAGAACATTCTGTGACATTTTAATATTTTTATATCCTATTTTTTTGGCTAATTCATCCACTAAGTTCGCCCATGAAACTGAAAATCCCGTCCATGCTGTATAATTATCATCAAACCCATAATGGTGTAAGGTATCATAGGCAGACTCATTTTCATAATCAGTGTATCCAGCACACATAATAAATTGATGATATTGTTCCTTTGTTAAAATGCTTGTAGCAAATCGTTTGAAGGTGAGGTGGGAATGTTTTGCCTCTTTATATTCCGATTTTAAATGTTGAAAAGTCTCTTTTACCATACATTTTTGCCTTGATTCTAATACGGTTGAATAGGCAGGCTTGGTCTCAAATTCATACATTGATATTCCTAGTTCCTTTACTAATTTGATTAATAATTTGTCTTTTTTTTTACGTCCAATTCCGGCACCCGTAACTACTGATGTGCCAGCAAAATCCGCATTCCCTGCTCTGCCTCCTAAATAACCCGTCCGATTACGTTCTAGAACGAGTATTTTTATTGATGGTGTTTTTTTTATTAATTTATAGGCTGCATATAATCCAGCTATGCCACCGCCAATTATAATAGTATCATACATATACATAATTCGATGATATTATTATTGTGAGTTTTATGTACGCTTTTTATTTACGTTTTTCGAATAATTTACCTGAATTTCCACACATTGTTTCATTTTGTCTGGCCTCAATAACAGTTACATAATCATATTCATCCAAAACCGGTACTATTTTTGTAAATTTAGCACATTTCCCATATTGGGTGCTTAAAGCATATTCTCCCTTGTAAAAAGGTACAAAATAATGATTACAACTTCGGCAAATATGTAGGGACGGAATGGTTGATGAATTCGCCTCATTAAAAAAACAAATGCTTATAAAAGAGAAAATTGCACCCACTACTTGTAAAAACATTATTATAATAATGTGATTATTATGATAACGTTTTTATATTTATATTGTTTCACAAAACAGTTTACATTCCACCGAATCGTCGGGGTTGGAAAATAATTCCCTGGAGGGAATACCAATAATTATTTACTCCATCGACCGCGACAATCACGGTGCCATCTGTAAAATTAATAGTTATGGAACCCGGAACAATTTGTCCAGTAGTAGAACTCGTATGTGACGCTACATATCCTATCTGGCCAATTTTACGATTTTGAATAGGACCCTCCACATCATTTACGATGGAGGTCTGGCCAGCATCGTTATAAATAGTAATATTTACGCCTGAATAAGCACCACTTGTCAATAACTCGTTCATATCATCATTAATTTGAGAGTAAGTTGTTGTGTTAAGTTGAGTAGCCATTTATATATTATTCAGATATTTTTTTCATCGATTGGTTTTTCTAAATAGATTGTTGGTGGATTTGATTATCGATTATTCTATAGGGGTTATATTGTCTATTTTAACATTTATAGATTCATTAGTTACGATGTTAATTAAGTTAGCAGTTGTGCACTTGTAATCTTGATATTCAAAACTCTGTATAAGAAAAACTTCTTCTCCTGGCTTATCCTTTATATTTACTAAGGCACCTATTTCAAAATGACATTGCAACTTTAAAGCTTCTGATTGATTAATTGACTCTATATATTTAATCATTGGTGTTGCATCTTCACTTGTCATCATAAACTCACCTTGCATTTTTATAACTGAAAAATGAATTGGATTTCTGCAGTAAATTGATATATAAGGCAACGTATTAGTTTGAGTTTTATTTTCGCCTGACATAATAATATTTATTGTATTTGGTAGCTCACCCTCTTGATGAAACTCAAACACAAATGCATTAAACTTATATTTGTTACACATATATTGTATTGTTATATGTCCTAAAAATGCTGCTTCTTTTTTTAAAAGATTTAACTCATTTTGGGTCATACCTAATAATTTATCTTCTTTTGGCATTAACTCGGTTAAATATTTTCTAAACGCTTTTCCCACCGTTGACTTATTGGCTGAGTCCATTTTTCTATAATTTTCACTAGTTGCATACAAAATTGAATGTATTAAACAGGTTCCATCCCCCGGCGTGTAAATGGTTTCAAAATCTCTAATTAAAGATTGGTATTTGGCGGAAAAATCAACGTTGATATAGTCGTCACTGTTTTTTAACACTTTTTGATCATTATCGTGATCAGTATATGTCAATTTTTTTTCTCTAATAATTTCTCCAACTTTTTCATTTATCTCTTGTATATTTCCTCCTAATTTTTTACTATTTTCAGTTATAATAGTTACCCCAGGCTTTCGTGGTACTGGTGCTACTCCTTCATATACTTGTGCCGGTTTTTTTTCTTTCGATGCTGGTGCTGGTTCTTCTCCATCGGATACTAGTGCTGGTTCTTCTCCATCGGATGCTGGTGATGTGGCAGTTAGTTTTGTAAAAATTTTAACTCCTGCAATTGCAGGTCCAGTAGAATTCGTAAAACTCTTGGCATCTACTTTAAATGTGCCATTTTCATATTTTACCTCATTTGAAAATTTATCATAACTGGTAAATTTACCAATTGATTTTATATTGTCTTTCGAAGCAAAAAATCTTTTTTTATCGGAATCTGCATGCATCTTACTGTCTTCAACATAAAAATATTCTGTTGAAGCATTAGAATTTTCTAAATTTTCTACATTTTCTACTAGAAAAATTTCTTCCAAAATTTCACTTTCTTTTTCTACAAATACAGTGTGTTTTCCTGAATCAATGATTGCGTTTTCGAATCTATATTGTATTGGGTTTGTATCAGGAACTTGCCCAACATATTTTCCTAACCCTTTACTGATTCCTGTAATACTTAATTCACCAGACTTTTGTTTGTTCTCTTTCACATATTCAGTATTTGCGTATAATAATACTTTCGGTCCACTCTTGTATCCATCCAACAACTCAAAGTTAACTCTATAACCCAGTTTTCCCTCTTCAAATGTTTTTTGTTTTATTACTGCTCGTTCTTTTTGCTTTGCGTTTTCAATTGTTTTCTTTTCGTCTTCTTTTTTAATTTGCTCTGTTTGTGCTGTCTCTTCATCTAGAGTTTTTCTTAATAATTCTTCTGGTGTCGTAACGTGACTCTTTAAATCATTGACTGCATAAGTTTCGACAGTTTCATTTTTAGTAAAACGATTCTGTGTCGCCTTGCACTGTAATGTTTCATACTCATGGTCTGGATTGATATCTTCAATATTCGTTACGGCAGGTAAATTATAAGGAACAATAACATGAATAGATTTTCCCGATTTTACTTCTACTTTTACTAAATCTGTAGGTTGATATTCTGAACGAAGAATATTTGGCACCATTACTTCGTATGTACACGAGTTTATCTCAGATGGAATACAAACAAAATTTTTCTTTTGTATTGATTGAATATAACCTAAATATACACCATTGTAATCATATTCTCTCTGAAATTCAGGTAAATTACCTAGTGCAGGATTCTTCTTTTGTTCTGGTGTCATACTACGATATAATTTTTGTAACTTTCGAATGTTTGTATCTTCGGTATGAATATGTTTACCTTTTTGATAAGAACCCAACTTTGTAATACTAGAACCAATATCTCTTTGGTCTGGGTCATACCAATTAGGACAAGCATAAACATACGGAATGACCTCGCTAATCATTTCGTCTCCCGCGATTCCTTTTTTTACTGTAACATATGCCTCTTTCTTTTCATATTCACCTGTTTTCTCTGCATCATTCAAACTTCCTGTTAAGATTTGACCAGCCACAATCACGATCGTAATAGGTATAAGACCCGCAGCTAACGCAGCAACGGTACCTGCTGTAGCAATAGCTGCTACGCCAGCAGCAGTAGATGCTGCAGTCGACCCCAAAGATGCTGCTGTACTAGCAGCTGCTATGCCACCGATACTTGATGTAGCAGCTCCTACAATACTTCCTGAAATTGCTGCTCCTGTAACAGCACCAGTTCCAACTACTGCACCTGTGGTTACTCCAGCGGTTACCCCTGCCGCCCCTGCTGCTCCTATTGCTCCTGCCTGACCTTCAGTATAATCCTCTAAAGATTCATCTCCTCCGCCGACTTGTCGTTGTTGTTCATTGGTATAGTTATCATTTCGTTCTTTTCTTTCTTTATTTTCTTTCATTATATTTTCAGTATTTGTAAAACGATTTCTTCTTCCAAATTTGGCAATTTTTTTATTTCCAACGAGTCCGGTTTTTGTTTGGTTATAGTCAACGGTAACAAATTGAAATACGTAAACTTGTTCTTCTGCCTCTTCATTTGTTTCAACTTTGACATCAGAGAGTAATCCCATAAAATTGTTATTGATTGCACAAAATTTACCCAAATATTTTTGCTTTAAAGAAAATATCATTTTTTCTGTTTCTGTTAATGATGTCTCTCCTGTAGCAGAGCGTTTGTCATCTGAATCTAGCTGTTCTTTTAAGAATAAAGTGAGAACTTCTACTATATTATCGTTTGTATTAAATAATGCGGCAACTGCACCAACATCAGCAGGAAAAGAATCAGGACTAGAAGAATCAGGAAGAGGTGGACAAGCAGCAGCAATGATATCAATCATTTCCTTTAGGTTTAAAAACTCACCTAATTTTTTATTAATATATTCCGCTGTTGTTTTACGAGAATTTGCATTCTTCAGTACTTGTTCAGCTTGATCTTTTTTATCTTTATCACCATCAGTGGTTGCTTCTTTAACTGCTGTTGTCGCTTCCTCAATTGCTTTAGTTGAATTATATTTTATTTCTTTTATTTTTTCATTTAAATTTTTTGAAACAGTCAGCACCATGTCATAGGCGTCTCCCTTTTTTTCTTTCGTCTCATTATAAAAACTAGCCGCATCCTTTAATTCTATCACGATATTCAATATTTCCATGCCCAAATTATAAAAAATACCCGCAGACGTTTCGTATACATAGGATAAGACTGTCTCTCTTTTGATATATTGTACAATTGTATCCGAAGGTGCCGAAGGTGCCGAAGGTGCCGAAGGCTTCGAAGGGTCTTTCCCAATGTTTTCTACAAACTTATATTTAAACATGACGTTTCCAACTAACTTCGAAATATCATTCGCAAATGTCTGTGTTAATATATTTGATTTTAGAAGGATAGACATAAAAATATGACTCACCATAAAACAGTGGGGACTAGCAAGGATTCCAAACGTCAAATGTCCAATTATTTCTGACATCGGTGCCATACAAACCAAAAATGGAATTCTCAAAATATATTTCATTGTTTTTGAAATACATAATGCCAAATTATTCTGCATTGTTAGACCAGTATGTGAATTCATTGTTGTATTATCACGCATTCTTCCAAGTCCCTCCATAATACGATGAATCATATTTCCTTGTACTGTATACAAAACAGAATCTATAATTTTCAAAAAGACATTATTTTGGTCGAACGCCTTTTTAGCTTTGGCTAATGTTTCAGTGAATATATTACCACCAATCTGGTTTCTTTTTATCTTTCTTGTTGAATTATTGCCCCCTCGAAAAATACTCCATTTTTTTTTTTCTGTTTTTGCAACTGCCTGTTTGGAAGGTATGGTGGTGGAACTGAGTTCTAAAGGCAACCCATTACTTATTGGCAAATCCTTTAAAAATTTAAAAAATTCATTATCATTGCCTTTGTACTTATTGATTAAGTCATCCCATGTAGATTTTAAATAATATTCTTGCGTGACAGCTTCGGACGAAGCAATAGCTAATTGGACACTTGTTGCTTTTGTTTGTTGTTCTTGTTGGTCTGTTTTATTCTGTTCATCAGTTTTTTGATTTCGCTTTTTGTCCTCTTCAATTTTTAGCGTTTTCTGTTGTACGATTTTATCTGCGATTTGTTTTTTTATCTCTTGATCTTTTAGACGTTTTTCCAAATCTTTTTTATAATTTTTTTCAAAATTTGTCAGTGTTGTTACCAAATCATTAAAAGACAATTTTTTTTTAAAATCGTCATGCCAATCACTGCGTGTATCATTAAAAATAGGAATTTCCTTTCCATTACCAAAAATATCTATTGCGTTTTTATCAAACACAGAAGTTTCTCCATTTTCTTCATCTTTTAGATTTAACTTTCCAAATTTTATTTTATACCTTTTGTTAGAAGATAATACGGAAGTTGCAGTCTGTTCAAAATTTAAAATATGTAAGAAATTTTCATTTGCCAATTGATCTGCATCTTTATTATTTTTATTTGGCCATTTTTTATTTCCAGTTGTCTCTTTTAAACTTTTTGGATATTTCATTACTGTAATTCGTCTCATTATTTCTATAGCAATAACTAATGCATATTTGGCTTCATAAATCGAATAAAGCGGTTTTAATTCAGCAGTTTTAAGATTAAAATTCTTTCTTGGATCAAAATCATCCAATGATTTGAATATGCGTGAATCTAAGTCATTTTCACTTCCATCGAGAGGCGGGTCCAATCTATCTATTTCGAACGGGATGTCATAATAATCACGTAAACGAATTAAAATTTCAGAATCCCCGCCTCCTTTTTGTAAAATTTGATTACTTTCGTTAATAATTATTTGTAAAGGAGCTGGCACGTCTTGAGCGGTAATCTGATTATGTTGGCTATTGCCGCCTGTTGTTGTTTTGACTGGTGTTAATTTATCTATTTCTTCTTCTTGAGTTTCAACCTCTTTGTCAAGTTCGTTTTGTATAGAGCCAATTGGTTCTCCTTCTTTTACACGATTTGTTACCTCTTTGAATTTAGAAGATATTCCAGGATTTACATAGGACATTAAAGCAATAACCTTGAAAATAAGTTTCATAGAATCGATGTACCTCTCTCTAAATTCGTTATTTTTAAAAATCATGTCATTTTGTTCATCAATCATATCATCTATAGTGAAGAATGGCGTTAATGTCCCGTTCCAAAGCATTACATTTAGCTGATGTCTATAAAAATGTAAATATTTAAATAAATAATCGAATTCTACTGAAAAACAAACGTAGTTATTATACAGTTTTCGTAATCGCTGGCAATATTGGATTGCCTTTTCATATTTTGCAGTTGGTCCTTTTCTTATCTCATGTGTTATCTCTTTTTCGATTGCATCTTTCAGTGTTTTTTCTATACTTTCATAAAGCTCTCTATCTATCAATACTGCGTTATTGAGTCTACCATACGGCAATTTTGCCTTATAACCTGTTAAACGTGTTAATTTTTTTAGCGAATTAGGCATTAAGCTTCGCTGTTGAGCACCAAATTTCTGTGCTTCTTTTTCCTGTTCTTCGCTTTCTTTTACACCGGGTTCAGATGCATATTCTCTTGCTTCAGTTTGGGCGGCTTGGGCTGTTTTACTAACTTCAACTTGTCCAACAGTTAAAATTGTCGTTGCAACGTTTTTTCCAAGTTGACCACGAAAAGCACTTTTCCCTTTTTCATCAACAGATTCATTAAACTCTTTTTTTTCCTGTTTGGTTATCCCAGTACTTCCATATAAATAAAAATTGTTATCTCCAAATAAATTTCCTTGATACATTGTTATATCCCAGCGAAAAGGGACTATTTTACCAAGATAATCTTTACTGCTTTCATAGTGATCTATTCCCCCTTTATTGAAGACTTTTCCAAAAAATTTATCAAATTCATCGGTAGTTTGATTTTCAAAATTAGCATCTATTAAATCTTTATTAATTTTAGGTTGTCTCTCTAATGAATAAACGCGGCGTATGGTATCCATTTTCATATATTCAACATAAAACTGATTTTTTAAATGAAGTTTATTAATATTCGATGTATTTAACAACAAATTAGCAAGATATTTAGCCTTGTTTTTTGCTTCAACAGATGCATTTACGACGTTTCGGCCAGTATTCATTACTCTTGAAATTAAACTTCCTTTTGTGGCTACTTGTTTGCTTTCTTCACTTGTTTTAATATTTCCAAACCATCCCTTTTTATTTTCTTTTGGTTTACCATCACTTTTCCACATTTGGAATAAATATAATAAATATATATAATTATTACATTTTTCTAACCTATTTTACACAGTAAACATGAATACTTACTAAATCCATTGTTTTGTTTCATGTAAGAAACAAAATGCGTTCATTCAAGAAATAATACATTTATCCAAATAAAATATAAAAACAAACGCGTAATAAATCTATATTTTGACACTATGAACGAAGAAAATAATGTATTGACCATTAAAACCGTTCAGATTCAGCCTATTCGTAATATGATAACCGCTATAAAGGATATTTTGACAGATGCAACCATTACTTTTACTAAAGATGGCCTCAAAATCATTAATTTCGACAAAACTCATACTATTTTAGTAAACGTCATCCTTCATTCTAATAAATTTGAGCAATATACTTGCAAGCCAGATAAAATCATTGTTTGTGCAAATACTCTTCACCTATTTAAGGTGATTTCGACTATGTCAAATGATGATACTCTTTCTATGTATATTGACCAGGCAGATTATCATGATGGTATCGTATCCCATTTAGGCCTCCAATATGATAATGGGGATATTAAGCAATGTTATAGCCAGAAATTACGGCTTATTGAGCCAGATATGGAGGAGCTCGTAGTTCCAGACGTAGAATATTCTACAGTCATTAATTTGCCCACCACCGATTTCCAAAAGATTATCCGCGATTTAAATGGAATTTCGGACCGTATCGAAATCAAATCTGTAGGAAATGATCTGATTTTTTCGTGTGAGGGTAATTTTGCTAGTTCTCGTATTTTCAGGTCAGAATCTGATGGAAATATGGAGTTTATTCAGAAATCCGATGCATCGGTCATTATCCAGGGCGAATTTTCACTAAAGAGTCTCAGTCATTTTATTAAATGTACGCCCCTCTGTAGCCATTTAGAGATGTATTTAGGAAATGATTTGCCACTTATTGTAAAATATGATGTTGCGTCTTTAGGTGAGATTAAGTTATGTTTAGCACCATTACCGCCTTCATAAAAAAATAATAATATTTCCAAAATGATTATATTATTATTTTCGTCGTTTTTTTGTTTTTGATTTATGGTTTGACCGTTTCTTTGACCGTTTCTTTGACCATTTCTTTGACCATTTCTTTGACCATTTCTTTGACCGTTTCTTTGACCGTTTGGTTTTTATTTTTATCTTCCCCCCTCCCAATTCTTGAGAAAAAGCGTCAAAATCTTCATAAGTTACCAGGTGATCCACTCTTCTTATTGATTGCCTACCCGTTCCGACGTGTCTACAACTTGTAATATATAAGCAAAGTTTAAAATCTGGATTATATTGTTCTCGAATTGCTTCAGCAATTCCGAGTTGTGAATTTTCATCAACTTTTCTAAAATCATCTACAAATAATGAAAACAAAAACATAAAAATCAACTGATCGCTTAATTTTGTTGCTTTAGTAGTTAGTAAATTTGATAGAATATACAACATTTTTTGTACAAATGCATTTTTTATTTTATCAACTTGTCTCGGTGGATTCAATTTATTCCATTTATTTTCTATGTAAAATTTTAATAATCTAATTATTTGAAGATCTGGTATATCGTTAGAATGGTTTAATTGTCTAAACGATTTTCCTGATTTTTTAATTTCAGGAAGATATTGATTAAGTAATTCTTGAGGAAAATAGTCAAAAAAGTCTCGAATCGAAAAAAAACAACATTTCATTCCAAACGGACTAATTTTTTTTTCTTCTTTCTGATCGAAAAAAAATTCCCAATCTAATGTCAACGGACCTCCGGTTGTCCCTGGCCAAATTGCAGGAACTGCGTTTACACTTTCACTTTCAACTGCCCATTCAAACAATCTAGGTCCAGGGCCTTTTCTTGACGAATCTGCCTTTTTATTGTCTTTTGCTAATCTTAATCTTGCTTCATCCAAGTCAGCTTTAAAGATTGATGAAAAGTTTTCACGCAATGGTTCTAATGATTCTAAAAATAGCTCACTTACTTTTTCCTTTTTGGGAGGCACTAAGCCGTTTGATAATTTTGAAAATGTTTCAAACAACGTATCTAAATCAATTGATATGTTTGTTTTTGGCATTCCACTATTAGATTTATCAGTAGCCAAACTCTCGTCATCAGTATTCATAGGAACATTACCAATTTCTGAAGAAGCATCAACGACATCAACAACTTCATCAACGACATCAACAACTTCAACAACTTCAACAACTTCAACAACTTCATCAACTGTTGCATACGCACCTTCCCTTCCAACTAAAGAAGTAATCGATACGCATGTTTTTAAAAAAAATCTGAAATTTGAACGATATATTTGTTTTTGTCTAAGGTTACGTAATGAATCAGTTTTAAAAAATCTTTTAAACAATGAATTAGTTTTAAATACAGTTTCTAAAAATTCATCAAAAACTGAAACCACCGTCGTTCGATCACTAAATGTACTTCCGTGAGCAATAATGTTTAACACAAATATTGTATCTTTTGTATCTTTGCCTTTTTTAGTATCGGGTTGCTGTAGTAGCGGGTTTTGTACAAGTTCAACTTCATCTTCACGTCCCCTTTTATTTGACATTCATCTATATTATCTTTTCATTTTATTACAATACATTTCTAAATAATGATTTTCTTCACATTTGTTACAGAAACACTACCCGGTTTATCTAATTTGGTAACATTCTCAATATGGGTCCATTCTACCTCTACTTTTGCCTGGCTTTTAAGTGCGGACATTTGTTTACAAATCATCGCACCTTGTTTGACTATTTTTAAAAGTTCACTCTTATCTATGACAACCTTTTCGGGGATTTTTCCAATAACATGACAAGACGCTAAACCTGCTAAATGAAACCAAAGGTCACTCGGTTCAGCATCGTCTATAATATCATGATTTTCCCGGGCGTTTTGTCCCACCTGAAATTCAATATCTATATTTAAACAATCAATTCTACGCAAAATCGTTTTCATCCTGGTTTTGTTTTATATTAAGCGTAAAACTCCCGGAATCCTATCAATTTTTTTATTTAAATTATTTTCATTAAATAGTTTTACTATCGAACTCGTCAAAAACCTCCAAAAAGAAATGGGGTCACTCAGGAATTTTGGACATTTTTAAAATGTCCATTTTCAGAAAGTGGGAGGTAGAATTTTATTTATTTTTTAGGTTTTTTGGTTATGCAGTCATATGCAGTAAAAATGCATTTTTAATCTAAAAAAACGCCAAAAAAAGTATTTTTAAAAATGATTTAGGAAATATTCTCTATAGTAATTATAGTAATTATTCCCAATGTCTTTTATTGTCGAAGATTATGGTTGCAAACTTTGTAACTTTAAATCGAGTAGAAAAAGCCAATTTGAAAAACATATATTGACTGCAAAACATATTAGGTTAGCAAATCCTATTGAAAATATTTCCAAGACCTTTCAATGCCAATGTGGAAAGACATATAAACATGGACCCAGTTTGTATACGCATAAACGTAATTGTTCGAAAAAAGATCAAAATTCTAAAGAAAATAATATCTCTAATGAGGTAATTATTCATTTATTGAAGCAAAACGAAGAAATTAAAAATATTTTATTAGAACAAAAAGAAAACGAATCTAAATCTAAATCAGAAGAACTTAAGACCATGATTATTGAATTAATGAAACAAAATCAAAATATCATGGTTTTAGCATCCAAAGTTGGAAACAACAACAATAATGTTAATTCTAATAATAACTTTAACCTCAATTTCTTTTTGAATGAAACGTGTAAAGACGCAATCAATATGAATGAATTCATCAAAAATATTGAAATCCAACTAAAAGAAGTTGAAAATGTTGGAAATGAGGGATATGTTCTCGGAATCACTGATATAATACTGAATCGCCTGAAACAATTAGACGTGACAAAACGACCAGTGCACTGTACCGATTTAAAACGCGAAACTCTTTATATCAAGGACGAAAACGCTTGGAATAAAGACACAAATGAAAATGAAAAAATGCGAAATATGATAACCTGTGTAGCAAATAAAAATTATAGGAGCATACCAAAATGGCGTGCGGCAAATCCAGAATGCCAAGAACCCGAAAATGACAAATATGATTTATGTATCACTATGATGCGAAATGCATTGGGCGACTTAGGCGATGAACAAACAAAATTGGATAATAAAATTATAAAAAATATTGCCAAACAAGTTATTGTAGATAAAAATACAACGACCGTCGTCACTTAAGCATTTATCATCGATTTTCCCGTTTTATTTCGTTTTATTAGAATTGCCTGGTCCAACGGTCTGCAATCATAAATCCCCATTTTTTTAGACAATAAACTAAAAATAGATTGGTCATGCCGATGTTCTATGAAGACATCTAGATTTGGAGAAACACTTGGCGAATCATCTATCAAATGATAATTGCATCCTATTTCGTACCAATCATTCACGAAATTGCGGACGGTAGAGCATACACGATATATATTTGTAGTAGCTTGATGTTGCCGAATATCTAGCAATGGATGGTCTACCATATTCAAATGCATAATCAGGTCCATTTTTGTCCACGATTTTTCATAACACGTTTTAGAGCCAATGATATATTTGGTTTTTATTTCGTCAAATAGTTTTTGTAATATATGTCCCTTTGTAATATCAATTTCACAACCTGCATCCGCATATACTAATATATCACCATCTTGCATAGTAGCCATAGTTTTTTTGATAATCCATGGCTTCCATAACCAATAACCGAATCCCCTAGAATTTGACTCAATAAATTGCCCATGTTTTGACCAGAATTCGGAGTCCTCCTTAAGGTCGGCATCTGTATATAATATGGTTTTATCAAAAAGGCCTAATTGGCTGCATTGCTTTAAAAGTCTGTTCCCAGAATCAATATAATTTTGTCCTCCAGCACCAAATGTTATGAACACTCTTTTCTCATTTACACCCTGTAAATTATTCAAACATTCTATTTCAGGACAAAACTCGAATAATACCTTTTTATCTTGGTATTTCCAGGGACTATGACATCCAAATGCATGTTCGCTGAAAACGGTTTCCATAGCAAATCGTTTCGCAGTTTCATAATCTGGTTTTAATAAACCATTTTTCTTATCTGCAAAATATCCATCCTCGTTTTCTTTACAGAACCCATTTTTTTTTATAATCTCTATCATTTTGCTCTTCTTACGTAGTGATAACCCCCCGTTTCCGATATAATCATATTTGGTTGGCCAATGCAAATGGCTAGGCCATGGTGCTCCCACATATTCAAATTTTAAAAATTCGTTGATGGTGTCTTTATTTTTTGGAATAATCATAGAATCGGTTTGAAAAATAAGAATAGTTTCTGTCGGTATTTTTTCATAAAATTCTACACTTGTCAATAATTTATTATAATCGTTAGACTCTAAATTACTCACATCCAGATTTTTCAAGACAATTCGTGTAGATTCTTCTGGTGTTAAATTATTTGTCATAATGCCTTTTATAAATCCAATGTTATCTGTTCCATGAAACAACATAATATTCCATTCATTTGATAAATTATGAAGATAATTTTTTAAAACAAATGAAAGTGCTCTGTGCCTTCGCGGTTCGACAATTACAGCAGTATACATATACATTATTAGATTATAATATTTGTAACGGGTCAAGATGGACTTTTGGTGTTGTTTCTAAATAAATAAAAGCTTCTAGTAAAAGCTTTGCAGTAAACGTCCCGCCACATAAACATGCTGCTACGCAAATGCATTTTCCAAAATAAATCATCATAATGATATAGTATAATATATCATTATAAAAGAATCAATAAAAAAAATAACTAAATGACTGCGAATTGTCAAGCGGTTCTGATTTACACTTGTACAATTACATATTAGAAATCGGTTTTAGGAATTTATTTTTTTTACAACTAATAAAGTATTATCCCAAATATTTTTTGAAGAGGGTATTTTGAGCAAAGTGAATACACAATCTTTATGATGAGCTTCCCATTCTTTTATTTTTAATAAAAATGGAACTTCATATTCTTCTAAGATGTCTTCTATAATAAAATATCCATTAGGCTTTAATTTATGTATACTGTTTTCGAAAAATATAACATTGGCATGAAACATATGTAATCCATCCTCGATAATAATATCAAAATTGTCTTGTAGTTCTGGTTCGTCCCACATTTTTTTTATAATATTCGGATTTGTTTGGTCACAATAAAACGTCTTTATTTTCTTTGTGTTAAACAGTATATTTGTGTCGATATCCGCACCAAAAACGGAGGAATTTTGAAAAAACTCAGACCATCCAAAAAGGGATGCACCTGGTCTTCCATTTATTCCCATATTGCTAGGCACATTTATATTATTTGTCCCTAAACCCAATTCGAATATTCTTAACTGCTTTTCAGATAAGTCTTTAAATATACTATAATAAAACGTTGTATAATTATGATGACTATTTTCGATATCTACAGACCCCTTATCACTTCCATGTCTTCCCATAATTTCGCATAAAGTAGTGCATTGTTTTTCGTTAAAGAAAAATGGCATTTGTTTAAAGGTATACAAATCAATTATAAAATATATTAACGTTCGAAACGAAGAAAAGTAAAAATCTTTTCCACCTTTAACCGTAACCGCCTCCCCCTACGAATCAGAAGGAATGTACGTGTTAAAATTCAGGTTCATGTTTCTTAAAAATACAACCCTGTTTTGATAGGTTAGGAATTGATACTATGATTCCTGCATCTTGATAACAGGCTGTATCGAGCCATATTTTTATAATACAAAAATTTTTCTTTGGTGAAATGGTAATCCCATTCACATGTTTCATTTGCTCTGAATTTTCACAGAGTGATTCGCCACATAATAAATAAAATAAATTTTTCCATACTTCAGGAACACTCTTATTTATTACTTTATAAGAAAAACACCCACCATTCCGATTGTGTGGGTCCTCCCACATGGGCGTAATGCCTTCCCGCATAACAAACAACATACAGTTTTTTACAATATTTTCGTGTAAAATTTCGTTCAAGGAAATTACCTTTTCGACAGTATTAATATCGTTCATGATAATTGTATAACCAGATAATTCCCAATTTTTGTCCTGTGGTAAATGGTAATACAAATTCCATTTACCAAGCAGAGAATGTTGTTGGGTGGAAATACTCACTGTATCCATATAACGATTACGCCCGTACTATACAAATGTAAAAAATCTTTATACCCTTTTTTTAGTTACGATTGAATATCTTGATTCACCAAGCAGAATATATTGATTGCTAGTCAAAGAAAATGTTTCTACGTCATTATCAATTATTTCCACTACATAATCCATATCAAAGTGATAATTGAAACGCTGATGATCCAAATATTTTTTTATAAAAAGTGGTGATAATATCTTATTTCCGTTATAAAAATAATTCTTGTCGATATCAATATAAATCACATCATCCATAAGAGGGTGTGTATATTTAACACTTAAAAAGTAAAAATTACATGAAACAAGAGGGAATTCTACTGAGATTTCTCCTTCTTCTTCACAAGGGTAAATATGATTAATATATTGATCGCCTATCTTCATCGTCACCATGCCCTCTCCCATGTTTGGTGAACTATGAAGAATCGAATTAATCGTGTTGTAAGAATCAACAAAACCATCCACATATGTTTCAACCGACCTAGTGTTTGCTTGTTCTCTGATAAAATCATAGGTTTCTAGATATTCAAACTCATCGCTTAAAAAAACAATCGGGTTCTTTTTTAATAATACGGACACACATATCCAATTTGTTTGAAATGGCTCAATTCGATACTGTAAAAAAAGTGAACTTGCTGATTTACCACAATAAACAAGCTTATCAACAAATGCTTTAAAAACTCGATTTGTATTGTAAAATTGCTTTATGGTCGTTTTTACAGATTCAGTTTTTTTTATGAACCAAGATAGCCAAGCAAACAAGAAAGGCAAAAAAGTCGATACAACTTTGGATTGCATGAACAATTTCTTGCCCTCTTCTATTTTGTTTTTAAATAAATCAGTTATGGAATTTAGCAAATTTTCATAAAAGTCCGCCATAATATATTATTATATTCCAATTGTTTTATATCTTTTTTATTACATATTTTACGTAATATAATTTTTTAAATAACTTGAATAGGAAGGTGGTAAATAGTCATTATCGCCAGTCGATTTTTTATTTAGTTTTACCCCTGGCCTTTCATACAAATCAATGGACGCATTCATTCGCTCTTCTATTTTATCCAAATCCGTATATTTCTCTTGATTAAATTGCTGGTGTTTAAAATTCTGGATTTTATTCCGTATAAAATATTTATCACCAAAATAACTGAGATGCCAACCACCCTTCTCTATTTTTTCACAATCATTTGTGCGATTATACATACGGATATCATGAAAATGTATGTTTAGCTCAAGATATTTTTTATAGGAAACTGCTTTGGCAAAACACCACTTTTCTGCCATCTTTGACGTAAGGTTATAATAATAAAAGTCTTGAACTAGCTGCTGAATATCAATCTTTATTTCACCCGTTTTAATTAAAGCAAGTGTTTCAGGATCAGGAATTTCGTCAACATCTGAAATAAGCAATACATCATCCTCTAAAATACCGTGCCTCGATTTTACTTGTTTTATGCCGCGTTGAATACAATTACGCTGAAAAATTTCGTTATCCCATTGCTGTTTTTTAGAAATATTGATGTTGGGTTGTTTGAACGGTAAGTCATCTACGATAATGTGGATTATTTTATCTTGATATTCTTCAAAAAGCTCTTTATAATCATCATAGGTACATGATTTTTCTATACCTGTGTGACTATGGGTGGCCTCTACTAATATAAAATAATCTACATAGCTGTCTAAAATAGCCAATCGATAACGCAATAAATCGAGCTCATTGTAAAAAGTAAAACAATCAATTATTTTCATAATATGTACGAAGCACCTATATAAATATTAATATACTATATTTATATATATTAACCCGTATTATTTATACATTTATACATTTACAGATTTATGAAAAAAACCGGATTATTTATCTTTCATAGAGATTTTAGAATCGTCGATAATGTAGGACTATTAGCTGCTTCTGAACTGTGTGAAAAACTCTATACATGTTTTATATTTACGCCTGACCAAGTTGGAAAAGCGAATTCATTTAAAAGTGAAAATTCTGTACAATTTATGATCGAAAGCTTGAATGATTTAAAACAGAATATTAGAGCAGACGGTGGAGATTTGATGACGTTTTACGGCAAACAATCTGATGTTATAAAAATGTTGTCCAAGGCACTAGATATTAATGCTGTTTTTTTCAATAAAGATTATACGCCGTATGCTGTCACTAGAGAGTCGGAAACCGTAAAGTTATGCGAATCATTGAAAATTGACTGTCAGATGTTCTCGGATTATTATTTGTTTGAACCCGGAACTGTACTAAGTGGTGGAAAGACTGCTTATAAAAAATATACTCCCTTTTATGAAGCCGTCGTGCATAAAAAAGTAGACGCACCTACTTCGAAAAAAATAAAGAATTTTACGAAAACTACAAAAGCAATGTCGAATGCCATAACCTTGGAACATGCTCTAAAAGCATTTACAAAACCAAACGTGGATATCTTAGTGCATGGTGGTAGGGCTGCTGGTCTTTTACGTTTGAAATTGGTTGCAAAAACCCAACATAAATATGATGCCAAACGCGATTTTTTTATTGAAAACACTACGTTTCTGTCTGCCTATTTGAAATTCGGCTGCATATCTGTTCGCGAAGCATATCAAACATTTCGACATACGAGTCACGGTCTGACAAGAGAACTTATTTGGCGTGAATTTTTTGCTCATGTTCTCTATTCTTATCCAGAAGTTGTGGGGAAATCTTATCAGCCAAGGTATCGTCATATCAAATGGCAAACTAGTAAGGTGGCTTTTGAAAAGTGGAAGATTGGTCAAACCGGATTTCCTATTGTCGATGCATGTATGCGTCAATTAAATACGACGGGATATATGCATAATCGTGGGCGAATGACCGTAGCGAGTTTTTTGATAAAGACGCTCTTACATGACTGGCGATTAGGTGAAAAATATTTTGCCCAACGCTTAACAGATTATGATGTTGCTTCTAATAATGGTGGATGGCAAGGAATTAGTGGAACAGGTGTAGATATGAAACCTTATTTCCGTGATATGAATCCGTGGATACAACAAGAGAACTTTGATAAAAACTGTGAATTTATCAAAAAATGGGTGCCCGAATTGGCAGATGTCGACCCAAAAGATATTCACAAATGGGCAGATGTTTGGATGGATCCAAAGTATAAACAGGTGGATTATCCAAAACCAATGGTAGATTATACAGAGCAAAAAGCAAAAATGTTGCAAATGTACAAGGATGCGTAGAAATCGTCAACAAATTTTAGACCGTAATAAAAAATTGATTTTAAAACTTTTTAACCTTTGTCAGAATAAAAACGAATTAATGCGATGAGCGACTACATAAATAAGATGAGCGACAGTGAAGAGGAGTTGTTTGAAATCGCACCCGATGGCGAAGGTGATATTTATTTAATGGGAAACGTAACCATGCCTCATATGTTAAAAATAGGGTATACTAAAAATGAGCCAAAAAGCAGGGCTTCTAAAATATCAAATAATGCAGGCGTATTTATGGGGTTTCATGTAATTGCTTCGTTTAAATGTCCAGATATGAGGAAATTTGAAAAACACCTTCACGATATATTTACGGAAGAGCGTGTAAATCCGAAACGCGAGGGGTTTGGCTTCATATGCGAAGATGGCTGTGATGTTGAGACATTAATTGCCAATAGCAAGAAGTTTAAGATTTTGAGGGACCGCGTTTTGGCCGTATTTACTATGATGAAGGATGCCTTTTCCAATCTTCAGGAAAAGGAAGTTGAGGTTGTCCAGCCAATTTCTGGTGCAAATATGCTCGATGTTGTAGTCCGTTCGAATAAGAAGAGAACGCAAAGAGTTTATAGCACAAATCCCAAGGCCGTGGCAGCCCGACAAAATTACGCAACAAACCAAGAATATAAACAAAAAAGAAAGGATTCGACTGCAAGATATCTAGCAAATAAAAGGGCAAAAGAAGATAGCCAAACATAACGGGAATAAAGCTATGAATTCTTTTGTATAAATTAAATATTGACCTTTTTTCATCACATAGAATGCTGTCAATAAAATATTTGCGTAAAACTATTTAAATATTATGTAATTATTAGTACTATATGTTTGCCTCACGTATATTACCTACTATTTGTCGTCGCAATTTTTCATCTATAAAAAATACTGTATCCGCAGTCAATGTTTTTCAAAACAGCTGTTATCATAAGATTGATTTCAAAATAAATGAGGATAGGCTAGTAAAGGAAGCAGTTACGCGTTTTACAGCATTTAATATTGGCTGTTTAGCAGTAACGGATAAAAACAATAAGGTAATCGGCGTATGCTCTGAACGTGATTATATTACAAAAGTTGCTTCTTTGCATAAAGACGCCAATTCAATGAAGGTAAAGGATATATGTACCTATGGGCCACAGATTATTATTGCGAGACAAGATGATACTTTGGAGACCTGTATGAATAAAATGATGTTTAAGGATATTCGCCATTTGTTAATTATTGATGATAAAAATGAGGAATTTATTGGAATGATTTCTATTAAGGATTTGATAAAGGAAATTATGAAGAATAAAAATGATATTATAACTCGACTTAACGATTTTAACCTTGGAAAGGGAGCATTTTTTGGCAGTGAGTAAAAATAAACATTTAGTTACCTAAAATATAATAAAATAGGCTTTTATTATATTATATATAATGGATAATGGACAAAGCACAAAAAAAATCTGTATTTTGATTATTTTTTCACCTGGCCCGGTTTATGATAAGATATTCCCTCTTTTACAAAATTATTATCGCAAATTCACAAACGTGATATTTTATTTTACACAATTCCGAGAAAATCAAACAGAACCTATCGAAATCTGTGAAGAAAAAAACATGATCTATGTTCAAGGTAAAGAAGGATTAATGGGTATTTTAAAAAAGACCGTAGAAGCTATGAAATCTATAATAAAAACCCATGATGGCGACTTTGATTTTCTAGTGCGAACTAATATATCTACCTTTATTAATATAGACCTATTGGGTAAATTTTTAGCTCAAGTTCCTCCTTCAAAATATTATGGAGGAGGACATGTGTTAAAATGTAATTGGGGAAAAGATAAACGAATGTACGGGGTTTATTATATACAGGGCACTAGTATTATTTTTTCAAAAGACATAGTGGAGGATATGTGTAAATATGATGATCGTTTTGAATATGATATTATAGATGATGTGTCTTTTGGTCGATATATTAGAAAATATCACCCAGATATATTCAATAATACTGATAAGTATATGAAATATAATGCTTTACATGTAGGATGTAATTGTTGTCAAAAGCCAAGTGAAGACGAAATTGAACAAGAATGTGTTTTTTATCGAAATCGTAGTTGGGGTGATAGACCTGCGGATATAGTAAAAATCGATAAATTATGTAAGAAATTTTTGTCAATTTCACCGAACAATTCGTAACTAAAAATAATTATTGAAGTGATAATTATTTTTTTCCTAATTTTTATTATTCTTTACTTTGTTTTTAAATATCAAGTGCGATTGTATTCTTTGCAGACCCATTCTTCCTGCGACTACGCTTTGGCATATTACTATTCTGTAAATCTCTCAAAGAACTAATTGAAATCATAGAATCGTCTTCTACCGTAGCTTCCTGAATATTAATATTGCGTGTCTTTAGTCCAGACAAAATATTATCTATGTCGGTAGTCTGAGGCCCTCTCATTTCAGCACGACCTTGCTGCTGTTGCATAGCACTGGGATTTTGGGGTGTTGGCGGTACAGAAATAGGTCGAACTGTTTGTTGTTGATTTATATCTCTAAAATTACTATTAATTTCGATACCCTCCTCATAAAACATAGTTCCGCGTCCTGCATTTAGGTCAGGACGGTTTCCTGGTGCTTCCGTATAAGCCATACTTGAACCAGGTCTAGGCGGCGGAGCTTGATTCTTTGTCTCTACAGGTGCAGGAGGTGGTGGTCCACGGGGACGATTATTTTGCTCCTGCATCAAGTTATTGGCCATTGCAAATCCGGGAGAAGCTTGACTCATGCTATTTACAGTGGCGTTTGTAAACATTTTCATTAACTCTGGGCTTTGTTTAATTACATCATTAAATGCAGGGGTAGCACTAGATAATGCTTTATTGGAAAAGTTCAACACCGCAGCACTAAAAGCAACGCGTAAAAGCAGGGATACCTCGGGGGCTAATTTTCCACCCTTATATTTATCATGTAATTCTGAAAAAATCTCCTCATAACTATCTAAATCTTCGCTTACTTGTTCTCCCCAGCCATCCAAATTAAGGTCAAAGGGATTAAATGCTGCATTTGCATATTCCATAGAATTGATAAATGTCATAAACCACCAACCCTGAAGCTTAATGCTATCCTTCTTGCGTTTATCTTCCATCGCACTTTCATATTCGTCTTCTACTTCTTCATAAGGCGAATCGAGATTGAAATGAGAGTTTTGTTTTGACAATCCTTTTTCGTACCATTCCTCTAATTTCTTTATCATCATTCTCTTCTTACGACGGCGTTCACGGTCATTCATTTTAGCTGATGAAGATGAAGATGCACTGCCTATATTAGCATCACTGACCTTAGAGTAGCCATCCCAGGTTTTCGTATTTCCAATACTCTCTCTCGTTGCATTACCTAAATTTGAATCATTTAACTCATCTTCAACATGAATTGGTTTTGCCGCCTGTTCAGAATTGGAACTTAGACCAAATAAATTAGCGGCAAAGCCAGTGAATGTTTTTGTGTCTCCACTACTTGCACCAGCAAAAATATTTGTACTCTGTCCTTGTCCGTTGCCTTGTCCGTTGCCTTGTCCGTGGCCTTGTCCAGTCAAATCATTTAATTCCTGTTCCAAGCTGTCTAATTCCCCTAAATTTAAATTCATACCATTCGAACTGGACTTTTTTTTATCATTCATCAAAAATTCAATTCCGCCTCCAAAATTTACACTCGGCTTATTTTCATTAAAATTGAGAGAAACGGGTTCTAAATCATTCAATCCAAGATCGATAATTTCCATGTATTATGATATTTATACAATATTTATTTTTAAATCATCCGCATAGGTTATTATATTTTTATTTTTCAAATACCATAATCCTTGTAAAAAACAATCTGCTAAATCGTCCTTCTTTTTTGTATTCATAGATTCCCTCCAAGAATGAAAAGGAAGATTTTTTTCTAGAATTTGAGAACAGTAATTTATACCATCTGATTTATGCTGTTTATAGTTATTGTTTTTTATTGGTTTTTCGCATACATTGGTAACTAAATTTGACTCCGTAAGTAGTGTGTTTTCTAATTTGACAAGTCGGGGGGTAAATTGTTTTAATTTATTTGCAGAAGATACAAACTCGATACGTGTATTATCATCATTCATAATAAAATATTGTGCTAACATGCCTTGTATTGTTTTCATTCGGTTTGCTATAGGTGATATTTGATTTTCAATCACGACATGACTAATAGTTTGATGAGTTTCGAGAACCTTATGTAATGCAATTTTCATATTCCTACCAATTTTTACTAAATCTATCTCACCTGCCCCCATAACCTTTTTTTTAATAATTGGTTCATAACATCTCTCATTAAAAAACACCATGATTTTTTCTAGCAATTCTGCCTTCTTCATATCTTTTAAGAGAGAATCTTGGTTCTCAGATACGTGATTTGATTGAGCAAATGATAAAAGTTCATCCATTTTCATTTTTTTCAGAGAACCCGTAGACATTTGTTTTGTGGGAATTAAAAAAGGACCGTTTTTGGCATGTTTTTCGCAAAAACAATTGGTATTTTTTTGGTATTTTGCTACCTTGCTACAATGTCTTATAGGTATTGTGGGTCCCTTGGATTTTTTTGCTTTGGGCGGGATAATAAAATTACATCGATAATCCGGCACTTCTTCGTCCATCAAATTGAGAACATTCCAATCAGATATTTGAATATAATTGGTTTCTGGGGGTTTTGTAAGAATGCAATAAGCCATGTTTTTAATTCCAACATCAAAACTGATTATTTTCATAGATTTGCTTTTTATAATCAAGGAGTTTTATTTTTTTAAAGCAGAACGATAAAAATTGCGGTAAGTTCAACCACTACTTTTAGGTTGAATGCAAACAATTGTACAATATTCAAAACACATACTAAAATCAACAATTGCTTCGGGGCCGTTTTCATTAAGATAAGCAAAATTAGCAAATCCTTGTAGCTTTAAATAATTGATTATATGGATAAATGGTATAAACTCATTATCAAACCAGGTAAACTGTATTATTTTCACATTTTTCAATAATTCTTGAAATCCAAAAAGAATGTTAATTAACTTGAAACAATTGTCTATTTTCAATAAATCTATATTTGATATTTGGTTCTCTATCATATACTCCTTTCCCGTTTTTAATAAAGGGCTTATATTTTCATAGTTCAGTCTTTGGAAATCGCCCTGTGTTTTATTGGATAACATAAAATTATTAAATTTACTGGTTTTGTTCTTTTTAAAAGAACCAGACAATTGTTCTAATAATTTACCTACTGGCTCAAAATAATGAACGTCTCCCTGAAAATCACGATAAATAGAATTATCTTGGCTACCTACGTCAAATATTATGTTAAACTGGTTTTTAAAATACTGATAAAACGTAAATTCGTAAAGTTGTTTATTTGCAAAGGGTATCTTGATAGTAGGATGGTTCATGTAATTACGAATTGAATCATTTATTAAATTTGAATGAATATACAAAGCATCACCCCATCCATGGGAAGTAAAAATAGTCGAAACCCTTTCAAACCCGCTCTCAGATAAAAACAAGTCAATGTCATTAATTAAGCCACACCCTTTATATAACTCTTCCTTGTTAACTTCTAAATAAATAACCCTAGCATGTTTGATAGAATTCTTACTTCCTCTAAGTGCCATTAATTCTGCACCTTGAATATCAATATTCCAGAAATGACACTTAGATGCGTCGAGTTTGTTTCTTTCAAAAAAAGAGTCTACAGTAATCGTTGTTTTCTGGATTTTATCTATAAATTTTATATCTGGATGTTGAGTGGCATGTGTATTAAAATCTAACACACTTGACGACTCGCCATTATTTGCTACATTAAAAAAGACTATGTCATCATTTTTATCGGTAATCACTGCATTATAAACATTAGGTATATCCTTTTCAATTAATTCTGCAACCTTATTTTCCATTGCTTCGACCCAAATGATATTCGCGGGAAGAAGGTTAAGGTAGTTTCTGTAAAATTTCATCTCTTCACACTCATGAGCTCCTATATGTAAAACGCCGCAAATATCAATTCCAGTCAATAGTCTTTTGATTAAATGTAAATCGAAAAGCATAATAACAATATATATAGTAGATTTTATATATTGTTTTTTTCAACGATAATTGTTTATTTATTCGTAGATTTCTTCTCTAATAATTTGTCTTGTGTTATTACTGGAGAAATCTTACGAGACTCTAACTGTTCTCTAGTTAAATAAACTGTTTTTAAATCACTAGATGCATATCCAATTGGTTTAGAATTGTCTAAAACAGAAGAATATAAAAAAGGCGTTAATCTGATCCCATTTGCAGCATTAGATTGAATAGAAGGGACATCAATAGGCCGTTTAAAATACCCAACGTCATTAGATGACTCGCGAAAATTGTACTCCATAATTTGTTGTGAGTTTTGCTGTAAATATTTGCGATATTCCCAATTTGATTTAATATTATTTGATTCAATCAACTCTTTGTTAATTGTAGATTCAGGTTGCCAAGAACCAATTATTGCCCGGCCATCGCTCATGAGCGGTGGGAATTCTGGATATTTATTATTAGTATTATAGCCTAAAGAAGACCGGGGAATAGTTTCTTTTATAATAGGGTAGGCTGATTTAATATTTTCTGGTTGATAGGAAATCATCGGCTATATATTATGAAATCAAATTATTCAACGAATAATTTTATTTTATGTTTCTGGTTATGCTAAAATTTACGCCTCGTCTTCTAATAATTTTAATAACTCAGGTTTCTTTAGTTTACTTGCATCGCTACATAGTCCCTTCGTAATAACTAATGTCTTCAATGCAGATAACGTCATTTTACGATATACATCTTTATTTCCGGTTGAATTTACAGATTCGTCCTGGTCTACTACTTCATTATTTATAATTGATTCTACCTTTTCTATGTGAACTTCTTCTACTTCAAATGGTTCAATAATTTCATCCTTTTCCTCATCTTCATCCTTTTCCTCATCTTCATCCTTTTCCTCATCTTCATCCTTTTCCTCATCTTCATGTTCTAAATCATTGTGTAGCTCTTCGATATCAATGTTGTCTTCAATATTAACGTTAACAATCTTAATTGTCTTTTGCTCTTGCTCCTCAATATCATCTTCATCATCTGTATCAAATTCACTGCCACTTTCATCATCATCATCATCATCGTCATCTTCGTCTTCGTCCTCATTATCAGAAACAACTACCTTTTTCTCTTCCAATTCAAAAGAATTAGTCATATGACTAGAATTAATTATATTTGAAAAAGTGTTCATGTCATAATGCCGTGGCTGAATATTACGCAAAATAGTCAATTCTTTAACTACATTATTTATTATCTCAAACATCGTATCACATTTTTGCTCTAGCCCATTCATACGTTGCTTAAAGTGATAGACTAATAATAAAATTAATACAAATGTAATTCCTAAACTTATAAAAAAGAATGTCTCGATAAAGTTAAAAAAACTCATTTTACTATAAAACGATAATTTATAAGATAGATGCAAACGAATCTCTAAATAGGTTTTTTGGTTTCTATAGTTTGTATTTTTCCATTTCTATTCGATAGATTAACAAAAAAATAGAATGCTATAATATATAACGCTTCACATGGATAATACAAATACAAATCAACCAGTAACATCAAACAATACATCAAACATGTTTAGTGATAAAAACGGTCTCATTTTGATATTATTATTACTGCTCCTTTTTTCCTTTTTAGGAATAAACTTATTAAATATAGGTGGTGATTTTATTCAACGTGTAAATGTGGTATTTGCTCCTTTTGTTTCAAGAATATTAATGACGTTTGGCTATACAACCGGCACAGTTATTGATAAAACCGCGGATGTTGTTACAGATGTTAGTAAAACAGGAATCGATATTGCAGGAGGAGCAGCTCATTCATTAGGTGATTTATTTATTAAGGCGAGCTCAGGAAATCCATCAGGCCCCATCGATCTCGAAAAAACGATTAATGAAGCAGTAAAAAAAACAGTCATCGACGAGCCTAAACCTGATACTACGACTAACCCTATTCAAAAGCCAATTTCTTCTGCAAAAACACAGTGGTGTTTAGTAGGTGAATATGAAGGTCGTCGTGGCTGCATAGAAGTGACCGACCAGGATAAATGTTTATCTGGCCAAGTATTTCCTACGCAAAAGATGTGCTTGAATCCTACCTATACGAATAATATGCAACCTTCATTAAAACCAGTACGAGAATAATATTCTTCATCGGTGTAAATAATATAAAAAATGCGGATGCTGTTTATATTATTATGGAAAGTCAACCATTTGTATTATATTATTTAGAATTGGAGAACCAAAAACTTTTTTTATTTACATTTCCCGAAACTTCCGATATGTTAATAAACGAAAACGACAATAGTGCAACTATTATGTTACAGTGCCAATTATTGTTTGATTTTGTAAAAAAAAATCCGCCGTTAGGAATCGTACATAAAGTCACTGTTCATGATTTTTGTGAAGTCGATTGTTATGTGAAAAAAAATATGAAACAATATGGACTTGAAAATGTTCGCGGCGGAACATATTCTATGGAAGTTATACCAGATACATTATTAGAAGCGTTAAGGTTAGAATTGAGTGATTCGATTCGCCTTTCGACTCAGCAACTAATTATAAATAATTTGTTTAAAAAATACAAAGATGACAAGTCTGTTTCTATCGATGAAATAAAGAATAAAATAGATGAATATAATGAAATTTTAAAAAAACGGCATGATTTGTGCGGAGGGTTGGAACGAACGTTTTTAACGGAATTGGAATGGATACGCAACTTTGTACCAAATAGCCATGGAAAAATATCGACATTCGATAGACAAAAATATAAAGATATTTTATTGAAGATGAAGTGTTTGAATGCTAATTTTTCTCAGCAAAAAGACGGCTTCCAAGATATTGCTCAATTAAAATATCCGGAATTTGTTTTAGATACCTTATTTTTTCATTCCCATCATTTAAAAACAAACCTCAATCTACGCAAAAAATATGAAATAGAGAAAGAAAATCTACTATCAAAATTCGAATACATGGCATATTGGATGATTAATCGTGCAGAAGAATATGAGTTTGATTTGACTACAATATAACTTTTATACAAAAAGCGATGGTGATGAATAAGCATCTGAAGAAATTCCGCTATCTATCGTGCAGTTATATGCTATTGGTGTTCCTGATAAAGGATTTATTTTGTTTTTTATACTTTGGTGAAAATCACTCGATAAATTCATGTATAAAGTTGCACTACTATTATTTGTAATATTTGAGTTGGTCGTATCTATAGTAGACAAAAATTCGACTTTTATATCGTAAATATATCCATTCTGAGTAAATAAATTAATATTAGACAATAGTAACTTTCCTAAATTAACAAACGCGGAATAATTAAACGTAGAAACATTGTCAGTCGGTTTCAAAGTCAACTGAATCGGAATTTCTTGAACCGAATAAGAATAGGTAGGGACACCACCTACTGTTATTACTTGGCTACCACTATAATAAGCAATTGTAGTAATAGTCGTTATTTTTACAGCAAAACTAAGTAGGCCTGTAGTAGAAATGTTATTCCCTTTAATGTATATTCCAAATGGGGTATTAATATTAAATGACCTAAGTGATATATTGTTATTATTCCGAATATATAGTGAGACAAGAGCGGTTTGTGTGTTTGAATAAACCGGGGCATTTTGTACAAAAATTGTCGAATAATTATTATTGTTTGTTACATTTATTATTCCCTTTGAATCTACATTTGTTACATAATTGTACAACGGCACTTTGTTATCGTTGACCAAATAAACAATAGGTCCTGGAACACCAGATGCACTTGTTAATGTTGGAATCGATATATCCTGAGGACAAAACAAGACGTTGCCTTCATAACGAGCCCTAGAAATTTGAGCAAACTTTTCTTTTCTTGTTGGATTATTGGTTTGACCACTTGATTTGTTACTCTTGTATTTTAATATTTCGGCCTTTCTACGCATGTCTAACTGGTCCTTTGTAAAAGATGGTTCTCCTGCAACTGAAATATAGGGCGACGGTTGAAGTTCATTTCTAGAAGGAGGGATATTAAACAACATTTGTTGTTTCCGTTGAAGACAAAGATTTGTCAAATTCAAAATGTTGGCCATTTATAATATGATGAGGAGTCTATTATATTATAATTGCATTAAATATTGGATTATAGTTTTGTAGAATACCAAGTGTTTGATAAATATGCGTAATTACCAGTTGCTGCACCACTAGTAGTACTTAATCCACTAGGATTTAAATTTGGTCCATATGCAACAATTCCATTTATTTCAAATACGTTTAATGCATATCCATAATAACGAAGATTGGAAAGTTTACCCATGAATCCACCGCCTTTGCAAACATTCACGTCATTGTAGTTTTGCTTTGGTACTTTTGACATTGCTAAACGTCCTGATATTACACCGTTGACATACACGTCCAAAATTGTATTTTCTACACGAATTGCTATATGGACCCAGTTCCGCAAGGGTATATTATCAATGTCTAATATTGCTGGATCAGTATTGGTATTATCATTCGTATCCATGATAATGTGTAGACTGTTTTTTTGAGGAGAAAGGTATAGTCCAGGACCGTTATTAATATTAGAAATATTAGTTTTTTCGTTATAATTTAAATCGCCTTTATTAAATATAAGTTGATTCTTTGCGTCGGTGCCCAAATCATTAATATATAACCAAACTGACCAGGTAAACTCTAAACCAGTAGATTGATTATTTGAACGGTTGATAGGAACTGAATCAACTTGATTTGGGTCTTGATGAATAATATGCCCATCTGTTCCATCAATCATTCCGTAAATTAAATAAGGGTTGGTTTTAGGTCCAGAAAAGTATTGAATTAACATAATTCCTAAAGCTAATAAAAAGACAAAAACAATGATAATTAAAATAATAAATGCAAATTTGGCAACAATCGTATTTGATTGTAAAAATTGGGAAGATGCACCTATGCCTGCTTGAGCTTGTTGTGAAAATCCATTAACGGATTCGTTTACTCCAGTTTTTATGCTATTAATTGAATTTCCCAAACTTTGACCAGCATTTTTAATTGCTTCTGGGACTGCTATATTTGGCATATTGGTAGTTTGAGGTTGCATATTCATTTTTATATTGTATATTTATCCACTATATATTATAGTCGATAAATATATATGGGGTTTAAAAAATCACTAATTTCGAATTCTCCACATTATTTTTTAATACAGTGAGATTTACTCCATATGCACCTAAAGAGCCTAAAATTGAACTAGACCCATTGCCCTCCATATAGGCGTTCCAAGCTGTTTGTGGGTCTACTGGACCTGATTCCCAGCGTTTAAACTTTGTTATATATGCATCATATGTTTGTGCGTTTGTACCATCGGTGAATGCAGGAGTAAACGTTGTAGGATTTCCCACATAAACCGGATTTGCTTTACTATCTGTTGATGGAACCATGGGCATCACTTGAGCGTTGGTCGTAGCATCAATATTGAGGAATCTATGTGAAGTCACTAATTTACCGTCCAAATACAAATCTAAAAATTGATTATCAACACTTGCAATAACATGAACCCATTTTTGAATAGGAAAATTGTCCGTAATTTGTAAAGGTGCTGACCAACCACCAGCAGTTGAATTTCCCATGAACATTTTTACATAAAGAGTTGGACTTGATTTGTCAAGATAAACTGCAATGTTTTTACTACGAGCAAATAGGGTATGAGGGACAGAAGGGTCCCATGAATTTATAAAAATCCATATTCCATAGGCATATCTTGATGCACCAGGATTGTTTATATTTGAAATAGCTGGCACTTGGGTTGTTAAACTAGCAGAAGGACTCAATGTTACAGCTAAATTAGAATAATAAGTATATAAAATATAGATTAAAAAAACAATAATAATTCCTAAAACAATGACAACTGTATTCATTTATAAAATAAGCCTATAAAATAACTTGACATATTGTCATCATCAATCTATTTTCATTTTGTTTTTTGTAGGTTTTATATTTGCAGATAATCACGTTTCAAACGTAGGTGGGTTTTTATTTACCAATAAATTATACGTACTTGTAATTTGTGTTTTTGTTAAGGGATTGTTATAGTATCTTATATTACTTATCGCTCCATCAAGACCGTTTTTACTTCCTATTTCTACCACATCTGTTGCTAAATAAATTGGCATGTTATCTACGTATTTAAACGTTCTTTCTAGGTTTCCATTGATAAATAAATCGGCCTTGTCTGAATAATAGTTAAATACTATATTATTCCATTTTTGACTTGGTAACGTTAGCTCATAAGTATTTGGTGCAATTTTATTATTAGAAAAATAAATTGTGTATTTGTCTTTGGATTTATCTGTGCTTGTATTGTTAAAATAAGTGATTTTGGGTTTTCCGTTTCCATAATTAAATATTTGTGTCTCTTGAGAATAAGAAATATTATTTGGCGGTTGAATATTTAAATAAGTCCACATAGAGATAGCGTAGGTTCGTCTATATTCAAATGTCTTATTCGTACTTAAATTGTTTGTTGATATATTTAAATAGCCAGAGGACTTATCTATAGAGGTAGTTTGATTAGTCATTTTTAATTGATTACTATTTCCAATAACCTGATGATCATCTAAAAAAGCACTATCTGCTAATAAAACGGTAACGTTACTTGATTGATTTGCTAATTTAATTAACTTTGGTAAATAAATGTATAGTAAGATTAAGATAATTTCGATAACAAAAAGAAAATAGACAGGACGCGACGTCATTTTAAACTCATTCAAAATATAATTTGCAAAATCAATTATCAAACAAGGGATATAAAAAAGAAAGTAAATGAAAAAGCCTACAAATCCTTCAATTGATTTTAAATAATTACTGAATATATAAAAGAAAATGGCTAGGCCAATTAAAACAATAATTATCATTATAAAATTTAATATGTAAGAAACTGCTGCATAGGTTTGAGCATTCATAGAAGAGTAAGCATAAAATATAGCTGTCATGACTGCCATAATGACTCCTATAAGTAAAAAGGTACTTGTTGCACTACGTTGGGTCGTAGAGAATGGCACAACAAACCCTATCAATAATACTAATGGAATAATTATAGAAAATGTATATACATATGCTTTTGTAGTCAACGCAGCTGGGTCTGTGGATGCGATATACAAAATGACTCCTACCATGAAGATAAATCCATATAACCCGGCATATCTGATAAATGCCCCTTGCATTTCTTCACTCGACGTAAGCTCTTTTGTGATATTTTTAAAAAAATCTACGAAAAGTTGATTTAATGTTGAAAATAAGCTAGTAATTAGACTAAAAATCATTGCTGGTATTGCTGATAAGGGTGGTATAGACGATAATGTTGGTGCTTGTACACCACTCTGTCTTGCATACCAAATTCTGGATACTAAAAACACAAAGACAATTAATGTCGTCATGACAATAAAACCTATTTTTGATGGTTCGTCTTGACCAATTGAATTTACAAGATTTTTCATAAAATTTGTATTTTTTGGGTCGAGGTCTTTATGGTCTAGTTTGTTATTACTAATTAGCAAAAAAACCAGGATTATTACTAACGATAGCCAAAAAAGGATGAGTGATATGAAAGTCTTTATCACATTAGAATTATCTAACGAAACCATAGATACAAAACTAAAACCAGAAATAATTATTAATATAGGAAAAAACAATGCTATAACAAAGCCAATATCTTTATTATCATTTTGTATTTGACCTGGCATTTTTGTTTTATTTTTGTCTACTATATAGTTAGAATAAAAAAATATATAGTAGTGACTAAACCGATTTCTAGAGATTTTCCATTGTTGTTTTTTTTCCGTGGCAATCACGACAAAGTGCCACTAAATTATCAATATGATTACTACCTCCATATTCTAGACGTATGACATGATCTACTTCATACCAAGCGGTCAATTGTTCTTGACAATCACCGCATTTCCAATTTTGTCTTGATGCAACAAATTTCTTTTTTGTTTCACTTACGGAGCGTTTTGTAGCTTTTTGTCCAGATGTTGCCATACGCCTCATTCCTACATGGTCGGGTCGATCATTGCTCATAGAAAGCACAGGATAATTGCCACCATCAATACTATTGTATTGGTCATTACTAAAGCTATGCTTTGATGTAAAATCTAAAATAGGTGATATAATGCTGGAAGTACCCTTATCAATAGGTAAATACTTAATATAATCATTGGTAGTAGACATTATTTCTTGGGCCCTCATCGGGTTTCTTTTTATTAAAACGTATATCATAAGTGCTGCAAAAGCCACGCCAGCCATTTGATAATATTTTTTTCCAGACGAAAGCATTTTTATATATTTGCCATCTGTATAAATATTTGCAATAATAAATGATGTAACAATAAAAATTAGTATTTCGATACGCATCGTCCCTTTTTTCTACGTTCTACGTTCTATAGTATGCATAGAATATTTGATAAATTATTTATAATTAAAATAGATCAGAATTAATAGTGTCAATACGAGGAGGGCATAAATTACGTGCTTTCTGGTTTTTATTTTTTCAGATAAATATACTGGTTTTGGCTTATATTCAGCTCTATATTTTTCTAAAGCATTTGGTAATGAAATCTCTTCTTTTCCTAACATGAAATTGTATTTGTTATGAATAAAATGTGTCCATCTTACAAAAGAATCGCGATTATCCAAGTACGGGGTCACTGGATATTTATCCAACAATTCACTAAATTTATCGCCCATTTCTGGGACGGGAATAAAAAGGGGGATATTTTGTATAAAATCATAATATTTGCGTTTGGTAACACTATTTGGGGTTATTGGATAAGATTCCGCTACTGTATGTATAAAAAACCAATAATGTGGCCCCCAAACTGATGGGTCAAAATGCATTGTATAACTATAAATATATAAAGGCTTCGGATTATATTTGAAGAGGGAAATCGAATATTATAAATGATGAACGACCAATATTGTAATAATTGTGGAAAACCGGGACATTTATATCATCAATGTAAAATACCAATTACAAGCGTGGGATTAATTACCTTTCGCATTCATGATAATAGTCTTAAATATTTGATGATTTGTAGAAAGGATACTTTAGGATATATTGATTTTATGAGAGGAAAGTATTCTGTTTATAACAAAGAGTATATCATGAATATGCTAAAACAAATGACAGATGATGAAAAAAATGCTCTGAAAACGAAGACATTCCAAGAATTATGGATTGGTATTTGGGGCACACAATCTATTTCTATGCAATATAAATCTGAAGAAGTGATTTCAAATGATAAATTTCATAATTTAAAACATGGAATATTGATAGGCGACCAATTGTACAATCTAGATTCTTTAATTGAGGAAAGCAATCACTATTTGACATGGCAAGAGCCTGAGTGGGGGTTTCCAAAAGGACGTCGAAATTTTCAAGAAAAGGATTTTGATTGTGCTTTACGTGAATTTAAAGAAGAAACGGGATATAGTATTAAAAATATACGAACAATACAAAATATATACCCGTTTGAAGAGATATTTACTGGGTCTAATTATAAATCTTATAAACATAAATATTATCTGGCCTTTATGAAAAATGGGAATACATCTTCTATGGATAATTACGAACGGTCAGAAGTAAGTAAAATGGAATGGAAAACGTACGATGAATGTGTTCGTGCCATTCGACCTTATAATTTAGAAAAAATACGACTGATTACAAATATAAATAACACGCTCAAGTCATTACGATTGTTTTCGGTCTAAAAATATATACATATATTTTAACAAATACGTATATATAAATGTCTTCAGGTACTAAAAAAAAAAGTGAAAAACTAAATACAAAAACCAAAAAAATAAAGCCTGACAGACCACAGCTACAAATTGAAAGGGCAATTCGTGGAGAAATAGATGTATTGTCTGAATTACATCCTGCAGATGTAAAAAGAGATAATCAAATTATTAAAGCTATTTTGAGTGGTCAACAAAATCAATCACCAGAACCTGAACCTGTTGTTGTTCTTCCACAAAAATTTAATTTAAAAATAAAACCGAGAGAAGCAAGAGGGACGCGTAAATTAAAGATTAAACCGGCAATTGTTCAAGTTGAAGAAACGGCCCAAGAACAAGTTGTAGAAAATGGTGTTGAGGCTGTGAATGTATTAAACTCGCTGCCAATTTATGGAATAGAATTGCGATTTGAAAAACCAATCAATAAAGAGAAAATGATTGCATTGACTAAAAATGGGCAAGAGGATAGCTCTTATAAACAAAAGATTTTGAGTTATTTTATTCCAAAAAAAATTGCCCTTAGTAAATTAGATACTATTATTAAAAACGATCTTAAAGTACCCGCGTTGGGTAGATTTAATGGGGATAAAATATTAACAATTTTGTTATCTGAAGACGTTGAGCCATCCCCAGTTGCTGATGAACCTTTCCATCCTGACCAGGATGATGAACAACAGGATGAAGATGGTGAGGATGAGGATGAGGAAGATGAAGATGAGCAAGTGCAAAATCCGGCTCCTAAGCCAGACGAAGAGCCATTTGTGGAAGAATTTAAAGAAACATTGTCACCATTAGTTACACCAAGTCCTATTGTTGAACCAAGTCCTGTTGTTGCACAATTATTAGCAAACAATTATAAACAGTTAACAGCAGAAGAGATCGAATTACAAAAAACTATTTCGATGGCACCTGGCGATAAAGATTCAAAAGAATATAATACATTCTTATTTAATAAAGAAAAGGCCGAAAATAAAGCTGTGGCGAGTCCGGATTTTGATTTTTTATATCCGGAATTAAATGACCCAAATTTTAATATAAAAATTGCCAAACGAAAGGAATTCAATGATACAAAATATTTATTAGATACTGAACTTTCTATCCAGGAGCAAGCAGATAAAATGTGTAATGCTGACTTTGAGCTTTTACCTCATCAAATGTTTGTTAAAAACTTTTTATCTTTTCAAACACCTTACAATGCATTATTGCTATACCATATGTTGGGAACTGGCAAAACGTGTACAGCTATTGGTGTGGCAGAAGAAATGCGTAGCTATATGAAACAAATTGGACTTGTTCAAAAAAATCATAAAATATTAATTATTGCGTCTCCTAACGTGCAAAATAATTTCCGTCTACAATTATTTGATGAGCGTAAATTAAAAAGGGAAAACGGAATATGGAATTTAAATACTTGTGTAGGAAATGCTCTTTTAAGTGAGATAAATCCGTCCAATATGAATTCGATGAACCGAACACAAATTGTTAATCAGATTATTGCTGTTATTAGAACATATTATGAGTTTATTGGCTATGATAAGCTGGCTAATATAATTCGTGCTGAGACAAAGGTCGGCGAAGGGACAGATTATTCTACTAAGGAAATTCAACAACTAGAAATACAAAAAATCCGCAAATTCTTTAATAATCGCCTTATTATTATTGATGAAGTTCATAATATTAGTCTTACACAGGATAATAAACAATCTAAAAAAGTAGGTAGTTTGTTGATGCGTATTGTCAGGTATGCTGAAAATATACGGCTTTTATTATTATCGGCGACACCTGTTTATAATAGCTATAAGGAAATTATTTGGCTTACAAATTTGTTAAATGCAGTAGATAAACGTAGTTCTATTAAAATTGAGGATGTTTTTGATAAAGAGGGAAATTTTTTGGAAACGGATGTTCCCAATAAAGAAAATGGAAAAGAATTATTAAAACGTAAACTCACTGGATACGTCTCTTATATCCGTGGTGAAAACCCTTATACCTTCCCTTATCGTATTTATCCAGATACTTTTTCTCCAGAAAATACCTTTCCTGTATGGAATCCTGATGAAGGCGATAGTGGTGCAGTTAGTGAAAGTGGTGCAGTTGTTCTCCGTTATCCTAAGTTACAAATGAATTTGAAACCTATAGAAACGCCTTTGCAGCAATTACGCTCTACTATTTTTTTAACACCGATTGGCACGTATCAAGAGAATGCGTATAAATTTATCATGGATAATCTTAGAAACAAATCATTTAATACGTTTACGGCTCAAGGTGAAGAAAATGAAATGCCGACATTTGAGAACATGGAGTCATTTGGATATACCCATTTACAAGAACCGTTAGAGGCATTGGGTATTATTTTTCCAAATCCAGAGTTTAAAGAAAATGTTGTGAGTCCAAGTCCAAGTCCGAGTCCAAGTCCGAGTCCAAGTCCGAGTCCAAGTCCGAGTCCAAGTCTTTCAGAGGAATCAATCTCTGATAATTCTAGCATTATCAAAAATATGATTGGTAAGACCGGACTTTCTAATACGATGACATATACAACGATCCGTGATACGTATGAACTCAGAAATCAATTTGAATATAAACCTGATATTCTTGAAAAATATGGCCGATTTTTAGCACCCGAGAATATTAGTAAATATAGCAGTAAGATTGCTAAGATTTGTGAAGTTATCAAAAAATCAACAGGAATAATTATTGTTTATTCGCAATATATTGATGGAGGCGTAGTACCATTAGCATTAGCTCTGGAAGAAATGGGTTTTGCCCGTTATGGTTCTGCTTCCTATACAACATCTTTATTAAAAACCCCGCAAACGCCGATTGATGCGTTAACAATGAAACCCAGACAAGAATCAGCCAATGGACCAAATAATGGTGCGGCAGCTGCTTTTAAGCAAGCAAAATATGTCATGATAACTGGAGATAAATCATTTTCGCCCAATAATTTGGCAGATATCAAGTATGCAACAAATGACGATAATTTATATGGTGAGAAAGTAAAAGTTATTTTAATTAGTCAAGCTGCGGCCGAAGGCCTTGATTTTAAAAATATTCGCCAAGTACATATTTTATCACCATGGTATAACCTGAATCGTCTGGAACAAATTATTGGACGCGGTGTTCGTAATTTAAGCCATTGCATGCTGCCATTTAAAGAACGCAATGTTGAAATTTATTTACATGCTACCCTGCCAAAAAATGATGAGGAACCTGCCGATCTATATTTGTATCGATATGCTGAGAAAAAGGCAATACAAATTGGCAATGTTACGCGATTAATGAAAGAAGTTGCAGTAGATTGTATTCTTAATATTGGACAAACCAAATTAACCGTAGAAGATTTATTAGCGAATGCTCAAAATAAAAACGTGAAACTGCTTTTATCAAGTCAAAAAGAAGTAGAATTTAAAATAGGTGATAAACCATTTTCTGGAACATGTGATTATATGGATAATTGTAATTTCGTTTGTTCTCCAAATCAAGAAATTAATGAGGCAGATTTAGTTAAATCGACATATAGTTTGAACTATGCCAAAACAAATTATGCGGCCATTGTAAAACGAATTCGACAATTATTTCGTGAACATTTTTTCTATAAACGAGAACATTTATATAATGCGATTCGTATTAATAGAGAATATCCGGATGAACATATAGATTATGCTCTTTCACGGTTTATAGATAATAAGAGCGAAGCCATAATAGATAAATATGGGAGAACAGGATACTTAGTAAATAATGGGGAATTTTATTTATTCCAACCTGTCGAAATATCTGACGAACATTCTTCGATTTTTGACCGTTCTATCCCAATAGAATATAAAAACGAATTGTTAAAAATGGAATTACCAAAAGAAAAGGAGAAGGAGGTAGAATTGGTGGAATTATCACTTCAACGAAATCCAAGTAAAGGTCAAGGTCAAGGCGATGGACAGGGTGGTGATGAACCCGGCGGAGATGAGGTTGACTTTCACGAAGGTTATAACAAAATTATACATAAGATTCGAGAACATTTGGAAATTGTCGAAGAAGAAAAAGAGAATAGCGAACCCATGGATAGTGGAGAGATGGATTGGTATAAACATCTTGGCCGAATTCACCGGATATTGATTGAAATCCACGAAATTCCGGAAGAATTGTTAATGAAATATACGATTTATCACTTATTGGATACTCTTTCGTTTGAAGAACGGATGGTTCTCATAAAAGAGATTTATAAGTCAAACGAAATTGATAAATTAGACGAAATCGAAACCCATATTAAATCTTATTTTGATGGGAAAAAATTTACATATAATGGATTGGTAGGTATAGTCATTGCAAATGGGAATAAAATAGAACTTTATGTGAAAGGGACGGATGAAACATGGTCTATTTCAAAACCCACTGAATATCGAAGTTTTTTACCACTTATACAGAGGAAGTTACAAACTTCACGAGATAACATGAGCCAGTTTGTAGGATTCATGACGCTCTTTAAAAAAGAAGAGGTGGTTTTTAAAACGAAAGATATGATGGAAACGCGTAATAACAAAGGGTCAAAATGTAGCGGAAATACGAAGAATGATATTATTAAACGATTGAATAAGGTTCTCGAAAAAGGGCCGTTTTTCAAAGAGGGCGATGAAAAAAATCCATATAATAAGGATATCTTGGTCAATACATTAAAAATGGGGTTTTGTGTGATTTTAGAGATGATTATTCGCTATTTTGATGAGTATGAAGGAAGTCGCAGTGGTCGAGCCTGGTTTTTTGATATAGAGCGTGCACTTATTAGTACAGTTGCGGCTATCTGATACTATGTCTCTACCGTTGCTTCCCCGTTGTCATCAGTTTCCTCATATTCAATGAGGTAGGTAACATGCTTAGCCCTGCCGTATTTGTCGGCACGGAGACCCTCCCGTGTTCTCTCAAATGGCTTATTTTTTAGATACCACTTTCCCTTTTCGCCACTCTTTATAATTAGATTACAGTTATTGGCAATAGCTAAATCGTGCATTTGGCCATAGGTGAACGTTCCCGGAAATCCATGTGACTCAACCAGATTATCTCCCCAGACATCCTTCTCTGTGAACCGCTCCACGTTGATAAAGATGCGTGACTCCGACATTGCTTTTGTTTTAAATTAAATTAATTTAAAACAACTTGAATTCAATTTTTTATACCTTGGAAAGGGTAATTTTTTGGTCATTGAAAATAACCTGGGCATCGTTATCTTTGTTACTAATAAATTGCCAAAGGTGTAAAATGCGAATTAGTAATGAAACTAAATTAAACGCAATCGCCGGATTTGTTTCTACGAGTACCCTTTGGACATCTCTTTCTAGTAGAATTCGACTTCATCTCTTCACGTAAGTCTTTCATGGTTTTTTTGTGTTCTGCCTTTCGGTCTTTTAATCCCTTTTCACATTGCTTTATGAAATGACCATAATAATTCTTGTGCGACGCAATTACTGCTTTTTCGAATTCTTTTGTATTCTTAGTTAGTACACCCATTGCATCATAATGGTTATTTCGTCTTTTTACTAAAGCGATTACACTCTTTTGTTGTTCTTTAAACTGTTTAATACTTTTTTTGTATCCGTCTAAATAATCCTTGTAATCTTCATTTTCGTTCTCTATCTCTTTTTTTATGACTTCCGCAGATTTGCCAGTCATTTATACAATATCTACAGAAATAAAACATAAAGAATATCAATTTTTTGAATCTTCAAGAGTCTATATTCAAAAAATTGATATTCCTAAATGGTGTAAAGATATCTCTCATTATTATATCATCATGGACCAAAGACAACGCACAGGACCCAAAACATATGGTGTTTATACACAATCTGTCTTGACTACCAAGGTTTCCTTGTCTATTCAAGAAGTCGGTAAAAATGTGAAGCAAAATTTAGAGCGTATGATATCGAAAAAAATGGAAGGGAAATGTATTCCCGAAGGGTTTATTAAACCAGGCACCGTAAAAGTAATGACCTATTCAAGTGGAACTATCAATAATGAAAAGGTTGAATTTCAAACCGCATTTGAATCTATGATTTGTCATCCAGTTGAAGGAATGCTAGTGGAATGCAAGACTAAGACAATTACCAAGGCTGGAATTCATGCGGAAGTAGTAGACGATAGTGGAACGGTTCCAATTACCGTCTTTGTTGCCAGAGATCATCATTTTACGGAAAAACATTTTAGTGAAATAAAAGAAAATGCTACCATTTTGGTTCGAGTTGCTGGAGTTCGCTTTGAATTAAACGACCCGTATATTTGTGTCATTGGAAAATTAGTAGAGGGCCAGGACCAAGGAATGCGAGGCCAGCGTGTCCAAATAGGTGGTGATATTGAACTGAATAATGATGATGATGATCAATAAAATACAATATAAAACGATATAAATGCTTTTTTTCAAAAATCATATTCACAAATGAATTTTGAAAAAATAACCCATCTTGAAACCTTAAAAAAAACAATCGAAGGAATGAACAAACATCATCAAGTAGAGGTTCTCAAAATATTAACCAAAACTCTTTGTAAAATAAATGAAAACAAAAGTGGATGCTATGTGAACTTGTCTTTTTTACCTGAGGAAACCATTGATTCCATAAAGAACTACATAGATTATGTAAACTTACAAGAAGAATCTTTAATTACGATGGAATATCAAAAAGATGAATTTAAAAATGCATTCTTTGTTGAAAAAGAGGATAAAGACAACGCGACAATATCTTATAGTTCTCTAAATAAATAATGTCTAATGTTCCAAGTACAATTCATTCACTTTTTTATTTTAACAAAGAGCAGAGTGCAAATATATTGCAAATTTTAGGAAAATATATGTATCGGAAGGCCGAGAATAATATAGATGACTCTGTTTCTACTGTGCCATTTTCTTATGTAGCACCATCAATAAGTTCCATGTCTCACCATTATGATTTAGAAGTAGAACCGGCTCTAATAAGTGGTTGTGACGATGAGGTGGTCGAAGATGACGATAATGTGGAGACAGTTGATAATGTAGTAAATGAGACTATAGTCCAAAGTCCTAATTCGATAGTCCAAAGTCCTAATTCGATAGTCCAAAGTCCTAATCCGATCAGCAATATTGAATATCATTATCCCAAGCAACAAGACACGCTTTTTTGGTGTATTTTTATTGCGGTACATGGTTATGATGAATATTTACAGGTATCACGCAATTACGGCGTGAAAGAATTAGAAGTAAAACAAAAAGTCAGCAAATGGTTACAAACAAATTTGTCAAAAATGAAAAATACAAATATAAAGGTCACGAAAGTAGCTATGCAGGAAATTATGTCGGAATTAATTACCTCCGTAAAAGAAACCAGTATTATGGCGATGTTAGCAATGATAACCCATTTCAATATAAATGTGATTTTAGTGGATTCAACCGGTGCTCTCATGCTCGATTTCAAGGCAGATAGGGATAATGATTTGACACGAACCTTTGTTTTGCAAAAGGATTCGTTTGGTAAATATAAAATTCGCACAGATTCGTTCTCTAAAGAGCAAGCAGAAGAATTCAAAAAACCAATGGTATGCTTAGAAAGTCATTTGCGACCACTCAAACCTATTACAAATTATCAAACTGATGAGCTTAAAACACTAGCTAGACGACTAGGCGGTTTTGATGAAAATTATAAATACAAGAAGGCCGAACTTTATGAAGAATTAACTGAAGCGATGAGATGGAAATAACAATAGTGACTTTTTGGGAAAAATTGAATAAAGACATATTAATATATTATTTTACTATATAAGATAATATATTATGAGTGAAAAGGATGTCACGGTACTTGTAGAAAAAACTGGCAAGGAACCTAGTAAAGATGGCAATGACCGGGTCGAAGTTCCCAAATCGTTGATCCAAAAAAAGGCTGAATTCGAAACCATAGTAAAACATTATTTAGAAAGTAATCCCTACGTGAGCACGGGTCGTAAATCTAGTGAGCTAGAAATCCGCTTTGGCACAAATACCAAATTATCGCGTCCCATTTCTAAAATCGATTATGATAACGTCATTAAACAATTATATGCTCATGGTTTTGTTCCAGAACATGAAGACGGCACTCAGTTATTACGTATTTCTTGTGAATATGTAGATCCACGAAGTGGACAAACTAGAATGTCAAATATTCGTGCGGAAATCGTAGGGACAGATTTAATACAAGAATATTGCCGTACTAATAGTCTGCAACGTATTATTGATATGCCATCTACGGTTTTTAATAAATTAAAATTCACACAAAAGATGACCGCTATGGATAAAGCGGGCGTAATGATAAAACGCCTTGATATGGATGATTTTAATTTTCGCGTTTCTTATCAAACAGAACAAGATTATAATATTCAATCTAGTGTTACGCGTAATATCGTATCGCGGTGGGCAGATTCCAAAAAAATGTTTCGTTCAATGAATCGCACACGGTTTAAGCATCCAATTTATCCTATTTTCGCGGATTTAAGTATTGTAAAAATGCCGAAGCAAACGAATCGCATTTCGATTCCCCATTATACAATTCAAGAGGCAGGTGTTTTTAATACATCGGAACGTTATGAGATAGAATTAGAGGTAGATAATGGTGGCATGGGTTCTGGCTCACCCCACAATTCAGTACGAGCTCTCATGGATTCGCTCAGGAAATGCATTCGTATTGTATTGAGCGGCTTACAAGGAACTAAATATCCAATTTCATATGTGGAAAAAGATACGTTGTTGCAATCCTATATGCGGTTAATTCATGCCGAAAAATACGACAAACCCCGCCGGGTTTTTCCTAGTGATTTTGTTGGCCCGTCTTCCGTAACACTTCAAATAGGGAATATTCAGCCAGTGAATCCCGAAGTTAATATCAACAGTATCTGTAAAAATTATACTGTCACGGATAAGGCAGATGGCGAGCGTAAATTACTATATATCGCCGAAGATGGTAAAATATATATGATTGATACAAACATGAATGTTATCTTTACTGGAGTAAAAACCGCGGATAAAACGATTTTTGATAGTTTATTAGATGGGGAGCATATTAAATATGACAAAAACAATAATTTTATTAATTTGTATGCAGCATTCGATGTTTACTTTATTAGTAAGAAATCGGTGCGTGATTTTGCCTTCTTACGATTAAATGACGAAGACCCGGATACCAAATATCGCTTACCGCTTTTACAAAAACTCATCTTTTTGATAAAGCCCGTTTCGGTCATGACAGCATCTGAAACGGGTGGGCCAAACGCAAAACAATCTGTTGATTTTACCATCCGCTGTAAGAATTTCTATTATGACACTGACCAAATTAGTATTTTCGATTGTTGTTCCAGAATCCTGACAAATATGAAGGATGGTCTTTTTGAATATAATACGGATGGTCTTATCTTTACGCCTTCAGATTTAGCTGTTGGTGCGATAAAGGTTGGTAACGTGGCAGCAAAGATGGGCAAGGCAGCATGGGATAAATCTTTTAAATGGAAGCCGCCAGAGTTCAATACGATTGATTTCTTAGTTTCTACCAAAAAAGACAAAACTGGGAAAGACGAAGTCCATCATATTTTCCAAGAAGGCCGGAATTTACAAGGCGTTCAAGATATTTTACAATATAAAACCCTGGTGTTACGGTGTGGTTTTGATGAAAATAAGCACGGATTCTTGAATCCATTTCAAGATGTAGTCGATGATAAATTGCCGACACCAGAAGACCTTGATAATGAAAACACATATAAACCTGTGCCATTTCAACCCACAGAGCCCTTTGACCCAAATGCCTGTTTCTGTAATATTATGTTAAAAGAAGATGGGTCTAATTTATTTATGATGACAGAAGATGAAGAATTTTTCGAAGAGGATATGATTGTAGAATTCAAGTATATTCAAGAGAATGAAATTGGATGGCGTTGGGTACCCTTGCGTGTACGTTATGACAAAACATCGGAACTTAGGTCAGGGCAGCGGAATTACGGAAACCCTTATCATGTCGCGAATAATAATTGGCACTCGATTCATAATCCAATTACCGAAGAAATGATTTCGACGGGTGAAAATATCCCCGAATTTGTTGCGAACGATGATGTCTATTATAATCGCCTTAGTAATGAGAGTAATACCCGGGCTCTTCGAAATTTCCATAATTTGTTTGTTAAAAAGAAGCTTATCATGTCGGTTTCTAGCCGCGGTGATACTCTTATCGATTATGCGGTCGGTAAAGCTGGCGATTTATCAAAATGGATAGATGCAAAGCTGGCGTTTGTTTTTGGCGTAGATATTTCAAAAGATAATATTGAGAACCAAAAGGATGGGGCATGTACACGATTTTTAAAAGAGCGGCGAAATTATGGAGATAAAATGCCCTATGGATTATTTGTCAACGGAAATAGTGGACTCAATATTCGGAATGGGAAGGCTTTATATACAGAAAAAGAGCGGCAAATTACGAATGCGGTATTTGGAAAAGGACCCAAAGATGCCACGCTTTTAGGGAAGGGCGTTTATCGACAATATGGTATCGCTGAACAGGGATTCAATGTAAGTTCTTGTCAATTTGCTGTCCATTATTTCTTCGAAAACAAAACTTCCTTTCATGAATTTCTGAGAAATATCGCTGAATGTACAAAGGTAAATGGATATTTTATTGGCACTTGTTATGACGGTAAGACGGTATTTGATTTGCTCCGTAAATATAAGAAGGATGAAAGCATGACTATTTTTAAGAATGAGAGTAAGATTTTTGAGTTGACCAAGATGTATGACCAGACTGGCTTTCCCGATGATGAAATGAGTTTGGGGTATGCAATTAATGTTTATCAAGAGAGCATTAATCTGTCGTTTCGCGAATATTTGGTGAATTTTGATTATTTGGTCCGAGTGATGGAGGATTATGGATTTGTTTTACCACCGAAAGAGGAAATTCGAGGTATGGATTTACCGGATTCTGCTGGTCTGTTCCGTGAATTATATACGAATATGGAGAATGAAATAAAACGTAACAGGCAAAGTCAAACAAATTATCGGCAGGCAGCAGAGATGTCACCCGAGGAGAAACAAATTTCCTTTTTGAATCGCTATTTTATTTTTAAGAAGGTCCGAAATGTAGATGCGAAGAAAATGAATGAAGTGATTTTAAAACAGAATGAGCTTTTGGAGCGTAATGGAGAGGAAAATATGGCAAAATTAGCAGAGTTAGTGGTAGACAAAGACGCTGCACCCGTTGTCATTTCAAAAATAAAAGGTCCCAAATTAGTAATCAAAAAACCGACGATTGATACGAAAGTTGGAGATGAGCCACTTGCTCAAAAATTAAAAGTTGGTGATGGTGTTCAACCATTGAAATTAAAGATTCGTCAAAAACCACAAACTAAATAATATCAGTATTTATGGTCAAAAAACAACATAAACACTTTTTTCAATAAATAATAGGAATGTCTTATTATTTATTACCAAAAACTTCTATTATTATACATAAATATATTGATTGCATAGAACATGAGGAAACGCCAAAACCCATAATATCAAATTCTCTTTCGACCTATTTGTATGAAACGAAACAGCAATTAGATGAACGCGAAAAAGACTGGGATATTTTTAAGAAATATACAAATCCCTATGAATATATTCACTCAGTTGTTCCGTTCAAAAAGAAATGCGTATCAAAACATAAGCCCCTATCCCGCTCTTACTTCAAAATGATAGAAATCGTAAACACCTTCAACCTGACGTTTGATTCGCGACCGATCAAGACATTTCACTTAGCTGAAGGACCGGGAGGATTTATCGAGGCAATTGTTGGACTCAGAAAATGCCACCACGATGTCTATATTGGAATGACAATTCAAGACGAATATAATGACCCAAATATTCCTGGGTGGAAAAAAAGTGAATCCTTCCTCCGGCAAAATAAAAACGTCTATATTGAATGCGGAGTAGATAATACGGGGAATATTTTATCCCTAGAAAACTTTGTCTATTGTAAAGAAACCTATGCATCTTCTATGGACTTAATTACGGCAGACGGAGGGTTTGATTTTTCTGTCGATTTTAATAATCAAGAGATACATATTGCACGGCTATTGTTTGCCCAAATGGCATTTGCTATTTGTATGCAAAAACGCGGTGGTTCTTTTATTTTAAAGATGTTTGATTGTTTTATGCAACATAGTGTCGATTTGTTATATATTTTATCCTCTTTTTATGATAAGGTTTATATAATGAAACCGCATACGAGTCGATACGCAAATTCAGAGAAATATATTGTATGTAAGGGATTTTTGTTCTCCTCTTGTGAACACTTTTATCCGTTTATTCATCGGGCATTTGAAAAAATGACAGCTAATGTTAATTCAAGCAGCGAATCTTATATTAATCGGTTTATAAGTATGCCTATTCCATATTGCTTTATTACGAAAATCGAGGAATACAATGCGATTTTGGGACAGCAACAAATAGAGAATATTCATTATACCATTTCTCTCATAGAAAATAAGCATAAACAGGAAAAAATTGACAATTTGATAAAACTAAACGTACAAAAATGTATTCAATGGTGTACAAAATATAATGTACCATTTCAGCAGATAATTGCAACAACCAATGTCTTTATTAATCCGTGTTTAGATGAGGAGGATGTATATTAACTAGCTTGGTCTTTTGCAAAATTAAAAATAGTTTCTGCTCCTTCTTCTACTACGTCTAGGACTATTTCTTGTTTTACTTCGTTCGCAATTGTTTTTTGATTACGAAAATTAACTATTGTATTATAAGCCATAGGGTCATTTTCTGGGCTTATATTTTCAAAAAATTCTGGTGATAAGGTTATTGTATCTGTTGCACTTGTTTGTAGAGTGTACTGTTCACTCGAAACTGTATAACTATCTTTTGGAAACGTTATCAAACTAGAACCAATAGATGGATTGGAAATGTCAACATCAAAACTTATTTTGTTTGATAAACGAAAAAATGTTCTGTTTGCTGCCGTAAAGGCAAGCGGCCCATTATAAATGACTGTTGTAAAAAGACGTAATGAAACATACCATTGACCGCAAATAAACATAAAACATTCTACAAATTTGTCTTCTATTTTAATTTTTGCTGAAATGATTGGACCTACGTCTAATTTCACTAAAAATTCGGGGATTTGTATTGTTTCAACGCTTTTTATGATTACATTATTTGGAGTTATATAGATAATGTGTTTTTTGATACTATTTGCCGTAATACATGTCTCCCATGTTGGATTGATTTTATGGTCAAATTGGGTATCTAATGTATTACATGCTCCTTTTGGATTTGGACAAGTTACTAAATCTAATTTTTCTGATTTGAGACCTTTTTTATTTGTTGACGCGTCATCTGTTTTTTTTTGGTCAGTTCCCCATGATGTAAATGGCCAAAAACCGCCCCGCTGAGCTTTCTTCGTTTTTTTACACCTTTTCACATTTAAATCGCCAAGTTTTCGGTAATTTTTGAGTGAAACTGCAACAGCACTTTCAGTGTTTAAAGGTATATACGTTCTTCGTTTTACTCTTGGTTTTCTTTTGATAGTGGCTTTTTTTATTTTTATTTTTTTAGTGGAACTTTTACTAGGCATATTTATATTATTATGATATAAATATACAAAAAATAGGGGTTGATTATCCTCGTATAGATGTATCTGAACAGGTCCTGTATTCGCCTGTCTTTGTGAATTTGGGATATTTGGGGAGAGGATATCCCATCTTATCCTTCACAGTATAACCTGCTTCTGGAACACCATATGCCAATGCGTTTCCTACCGAAATTCCAATTGCGTTTCTATAGACTGCTGTAGAATTTGTTATAGAATCATATTTCATACGCAAGGTGACTTCACTCGAAGATACGCCACCTTGTTTCGCAAATTGGGGATTGCTGGGTTTGTAATATATTTTAACAAAAGCAGGATTAAGTTTGGGAGGAAAGCTAGATACAAATACTTGTTTAGTCAGTGGATTTTGTATGCCCGCAACAAATGGACTAGTTGGAATAGGAATCGCTGGATAATCTCCTGCTACAAATCCGAATGCATTTTGTAAATCATTATTTGTTATACGAAATCCCGGTACAACTGTATTTGGAACCGTTGGCGTGGTCCAAACTGCTGTTATAGGAATCGAGAATTTTGTGTTGGGGTAGATATCCGTATTGGATGGACTCACTTGGAATTCTACGACGTTCTTGATATCATTATAACCTATATTCAATAAGAAAACATTTGTATTACTAGAGAGTGATATATAATAATGTCGATTAAGAGCCATTATATCATGTAAAAGAGCAGATAGGTTGTCAAGAGTATAATAACCGATTGGCACAGTCACCGTATAATATTCTCCGTCTATCCATTGATATTGGAAAGTAAGAGGAGAACCAATGACACCATATTTTTGACAATGACTAATTCCATTCGAAGAATAGGTATTTGCAGAAGATAAACTATCACCTGGCTTAGAAGTCGAACTTCCCTGACGAATATAATTATATTGATTTTGTTGAAAAGAACGGTTACGGCTAATTAAATATTGATTGGTGGAAGTGCAATACGTATCATTGTTTTTAGATATGTCAAATTGGCGTTTTATCATTCCACTGCTACGAACCCGCCGCTTGGCATTTTCAGAAGGACTCTGAAATTTAGAACACGTACCAGGCTTTTCACATGAATTTTTTGGAAAGGTATCATCTAATGTATTGACTAAACCATTTTGAATAGAAGCATTAGAATTTATTATAGAGCCACCTGGCCTATTAAATTCATCTATCCGGCTGGATGTTCTCAAATTGCAAGAATGCGTGTTTGATATGGTGGATGCAATTTCCCGACGATATATTTTCAAGGGTCGTGGATGAAAAAACGTGTTTCTTTTTAAAACGAGAGTTTGGTCAACTTGACCATTGGCTCGTATTGATGAAGTTATTTGTTTTAATGTTTGCCCCTTCCAAGAAATTAATGAGTACGGGAATGTCCCCAAATAGGGTGTTGGTTTCATTAATTCATACATTTTTATTATAGTATATTATAGTATATTAATATATTTAAAAAAACAGTAATAAACATAAAAATTGACTCTACGTAGGATGATTATCACTATAGACTCACAAAGATTTATATTATCAAATTTATTTTTTTTAGATATGAAGCGGAATATAATTATGGATGGAAATTTTACAAAAATTATTTATTCGAATGATTGTTTTACTATGAATGGTCTATATATCTTATTTCCTATAGAAACAGGAATAGAAAGATTGAAAAATCAGATAAAATTTAATTCATATTCGCCTTATAATCTGTCAATAATACAAGAGTTTTCTAGATTAGAAATGAAAATACTAGAATATTATAAACAATCAAAACAATGTAATCGTAAGTTGTCTAATTTATTGTCACGGCAAATGTATAGTGGATTTATGAAAACCCATAAAGATAATTATGATAATGTTTTTGATGAAAAAAAAAATATACAATATGTTCTCAAAATTTCGGGAGTTTGGGAGACTCGTGAGGAAGTTGGGCTGACGTATAAATTATATGAAGTAGATGAAAACTATTTGTAATTTACGCTAATAACGATCATGTAGTAATGCGAACAAATTGGCTGGCCGGATGAAATGGATGATTTTTATTTTCAAAGAACTCTGCCAAAACCGAAGACAACCCATCCATTTTACTCAACACAGTGAACTGGTTGTTCAGGGAAACAATTTCTTGCGTTCGACCGTCTTGGCGTACCCATTCCAAGGGGCAAATATACCCACCTTCTGCGAGTTCGCTCCTCTTATTTGTTCCGGTCAATCGTGCCGCGATGGCGTATGATAGAGTAGGATTTGCGTTGTAATAGTTGACAATGTAGAGAACCATATCCGCAACAACCGTGAGGTCGTTAAACGGAAATTCAGCAAGTGCTTGATTATGCACATTCATTTGCATAAGCATGTTTCCCAAATTTTCTAGTGTTGGTGTTAATTTTTTTCCCAGCTCAAACAACAACTCATCAATCAAGGACTTTTCAAACTCTGGGTACGTCGAGGAAACGGACTGAATGTTGTCCAAAAGGCGGTAAAATGCCGCTACTCGGAACTCCATTTTGCCCCCGGGATTTTGTGTGATTATACTAAAAAGTTATTGATTTATGTTTTATTCAATTTTTTACATTTTGTCATTTGTTTGTTTGCCTTTAGAGAACATGAAAAAACGGGTTGGTTCCGTCTTTTTCAAATTAATTAATTTCATTTCATAAAATAATCCTAACCTAGCACTACATTACTTCTGGGCCCACACGGCCATGGCCTCGAGGTCACACTCCTCCTCATCATCACTGTCCATTTCGCCCCAGTTTCCGTTCTTCATGGCAATCTTGGGCTTGACAACCGGCTTCAATTCGACCTGTTCCGAATCCGAATCTGATTCGTTGTCTGAGTTCAGAGCATCGAAGAGATTGGCCGCCACCGTCACCTTGGACACAGAGACAGGCTTTCGTGGTTCGACCTTGACAATTGTGCGATTGCTCTCGACAGTGCGTCTGCAGTCACGGGTCGTGTGACCAGACATGCCACACTTGTCACAGGGATTCCTGAGAAGAACTGGGCAGCAGACCTTGCCATCCTTGCCACGCACATTGTGGCTGGTATACCGGACCTCCGGCAGACCGTTGTCCAGACACACCTTGCAAAGCAGGGCATGTCCGCACTTCTTGTTGTTGTTGTTGCCCTTGGAGTAAGACATCTTGACTGTTGGTTCGGGGGGTTTTATGCTGGTTTCAGATTGTCTAAAAAGTTATTCAATTTTTTATAAAAAACCATGTGTTGAGAACACGATTTTTGGCATAAAAAAAAAATATATATGTAATAGTATAAAATGGTAGGTTACTGGAATTCAATCCTTTGAAAATAATAAGAATTAAACTAAATTACATCAATGCATAAATGCTAATTGAATTTTATAAATATTTTTCAAAAGAAAAGGGAGGGGTCGCAGGGGAACCGTAGGTTCCCTGCTAATATGTAATTGGAACGACTTCGGAATTAAGCAACTTTTACTGTAAACACAATAAATTCACTGTCCGGATTTAAGGTAGCCTCTATAATATCTAACTTTTCACAAGAGGCAACAACCTCTTGACTGCCTGTATTTTTACTCAGGTTATAAAATACCTGATTCAAATCTTTGATTTCTTGAGCTCGCATATTTGCAGCATTCATATCGATACAAGGGGCAATCAAAGATGATACTAATTGTGCGGCCCAAAGCGTATTTATCTTGGAATAAATCTCAGGCATAATAGCATAACAACGTACAACACGCATAAGTGCCTTAGCTAGCAAATCCATATTTTTTGTAGGAAAACCGGTTCCGGCACTTTTTGTCGTACTCATTTGATAAACCATCGTAGCTAGGACCATACCATCCTCACTTTCTACGCCAATACTGGGATAAAAATCGTTGTTTATTTTTCCTAGAAAAACCTCTGGTGTTTTTATAGTTAGGGTATAAATATTGCTTAGCAGACGGTAAAGTGCTGGAGCACGAATAGTCACTGAACCCAGAATTTCGCTCATTGTTTCGACCTCTTGCATTTTCACTGTTTTGTATGTTATTATTATTAAATTAAATTGAAAATTCAATTTTTTATCGAGATATGTAAAAAATTGAATTTTATAATTGTTTTCGATATCTTTCTAAACACAGCAAGTAAATATGGCAAAAATTATATCCAACGGAAAAAAAGAGTTTCCTGAGTTGGTCCAGGGTTCATCAGACTCTGTGGAACCAGTATGGAATTTTGTAAAGAGCGAGCCTAAGGGAAATAAAAAAATTTATCCGAATGGTGATGTATTTCAAGGTGAGTTTGATTCCGAAACAGGACGGCCATTCTATGGGATTATTATCTTTGTAAACGGCAACATTTATGAAGGCCCTATTCATTATTCATGGCCCTCACAAATTGAAGAAGAGACAAAAGAATTAATTGACCAACAAATATCTGTGGAAAGCGATAATTTTGAGGATGATTACTGCGACTATGATTATGAGTATGAAACCTGCGAGCAAGACATAAAACCAACGAATGAAGGAGTCATGGCTTATCCGGATGGAAAGACATTTGTAGGTGTATTTTACTTTGGCAAAGAATGGTAGCAAAAACCATTCTTGGTGAATGATAAAAACAAATTCATAGTAAAAAATTGAAATCTTTTTTTTTTAATAAAAATAATTATTCAAACACATATTGCCAATGGAAACTGCTGACGTAGTTATAAACTGCCCCGATGGTTCTATTTTCAATGGTAGTAAAAAGAAAACTCACATGACAATAATCCAATATTTTGGAATAATTACCTGGCCTGATGGAAAGCAATTTGAGGGTGAGATTTATGATAATGGCGACCCTAAAAAGGGCAGAATGACATTTCTTAACGGTGATTACTTTGACGGAACTTATTCTGATGATAGATGGACTGGCGAAGATGAAGGAATCTTACAATGTAAAAATGGAGATAAACAGGTGGGAAAATTCAGAATGGGAAACCTCTGTGACGGTATCAAATATTTTGCAGATGGGAGACCGGATGAGCTAGTTTTATACTAAGCCAATTGAAAAATCTATATGAATTATTTTTTTCCGTTTGTTGCCTTGACTAATTCTTGCAGACATTCCTTTATCTGACCCTTGCCATATCTCATGTATATCTTCTGGACTTCCGCCGGACTTATTTTCTCATCCTTCATTTTTAAAAAGAGGTTCTCGTATTTTTTGAAATCAATGTTCGCACTACGATACTTATAATAGATCATTTCGCGAATAACAGTAACAGTCGCTAATTTTAATTCCAAAATATAATCGATTCGTCCAGGACGAATAAACGCACTATCAATTTTACTAATATCCATATTTGTCGTAAAAATATACATCGCATTATGAAGTTCGATAATTCCATCAATCGTATTCAGTACACATTCCAAAGTCAATTCATCGCCTCTATTTTTTGTCATACTTTGGAGAACATTATGCATGTTTTTTATTTGTTGATCATTGGTTATTTTTAAGATGTTCTCAATTGTCGGGTCACTATGGTCAATTTGATTGGTATTATCTTCTGATAATTCTACAAAATCTAGATCTGTTATGACATCAGTACGTTTTTTTAGAACTTCATCTTTATTGGCATCAAAATCCTCAAAAATAAAACAAAGGTCTTTTAAATCATATTTCGTATTATTAATTGCTGACCGGAAAATTCCTGTAAAGTCCGCACAGGTTTTCAAAAGTGACCATCGGACTAATACTCCATGCCGGCCTGTGCGGTTTAAAATACCGCGAATTGTCGCTGATTTTCCGCATCCGGGTTTCCCATGTAATAAAATACCGGCTTTGAACGTGATTCCGGAATCCTCATATTCGGTTTCACTGATATTTTTCTCGAGTTCTCTATGTCGGAATTTATCAATATATTGAATAAAATCTTGCTTGTTCTCGAAAAATATATTTTTATCCAGGTGCTTATTACTTTTAAACGGATATTCGCGAAATGAAAGGCGGGTTTTATCATCCTCATCCTTTTCCGATTTCATGAATTCAAACGTTTGCTGTTGCTTTCGGTTGATAGTTTCATCTTCAAATTCTTTTACACATTTTTCCAGGAATTCTTTTAAAATATGGTAATTTTCCTTCCCCTTTTTAGAAATCCGATATACGTAATTTTTAGCATTTACATTCTGCTGCTTTTTCTTTTCTTTTTTACCATCCTCTTCGTCACGATTATCCTGTTCTACGATTATTTCAAACTGAATATTTTGTTCTTTACAAATCTCTATTTTCTGGTTTTGTACAGGTAATAAAATATAATCAATGACTTCGCTATCATGATACGAATTTTTGTATTCTCGCTTCATGATTTCGACCATTTGATATATATTTTCTGGTGCATGTTTAGAAAGATAATAATTCAATGCATGAAAGCGAGCACTATAACTGATATGTATGTTTTCTTTTGGTGTTCCATAGTTATTTGTAATTAGAGTGCGTCTATGAAATGGTATCGTTATAGAGCATTCTGATTGTGAAGTAAAATGTATCCTTTCTAATATTTTTTTTTTGCAATATTCGATATCGATCATTTTATAAATAAAAAATGCTAATGCTAATAATATGATTTGACGTGGATCTGTTGTTACTCCATTTATGATTTTTGAATAAATTGATACTTGTAATATTTGTAATGGATCTATATTCATTACAACTATTTGTCTTGTTGTTTTTATGTGTATTTTTTGTGGTTTTATTTTTTAGAAATGTACCATAGTCATAGTAGGACGTCTGCGTCCACCAACGGGTTTGGCCTGGATAGTAAAGGGCAATAATCCATTACGTAAATCATAGACAGAATTTGATGCCGTATCTGATACCGTGCCCGTTGAAAACTGGTTAATATTGATAAAACCAGTATCCTCATCAATGTAATATTGCAAATCAGTGATAGATTGAATGCCTTCTTTGGTATCATTCATAACGCGGTCGAATTCTTTGCGATTTACAACTCTATATAATCCATCCTTCATTTGGAAAATATTTTTATCCATAATAGGATAAAACTCGCTACGGTCAATTTTTAATCCAGCGGCAAGGACGCGTTTTTGTAATAAATTATCTTCATACCCCCAGGCCCATAAATTTGGGAATCCTGAAATAGCCTCAAAATCACCACCATTAATTGAAACGATTCCACCTAGTGAAAATTTGTAACCATAGAAATGTTTTACCGTTCCAGGCTGAGTTTCGTAATGTAAGAAATTCTTAGCGATAGGCATTGTATCAACGTCATTAAAAACAAAGGTCATGTTTTTGTAATCGTTGGGGTATTTGGTTTTCATGGCTAAAAATCCGATGTTTTTCAATGCACCACGGTTGAAATCGCGTGTGTCATTTTGACTCGCATAATATATTTTATATTCTTCGGGTTTGTAATCTTCTAATATGGTTTTCATTTGTGTAGCAAAGAATTGTTGTTGTTGTTCACGGTCCCGGTATGGTACAATGAATACGAGTTTAGGAGGTAAGTTAGCAATACGAATGGCTTCCTCAGCTAATTCTCTTGCAGCCTTGGCTTCAGCAGCAATTTTATCCGCTAATTCTTTTGCGGCTTTGGCTTCAGCAGCAGCTTTGGCTTCAGCAGCAGCTTTCTCAGCAGCAGCCTTTTCCTCTAATTCTTTTGCAGCTTTATCGGCAGCAGCTTTCTCAGCAGCAGCTTTATCCTCTAATTCTTTTGCAGCTTTCTCAGCAGCAGCTTTATCCTCTAATTCTTTTGCAGCTTTCTCAGCAGCAGCTTTATCGGCAGCAGCTTTCTCGGCAGCAGCTTTCTCGGCAGCAGCTTTCTCGGCAGCAGCTTTCTCGGCAGCAGCTTTCTCGGCAGCAGCTTTTTCAGCAGCAGCTTTTTCCTCTAATTCTTTTGCAGCTTTATCAGCAGCAGCTTTCTCAGCAGCAGCTTTATCCTCTAATTCTTTTGCAGCTTTCTCAGCAGCAGCTTTATCAGCAGCAGCTTTCTCAGCAGCAGCTTTTTCAGCAGCAGCTTTCTCGGCAGCAGCTTTTTCCTCTAATTCTTTTGCAGCTTTCTCAGCAGCAGCTTTCTCAGCAGCAGCTTTCTCAGCAGCAGCTTTCTCAGCAGCAGCTTTCTCAGCAGCAGCTTTCTCAGCAGCAGCTTTATCGGCAGCAGCTTTATCCGCTAATTGTTTTGCAGCAATTTGTTCTTCATTCATTTGGTTTCCGCCTTCCATCACAAAATATATATAATAATTGACATAAAAAAATAAATCACCTAAACATCAACTCATTAGTTATATTTTTCTAAAATTGCCGTGGGTAAGAAATTTTCACGATTTGCTTCCAATTTCTTGAAACATTTATTTATAGTTACTTCACTAACGCCACAAATTACCTTAATATCTTGTTTAGAAACATTCATTTGACAATTATAAGCTACAAAATATACAATTCCGGCTGCAATCGCATGTGGTATGTTATCCGTAATTAAATTCTTCTTTTCCACTTTATTTGCAACAAACTTAGCAAGCATAGTTAATTCCTGATTGAAATTAAGACGACTACAGTATCTTTCTATAAAGAGACTAGGTAAAGTAACACATAAATCGGCTTGTTTTGACGGGTCGACATTACGCTCAATGTTATGCAAAATATTTACCGCCATAGAGCACCCATTCGTCGCACTCGTTTTATCTAACCTAAATATTTCCGCAATTTCGTGTGCAGTACGTGGGCAGCCATTAAGACGGCATGAAATATAAATAGATGCAGACTTGATTCCATCCCGATTCATTCCACGAAACATCTTTTGTTCAGAAATGTCTTTATGAATTGCCATAGCATCATCAATAAATATTTTAGGAATGCCTGCGTTTTGTGCCATAATCGTTATAAACTGAAACTCATCATAGAGGGACTTTTCCTTATGGGGCATCGATTGCCATTCTGTCCATTTTCGAATTTTTTTCATCTCATAAGATGATTTTGTCGTACATAACACTTTACAACCAAATGAGGATTCGACTAGTAGGGGGTTGATTGGATTTCCACACCGGGTTGGGTCATTCGCGTTCTTATCATCCCCATTATAAAATCGCCATTCAGGAGAATAATCCAGCGTATCCTTATACATAACACCACAGTGGATATTTGTACAAGTAGGGAATCCGTCTTCCATAATCATTAATTGAGATTTACATAAATTACACAAATCTGTGCCGTCATTTGTATAAACACATTGAATTGATTCTAAAGTGGCGTTAGGTTCAGATTGATTTCTATCAGAATCAAAAATATCCCATAGTTTGGATTTGTCAAGGGAGGATAATTCAGGCTTTTTCTTTTTAGCAGTTTTGTTAGTATTTTTATTATTGTTTTTTGACTTTTCAATGTTTTCAAGATTTTGTTCGCTTAGTTCTCTGCGAATTTTGAGTGGAAAGGCATTGTTACCAGAAAGACTGACGGTTTCCATTGGTTTTACATTTTCGATAGAAGTGTTTTTATTTTTTGGAACGCGAATTACTAGTTTTTTCCCGATGTTCATAGCTATATGGATAAACCAAATATAGTTTCCTACGTTCAATTTTTTTATCCAGATATAGTAGATATTAAATTATTAAAATGTCAGGTCCAGATGCAGATGCAGATGCAGATGCAAGTCCAGATGCAGTTCCAGATGCAGTTCCAGATGCAGGTGGTGCAGTTCCAGGTCCTAGTGCAGGTGGTGCGGGTCCTAGTGCAGGTGGTGCAGGTCCTAGTGCAGGTGGTGCAGGTCCTAGTGCAGGTGGTGGTGGTGGAGGTGGAGGAAAAACTGTTACCCCCGAACAAAAAGAAAAGGAATGCAATGAACTTGTAATGGCAGCAGCTACCAAAAAGTTAAACGATGGTTTTGCAAATATGTCAGGTAAAATTGCCGAATGTTCAAAAAGAATAATACGAACAATTTGTCAAGTAATTCAAAAAGAATATAGTCAAAATTTAACAAAAGACGTTATTGCAAATTTAAAAAAATATTTAACTGAATTCGCACAAGATAAAGTTAAATTAGAAGAGTTATTTTTTTATTATGAGGAAGAAACATCAAAACCTGTTACAAAACAAGAAGAAGAAGCATCAATATGTGATGTTACTCTGACAAGAGGTAAAATTGATCCGTTACAAATCCAAAGTTTACAAAAATTAAATACAAATGCAATAGCTGATTTTGTTACTGACCATATTTGCGACTATATTAAATCTGAAGATGGGAAACAAATGTTGTTTAACTTTGTAGATGCTTTACGAAGAAGATTTGATATATTTATGGAAAAGGAAAATAAATCAAAGGGACAAAAAATAATTATTGAGTTACTTGGTCCATTGGCAAGTTCAGTAAGAAATTCTTTTAAAATGAAACTTTTAACAGGTGAATTAAACAAAACATTAAAATTGACGCTTTTAGAAAGATTAGAAATTGTAGATGGTAATAAAGGCGAAGACGAGGTTAGAAAGATGATAAAAACACAAATTAATAAAATGCGAACAGAATTAACTGCTTTGGAAACAGCTGCTTCTGATAAAAATAATTGGAAAGTTGAATACAAAACGGGAGGTGGTGCTGGTGCTAATGCAGTTGCGGGTGGTGCTGGTGCTAATGCAGTTGCTGGTGGTGCTAGTGCTAATGCAGTTGCTGGTGGTGGTAGTGCTAATGCAGTTGCTGGTGGTGCTAGTGCTAATGCAGTTGCTGGTGGTGCTAGTGCTAGTACTAAGACCATTGGTGGCAGTAAAAGACGACAATTCTGTTCTACCAAAAAGTCAAAGAAAACGAATCGTAAGAGAACTAAAAAATATAATTGTATCACCAATATTTAATTAATTTTTTTTTCTATTTTTTCAAACATTTCTGGATTATATACTAAATTTCCGGTGGGTTTATATTGGTTAATCGGCGTATATTGCTTTCCAGTTTTTTGTAAATTATTCTGTTTATCATTGAATAATTTGCTGTTTGGGTCATCGGGATTCTCACCATCTTCGTCTTTTTTGATAATATTCCCCTTTTCATCCAAAACTATTCCCGTTTTTTTCTTTATTTCATTACGAACATAAGAAGGTACCCAATTGTTCCAAGAAACAAATAATGTATTTGGATGAACATATCGCACATGAAATCCATTTTCTTCTAATTTTACTACTAAATGTGCGATACAATCCCCTTGGTCATAGATTGGTTCTCCAAATATGTATTCAGGAACCACAAACCATACATGTTTATCAGTCTGTTTATTTTTTGCGGTCACTGTAATGCGTTTATGAACACGATTCAATATTTTATTGAATATTGCAAGTTGTTTCAAATCACGCTGTTGGGCTTTGTCATATAGTTCGTCTATATTGACCTTTCTAGTACTTTCTTGATCATCTGCAAATAAAAAACAAGACATTCTTTTAGTTTTTTATTATTTATACATTGGACAAAGAAAAAACATAGAAAAATACAACTACTTTATTCATCTATTACAAAAATTTTTATAAAAAATGTCAGAAAAACAATGCAATGTTAAATTAGACCCTTCTGTAAAAAGTGGGGAAACTAAGATTCGACATTTAGTTATATCAGGTGGTGCGATTTCGGGTCTTACTTTTTATGGAACACTTCAAAAACTTCATAAACAAAATTATTGGAAAATAGAGAACATCCAAACCATTTATGGAACATCTGTGGGTTCTTTTATTGCCGTTATTATCGCATTAGGATATGAATGGTCTGAAATTGACAACTATTTTATAAAACGTCCTTGGCAACATATTTTTAAAATCGATACTTATTCAATGATTGATAGTCTAATTAATAAAATGGGTATTTATAACAATAAAATCTTTGAAGATGCATTGTATCCATTATTTGCTGGAAAAGATATTCCGATAGGAATCACATTGAAAGAATTTTATGAGTTGAATGGGATAGAAATACATATATTTACAACTGAATTAAATTCATTTACCTTAACAGATATGTCATACAAAACGCACGGTGATTGGCGGGTTATTGACGTTATCTACTGTTCATGTTGTTTACCCGTTATTTTTATGCCTTTTTTACGAGAAGCAAGAGCATATGGTGACGGAGGTTTCTTATCTAATTATCCATTAATACAATGCATAGAAAATGGTGCGGACGCTAGTGAAATCCTGGGCGTTTATCGGATTTATTCTGAGGGAATGGGAACCTTATCGAAAGAATCAAATATATTTGATTATTTGATGGTTATTTTTAATCAGACGATAGAAAAAATTGTTATTTATCCGAAATTGCTATCGATTGGGATTGAATGTGCATTAGAAGCCACACCAATGACAATTGGTAGTCTTCATGATATTATATCAAATCATGAAGAACGAAAACGTATAATAGATATGGGTGCAAACTTTGAAGTTTAATAATCATCACTTAACATAAAGAGGCGAACCTTCTTGAATGCTAATGTTCTCATTACTTCATGCATATTATCCTTTTCGTGGAAATCCAAATTTGTTATATTTTGGCGACATAGAGAACATCTTATTAGTTTCGCAGATGCGACTTGAGTATGGATACAATCGCCACAAAACACATGGTTGCAATTAGTAGTTACATATAGGTTTTTATGAATAAGGTTGAGACAAATAGGACATTCTTCTTGTTCATTTACGTGACATAGGCGAAAAGAATGCGTAACACCAAATTTGTTTTGTGAATATAGTTTGATATTGGATTTGATGAATAATTTCCAATGACGTTCTAATTTTATTTTTGCTTGTTGTTCAGGAGTAATATTGAGTCTTGCTTTCAGTAATTCAATTTCTCGAAGTTTCTTTTTTGCCTTTCTTTCTATATTACTGGTCGAGTCATCGTGGTCTACAATCTCTTCCAAGTTATTGAAGATATTATGAGACTTGTTTTGGTGTGCCATTGCTATACTTTGGTTTATTTTATTTCTGTTCAATAAAATAAAAAGATTTTCAATTTTTTACGCAATATCATAAAAACCAGCGTTTTATGGGTCATTTAACATCGTAGTCACAAAGCTATTTAACGATGTTGTCGTAATCTTAGATTCAAATTCGACTACCTTTTCATCACGTAACATCTTCACTGTGGGATAAGACTCAATCTTGTATTCATTGATAGCACGTGTAACATCACTAGTCTCATTTGTACAGTCAATCTCTACACATTTCACTAAATATCCATTAATTTCTTTTCCATCACTTTGAGCTTTAAAAGCATTCCATTCTGGTAAAGCTTTTTTACAGTGTGGACACCAGTCTACATGGAAGAAAAATACATTGGCTTCTTTATTACGACGATTTGCGTTTGCTACATCTGTGAATTTATTCGCGGCTTTTTTCGTATAAAAAGTATTATAGGAATAATATCCGATTGTCATGAATAAAACGAGTGCTGTAACTCCAACAATTAAATAATAATACGGGGAAATGTAACGCTTTATGACATCAACAATATTCGCCATTTGAACTTATATTATATGGTTATATTTGGTTTTGCTTATTTGTACTCATTTTTTTATCTAGATAATATAACTAAATGGTTCCTAGAAAAAGATATACACAAAAGAATGGTCATGGTCATGGTCATGGTCCTAGTCATAAACAAATGACTAAGGAACTCCATCACATATTACGTAATAATGGTAATAATAGTGAAAACATTATTTATTCAGAAGATGATTATAATAGTAATGACGGAATGTTGACCACAGTTTGGGGACCCAGTATGTGGCATTGTCTACATACGATAAGTTTTAATTACCCTGTTCATCCGTCTGAATCGGATAAAAAACATTATCGGGAGTTTATTTTGAATTTAGAATATGTATTGCCCTGTGGAAAATGCCGGAAAAATCTGCGTAAGAATTTTAAGAAACTACCTTTAGAGGCAAAAGACATGGAATCCCGGGCTACTTTTTCTAAATATATCTATGATTTACACGAGGTGATCAATACAATGTTGAAGAAAAAGTCGGGACTTTCTTATGCTGATGTTCGGGAACGGTATGAGCATTTCCGTTCTCGCTGTACGAAATCTCCGAAAAACATAAAGAAAAAAACGCTAAAAATGGTAAAAAAAAAGAAGCATGTACGGTTTGCCAAACCATTATCGGTTACTGAGGAAAAGGGTTGTACCGAACCTCTATATGGTGAGAAATCTAAATGCGTTTTACAGATTGTTCCACAGGAAAAAAAATGCGAAAGTTTTCAAATGGATAAGAATTGTATTAAGAAGAGAGGTGAGAGTATTTAGCGACCTTTTGTTTTTTGATATTGTCTAATATACTAAATAAGAATATATATCGATATTATAGATAATGAACCAAAACACTGGCACTATTCCAACTAATTCATATGATACGCCTATTCAGCCAATTTTAAAAAAAGCAAAAGATGGTAAAAATAGTCAAGATGGTGAAGATGGTGGTGAAAATGGAAAATACGGTGGTGAGGCGGGCGATTTGTCCAATCCTGACAAAAAAACCGTCACTTTTGAGAACTTTGATAATTATGAAAATGAACCGACAAAAAAAAAGCCCGACCCGATTCCTTTTTGGACCGAAAATCCAAATGTTCTCTTTCAACAGCAATCCATTTTAGAGTTTTTTCCAATTGATACCATGACGTATCAACAAAAATTAAATGCCGTAAGTCGTACTGTTATTTTATTGACAATCATTAGTTTAATTATTAATCCAACAGTACGGATTTTGATGGTAGGTGCAGTGACATTAGGTGCCGTATTTGTAATGTATTTTTTTCACGAAAAAGAACGTAAGAAGGTTGCTGGTAAAAAGCTAGATAAAAAAGGTTCAGTGGAAGGTTTCGAAGGTGCGGGTCTAGCTTATTATACTGATAACAAAATACCAGTTCCTACTGACTTATTTACTAGTCCTGATTCTTCGAATCCGTTTAGTAATGTGTTAGTTACAGATTATGATTATAATCCCAATAAGAAACCTGCTCCGCCTGCCTTCAATCAAACGATTAGTTCAAAAATTTTGGACCAGGCCAAGAAATTAGTAAATGATGCAAATCCTGATCAGCCCGATTTATCAGACAAATTATTTAAGGATTTAGGAGAACAATTAATGTTTGAGCAATCACTTCGGCCATTTCATTCAAATCCAGCGACCACGATTCCAAATGACCAGGGTGCGTTCGCTGATTTCTGTTATGGTAGTATGATTTCTTGTAAAGAAGGTAATAAATTCGCGTGTGCTCGTAATTTGACGCGGTATAACAATTATTAAATAGATAAGTTATTTTTTTATTATGTATAATTTTATATATAATAAAAAAAAGTATCAATCACATGGACTATCAAGTAACAGAACCTAGTCAAAAAGATAAACTCGATACAAATGTTGAAACTGTTTTACAGAAAGGCAGCAGCATAAATTTTACACAATTATCTTTTCGCACTACCCTTTATTTTTTGTTATTTGCATCGACGTTAACGTTTATTTGTAGTATTTTTGTGAAAACGACTAGCATGCGTAATATTTTATGGATAGAGTCTACAATTACTGGTAGTGCCGCATTTGTTTATTTATACTATAATGAAGCAATTGATGCATATAATTTATGTCACGAAAATACGTTGGGGTGGGAAGGTATAAATCAGCTACGTTATATTGATTGGGCAATTACTACGCCTCTTATGTTGATATCTCTCACATTAATTTTGTCTATGAATAGTAGTATCCCGGTAAATGGGCTACGTCTTTTTGGAATAATTGTATTAGATTGGTTTATGTTATTTTTTGGATATTTAGGAGAGAACCATATGATTTGCCGAACGAGTGCCGATATATTGGGGTTTATTCCGTTTTTCGGCATTTTCTGGCTGTTGTATACTCAATTTTTGAAGGGAAAGACAAATCAGGCAAATATGATTATTTTTGGTGTCTATTTCTTTTTATGGTCTTTGTATGGTGTTTTGTATATGTTCGACGAAAAGGTAATGAATACGTGTTTTAATATTTTAGATTGTATTGCCAAAGCATTTGTAGCTATTGGCATTTCAATACACTTTTTGACAAAGTAATAAGGTTTTGTGTTTTTGTTTTTTGAATTTGATTTTGATTTTGTTCTCAATATATATTATATTAGTAATATATATTTAGTGAAATGGCCACACTGAACTCTTATACTTTTCATAATATGGGTCGATTAGGTTCTGACGTGACTGACCAATCCCAAAAAAATGTTTATAATACCCGGTTTGCCAATTATACGTTATCTAATTTTGTTAGCGAGAACTTGTCTAATAGCCATGTTAATTTTGCTGTACAACAGCCGACTATGACATTCTTTGGACTTACTCATGGTGATGGGTTAAGTGCGAACTCAGTAGATGTTGATTCTAATTTGATGTTGAAAGCGGGGCAAGAGCGTCCTTTAGAGAAGTTACAGTTATTTGAGCGGCCCTTTTTGACGGTTCCTTATTTGGGTCGTGGTAGTGCGGACCCTTCTTTGGAATCCCAGCTTCAACAGGGAGAATTAGTAAGCGACAAGAAGAGTGTTTCGACAATCATGGAGAAGTCTTTTGCTCCTTATAGTCTTTATCCTATGGATTCTAAGATGGAAGATTATGTTAAGGACCCGAAGAATACAGTACAAGAGGCGGCTTTAGATGGCTGGACAAGAGGTGGTGCTTCAACGCGTAACGATGGGGGTTTAGCAAATAACAACAAAAATAGACCTAGTGCTACCTATTAAGATGAGTAAGATAGATAATATTTTTTTATGAATATTATATATATTTATATTTGTTTTTATTAAATAATGCCTGATAAAGAAATAGCAGAATTAGAACGAGAAGGAGAAGGAGAAAAACAACAAGATGATGCAGCAGGCCTACCAGCACCACCAGCAGGAGCAGCAGACCCACTAGCAGCAACAGAAGAAGAAAAAGGAAAAACCTCACCAGCAGCAGCAGACCCACTAGCAGCAACAGAAGAAGAAAAAGGAAAAACCTCACCAGCAGCAGTACCAGCAGCAGTACCAGCAGTAGACCCATCAGCAACAGTAGACCCATCAGCAACAGTAGACCCATCAGCAGCAGCCCTAGCAACAGCAGTACCAGCAGACTCATCAGTAACAGGATCATCAGCAACAGGAGCAGTAGCAACAGGAGCAGTATCAGCAGACTCATCAGTAACAGGATCATCAGCAGTAACAGGATCATCAGCAGTACCAGCACCAGCACCAGCACCAGCACCAGCACCAGCACCAGTATCAAAAATAGAAGAAATTTCTAAAAAACTCACCAATAACGGTAATGTTTGGACATATGTAGATGAAAACGGTGATCAATATGAAACAACAGTTAAGGGTCAAGGTGGTGGTAAATCACGTCGCAAAAAGTCTAAAAAATCAAAAAAAACGGCAAGAAGAAATTCAAATAATAAAAAAAAGAGTCGGACTCGTCGATAAATATATACTAATAATATAGTTAAATTATTATATATTTATGTCTGAACTATCTTTACAATATTCGGATGATGAAGACGCACAAATTAAATTACCTCAACCAAAAGACGTAGATAAAATTTATAATTCAATTGAGCCAGCAAACATTTCACAAGAAGATGAAACTTATTTCGATAACCACCCTGTCGAAGATATCATTGAAAAATTTAGAAAGGATTTTATAACAAGTGTAGGTTATATATATCTAAATACAAAACTTTTTGTTGGAATAAAAACCGCAAATAATTGTTTAGATTATATTTCTGAATCATTGGTTTTTTTGAAAAAAAATATAGAGGAACTAGTAGTGGACTTCAATGAAAGGATAGAAATTAAAAGAAGAAACCTAACGTGGGATAGGGTTAAAGCTCCATCAGAAGAATATTTTAACCAAAATATTGAACTCGACTCTAGATTAATTTCTGGATATAAAAAATACCAAATACTTTTTAAAAAATTAGATGAGAGATTACAATCAGCTTCTAGAACCAGCATTGTTTCACCTTCAAGTATTGAACCTATTCAAAGTATGGATTTGCCATTAGTTGTGAGTAACAAAAAAGCTAGAGAAACAACACTAACCGGAAACACGACAACAACAGATTCTAAAGTCGACAATTCTAGTACAAGCAACGCGACACCAACTGGTGGAAGTGCCGAAAATACTAGACAAATAACACTAAAAGAAGGAAAGATAATAACAATAACAGATTTTAAACTAATAACTGATGGTGCAAGCGGCGTTATTGATGGAAAGAGATTTACTGTAACACGTACAAGCGGTATGGCAGGTGGGAAAAGAGGGGTCAAGAAATCTAGAAAGCGAAAACCAAGTAGACGTCTATATCATTAAATATTTAGACAAATAAATCGAGTAAAATATGAATTCATTGTCATAGTATTGTCAAATATCAGTTTACTGATGAACTAAATTTTGGATTTTAGACTCTTGAATATTTACACCTTTGAACATTTAAATTCAGCAATTTATCAGTAACAAAAAGTAACGTTACCTAGGACATTTTTAATGTCCAAAGGTGTAAAATGGCACCTTCAGCCCAAGAGGCGTTCCACTAGATATTCAAAGGCAACGTTACAGATAAATTAATTAAAATGCAACTATCCACAAGGAACGGTGGCGGTTTGTTCCATTTTAATTGATTTATCGGTGTATAGTAGTATTTAGGAAAATACAATTGTGCGTTTATAATTTTTTGTAGCGTTAATATATAGAATTGATAAGAATGGTTAAAAGAATGAATAGAAAACTTAAACAAAAAGGAGGGAGGGTTGGCGAGGATATGGGTGGTGAGGATGTTGGTGACGGTATGAGTGGTCAGGGTATTGAGGGTATGAGTGGTCAGGTTGGTGACGGTATGAGTGGTCAGGTTGGTGACGGTATGAGTGGTCAGGTTGGTGACGGTATGAGTGGTCAGGTTGGTGACGGTATGAGTGGTCAGGTTGGTGAGGTTGATCCGGTTGGTCCGGTTGGTGAGGGTGATCCGGTTGGTGAGGTTTATAAAAGACAAGGCGGCAAAAAATCAAAGAAAATGGGTTGCTACGGCGGCAAACGCCGTAGTTCCAAGAAATCTAAAAAAATGGTCGGAAAACGCCGTAGTTCCAAGAAATCTAAAAAGATGGGTGGAAAACGCAATAGATCATCCAAGAAATCTAAAAAGATGGGTGGAAAACGCAATAGATCATCCAAGAAATCTAAAAAATAATCGACAACCCACGTCATGTAATTTTATTTATATTTATAAAAAAATAAATATAAATCAATCAATCTATATATATTAACATTAAAGACAATCGATAAATTCATGAATTCATCAATCAATAAAAATACAAATAAAACCGTCTACAAGTATAAAACTACAAAGGAATACAGAGAATGTATTCGCCAATTTGTAAAAATGAACCAAACAAATTATCCCCCTGTTCTTTTCTCACCAGATTCAGCTGAATGGGACGAAGAAACGGTGGACGAAATGTCCTATGACGAGGAAGCCATGTCCAAATTACTCGATTCTATTTATTTAAAAACCAAAGATAATGCTCTTTTTCAAAACATTTATACAATTGCCGCAGCAAAAATGATTTCCCAAGACCACGAAATCGGACTCGCCGTTGCATTTTCCTATGATTATTTTTCCAGTTTTCACGATTGTTTAACAACCTTTTACCGGGCTCCGGATAAATTTACTGAGGATTGCTCTGTATACATCGGTCTCATCAAAAAAATGGAATGAACCCACGGCATTTTTGCGTAAAACTGTTTGGTTTGATTTCTCGGAGAAAAAACAACAATTAAAGAAAGTGGCCAAGTTTTTATATTTGTATAAATATATAAAAATATAAAATAGATAGATAGTCATGTCGTCTACACGTAATAAAAATTGTCCCGGTGATTACAAGTTAGAACAAAATATCAATACTCATATTGGCGAATATCCCACCTATGTTGGTTCCAGTGTTGCCGTACAAAACTATTTCCCCGGCAATGGTCTTTTAGCTGCCAAGAATCCTAGGCAAGCTCTTTGCACTAACTATTTAGATGTGGAATCTGCTCTTTTCGGAATTGGCTCGACAAATTTAGTGAATCCTAAGGCAGCAGTTACTCCCGATTTTAATCCTGTTCAGAGCCTGAATGTGATTGACCGTCTTCCGGTTCTTGTTCCAGAGCCATTGCTGGTAGAAAAAGGTCATCGTCCGCTTTATTTGAATTAGGCCGGGATTTCATCGTATAATGATGTGCTTTCGATTTCTTTGATGCTTTATTTTTAAAGGATATATTGACACGGGGTTTTCGTGTTTTTATGTTTTTAATTTCATCTAAAAATACCATGAGTTTCTCTTCTTGTTCCTCATCATCGTGTTCTTCTTCCGAATCCGATTCTGAACATTCATCTGTCTCTTGAATAGCTCGATTTATTTGATCCATAATGGAGCTATTTGTCATTGTTTCATCGATTTCTGGCAGTTCTTCACATTTTGATATTTGAATTTTTATATATTCTGATAAAGGTTGTATTTTACCAGATGGTCCAATCTCTATTGGCATTTGTATATTTGCCATAACGTATCGAAGCATAGTAGATTTTACTTATTTACTTAGTATACGACTATTGTTTTAAGTAAATTTTCTTGTTTTGTCTTTTTATTTAGCTTTATTTAGTTTTGTCTTGTTTTTATTTTAACGGGGGGGGATTTTCAGAAAGTTTTGTCATAATTACGCTTGTAATCATTGCAACAATATTTTTAGTTTTGTCTTCTTGTTGTAGTGTTGTTGCTGATACTGGTACTGGTGCTTTTGCTTTTGCTACTCTTCGTGTTGCTGGTGCTTCTGCTAGTGCTAGTGCTGGTGGAGGTAGTACTTGTGTTTTTTCCTCTTCTCCTTTTCTTGCTAGTACTGGTGGGGGTAGTGGTTCTGCGTTTGCTGCTTTTGCGTTTGTTTTATTTGAAATCGCACTTATCAGTTTGGCTACCATTTGTTTTTCATCCTCTTTTTCTCTTTCAACTATTTCTGCTGCAGCTGATTTAACAGTAGTAGCAGTAGTAGCAGTAGTAGCAGTAGTAGCAGTAGTAGCAGTAGCAGTTTGACCTTGTGTAATAGTGACACTACTAGAAACACCATTAGATGCATCTGCACTTGTTAACTTTGTAAGATGATCACTTAGTTGTTCATCAAATTCTACAAACTCGGCATAAGTTAATGTTTTCCTATCTGTTGCATTTGTTTTGTCGTAGTTTTTATCTTTTATTTCCTTTACGAATTCATCCACTTTTTTATCAAACCCGTCTTCGTTTGGGTTGTTTTTTTTAAAAAACGTAGCAACTTTACTTGTATGATCAAATTCTAATCGCTTGTCATTATAAGATTTAATGTACCATAATTTCAAAGTTGATATAGGTACGGTTAGCCGGACTTTCTTATCATTGCTGTTCAAGGCTTCTGTTATTTGTTCTTTGGTAGCGTTATCAAAACGAAATCGATTTCTTTTTTCATTTTTATAATTATATATTTGTATAAAAGCATCTACTCTGTCTTCTTCTTGTGTTTCTTCGGATAAAGCCGATTCAATTGCAGTCTTGTTTGACTCCTGAATGAATTTTTCAACGGATCTATTTTCTTCTGTTTTAGAAGTCAAAGGTTTTTTTTCACTCGTTGTCAACGTTGATTCTTCGAATTTAGTATTATCTTTATCAAATATAACGCCGCTTTTATCTACTCCATCAAACACATATTTGCCAAGTTTTGTTTCTTTATCAAGTTCAAAATCTTCTCCGAAATAAGGATTTGTCGGCGGGCCTTCTGACAGTTGAGGCATTTTAATTCCAGGTACTCCAGGAAGACAAGTTTTCTTAGCTGCCTCAGCCTTTAATCGGTCAATTTCGGCTTGAAGTCTAGCTTTATCATTAGCAGCAGCATTAGCAGCAGCAGTAGCAGCATTAGCAGCAGCAGTAGCAGCATTAGCAGCAGCAGTAGCAGCAGCAGCAGTAGCAGCATTATTTGCTTCCAATCGTTTCGCTTCCAATCGTTTTGCTGCTTCTTCCTCCTCTTGTCTTTGAGCTTCCTTTTGTTGCTGCCGTTTTTCATTTTGTTTCCTATTAGCTTCTTTTCCAATAATAAAGTCGTCAAAATATTTAATAATTTCATCATGTTCATTTGAAACAGCAGCACCGTTTGCTGATTGACTATTTACATTTCTAGTGATTTCGTATTGGATATCTTTATCACACATACTTTTTTGTAGATTTTCGATAATAGCTTTTACAATATTAAGTTTTCTCAAAACAGTAGCTAAAATTAATGGCGTGATCTGGAATATCTCTGTTGTCAAAAAAAGGTCGGAATTTGAATTGTTTATTAATTTTATTGCCTCTTCATCATTTAACGCAATGAATACGATTAATTTCTTTAATTTTACAAATTTATCTTCTAAAAGGCTTGCGACAACGGTTTGTTTATTCTTCGTATCTTGGGAAACCGTAAGTATAGTTTGTTTATTTTGATATTTCTTGTTTAAATCAATAAAGGGAACATTTTCTACAATCGTTTTAAATGCATTTTGGTTTATACCCGCGGCAACCAATATAGGAACTAGTCCATTTTTACTTGGTTTTGTTGGATCTACTGTTTTCAATAATTCCTTTATCTTTTCAGTATCGCCTTTTGCTATAGCAATACAAAGCCGTATAGCACCGTCAGAGTCCTCTTCTTTTTGGGTTGAGTTATTTGCTTTAGCACCATCACACCTTTTTTTAAATTCTACTTCTTTTTGTTCAGTTGTTAATCCTAATTTTTCATTTACTGCAGCCATAATAGATAGATAAATCTGTTCTTGTTCATTTCCGTTAAGTTCGACTGGAGTATTTTGTTGTTTTTGTTTAATTGCACTAATTACAGCTGCAACTGTTTCTCTTTTTCCCGATGATGATTTATCAGAAACGCTTTGCGAAGTAGTTTGTTTATTAATAATAGCACTTGTAATAGCAGCAATAATATCTCTTGGATTTGAATTTTGTTGTAAAGCTTCTAGCAAATTTTTTAAAAGTTCACCATATCGTTCTCTTAATGTTTTTTCAAAATAATTGTTACTTTTATGAAAATCTATTGCTTGATTTAAAATATTGATTACCGAATTTATACTTATTTTTCCTCCTAACTTCTTTCCTTCATTTAATAGATCTACAATATCTCCATTGTGGTTTGTATCACTTAATACGTTTTCCGATATAGCAAATATTATTGTATTTTCTAATAAAGAATTTGAATCTTCATCGCCGGAGGGACTTGGATCATTTTGCATTGGATGATTTTGTAAAAACAATTTTACAATTTCGTAATTTCCACCTTTAATGGCGTTTTCAATTAATGTAGACTGGGATTTTTTTTTTTTTACAACTTCACTCCCAACAAAGTCAGGAAACAATTCTATTATTCCCTTCGCATATGTTACATCATCATTTTTCAAACTAAATAATAATTTTTTTATTTGTTTACTCGTATCTACGTCAAATCTGGATTCTGATTTTGTTTGTTTTTCCAAAATTTGTATTAAAACTTGTACAATTTCATTTTTTTTTTCAACATCTAGATTTTTGTTTTTTTTTATAAATCGTCTAAGTGATTTCAAGATAGTAAGATTGTTGTATATGAGTTGGTCTTTTTTTAACAATTCATCTAAAATTTTTGTCAAGATTTCGATGTTTTTTGTTGATGTGGCCAAATATAATAATGTTTTTCTCGGATTTTCTTGTAGTCGGTCATTTTCTAAATATTTTTGCAAATTACCTTTTGCCAATAAAGCACCAACCATTTTTGTTTTTCTTCTTTTTAATGCATAGTGTAAAGCGGTTCTACCCTTCGAATCTTTTTCATAAAAAAATTCATCCGAAATGGGACTAATCGATTCAATCAAATGATCTACCATTTTTACATGTCCACCTTTAGCTGTGTAATGCAATAATGTTCTACGTTTGTTGTCTTTCAAATTTAAAATATAAGCACCCTTTTTTCCAACTATTTTATCGAAACGGTCAAAGCATTCGGTATAACCTTTTAAACAAGCGTACATTAAAGCGTTTTGACCTTTCTCGTCCTTAAATATAATCGACTGATCTTCGTCAACACTAGTGGCTTCACTAGTTTTTTTTAATAAAGAATCAACTAAAGTTAATGCGTTGTCTTGACTGTTAGAATTTTTTATGGATAATAAAAGCATTCTTTCAAGCTGTTCGTTGTCAGTTACGTCAGAGTTTGGAGTTTCATTAATTAATTTAGTGAGGTCTTGGCTGCTAACTACGAGTTCTCTTGGCGTATATAGTTTGTTTTTTTGTTTTTTTGTTTCTTTTTCTAAGTTTGTATATTCAACTGGAATATCTAATACTGGTATTGATTCGGGTACATATTTTTCTTTAAGAAGTTCTTCTACTAAATCAAGATTGTTTTTTTGTTGTTGTTGAAGTTGGCCTTCTTCACTTTCTTGATCATTGGCTTCGGCTTTCACAACAAATTTTGAATAATTTAAACCGTGCCCTTTCATTGTTTGAATTATCTTCTCTGGGGTTACACCAGTATTTTGTTCCGACCCTTCTTCTTCTGACTCATCTCCAAAGCCATCTTGATTCATTTCAACTATGTCCTTTGATCTTATTTCTACTGGTTTTTCTAATTCTAATAAAAATTGCTTTTCCTTGGCATCGGATATTCTATCAAACAATTTGTAAAAAATATTATATCCTAACAATGTCATTTCTAGTATATATATTATTACCAAAATAATAATAGATATTTATTCTTACTAAATTTATGTAAATATTTATGTAAATTTAAAAAATACAAATTTGCTCATAAAACAAGAAAACGAAAGTTTACTTGGAGCCACCATCAATTTCTTGTAATATCAAATCATTCTCACCCTGACCCTGACCCTGACCCTGACCCTGACCCTGACCCTGACCCTTACCCTGACCCTGACCCTTACCCTGACCCTGACCCTTACCCTGACCCTTACCCTGACCAGATCTTTTTACAAAAACTAAGCCTAAGCCTCCTTTATCCTCACCCTCGGCATCCATACTGTCTCTAGATGTCGAGTCAGGTTTAACAAACTTTTCATTTTTAGACTCACCTTCATCATCCTCACCTTCATCATCCTCACCTTCATCCTCCTCACCTTCATCCTCCTCACCTTCATCCTCCTCACCTTCATCCTCCTCACCTTCATACTGTCCATCCTCTGGTTCCTCTTCATCGGAGTCATCTAACCCGTCTTCTTCGTCTTCACTAAAAAACAATTTTACCTTTTTTATGAAAGGTTGTAATTCATTTATATATTCCGTCACCTTTTTTTCAAATATTGATTTTGACAATGGCATGAAATTAGCAAGGTTTTTTTCCTGGATTTGTTTTCTATAATCCTTAGACGATTCGAATAATATAAATAGGTTAATAAGAGTATTAAAAAATTCTATTTTCAAATAATTCATGTCTTTTATAAATTTATACCAATCTTTTTCGGATTCTTGCTCCCACTTTATTTGGGATTGAAATTCAGTTAACTGTTTGTTTAACTCGGTTTCTAGGTTTTTTTGTTCTTTCAATAACTCAATTAATTTATCATTTATTGATTTTTCATATTCTTGCAATTTATGTGACATTTGTCTTGATGAATATAATTTGTATGCTAATATTTTTATTTCTTTTAATAGCCTTACTAAGTTTTTGGTATCAAACACTTTTGATGACTCAATAATGAAAGTCGTAAATTTATTTTTTTGGTCGCTATTTAATGTCAAATAATTTACAAAGCCACGTTGATATAAAATATCGAAAAATTTTTCCTTATCAATATTAAACAAGCTTTGTAATTGCATTTGTACTTGACTTTCTTCTTGACTTTCTTCTTGACTTTCTTCTTGACTTTCTTCTTTAAAAAGTAAATACCATGAAGTTTGTAGTTCTTTTTCATCTAGAATTGGATCCTGCGTTCCATTACTCATCTTAAATATTAATTTATCTGAATCTTTTTTGAAAGAAATGCTTGTAGTTTTTTCTGTAAGTAAATTTAAACATTCATCAAGATTGGTTGGTAAAGATACATAGAGATTATCATCTTCATCTTCGTCAGGTAAAGTTTCATACTTTAAGTAAGTTTTTTTATCTATTTTGAAAATAACTAATTTTCCTCCTTTTTCTTTTATAGCTTGCATTATTTCATTTAATTTATTTGGTTCTTCAGTTTGTAGTTCAGGTGTTGGTACTGGTCTTTGTTCAGGTTTTTGTTCAGGTTTTTGTTCAGGTTTTTGTTCAGGTTTTTGTTCAGGTGTTACTTGTGCTTCCATTTCCTTTTTTAGTACAAATTCAGCTTGTTGCTTAAGAAAATTATCTTTTCTTTCTCGTTTTTCAGCTTCTTTTTGAGAATTGTAACCTTTCGTTTCTTTTGCTGCCGTTTGTTTTTCTAATTCTTTTGCAGCTCTTTCTTTTGCTGATAATTCTTTAGCTTGTAAAATTTTGGCTTGTTGTGTGTCTAGAGAATCAAATTTATTTTGTTGTTCTTTTTCTTGTTGTGCTGCTCTTTCTCGTTCTGCTCTTTCTTGTGCTATTTCTTGTTGTGCTAATTCTTGTTTTTCTAATTCTTGTGCTCTTTCTTGTTCTTCTCTTTCTTTTGCTCTTTGTTGTTCTTCTCTTTCTTTTGCTAATGCTGTTTCTTGTGCTGCTCTTTCTTGTGCTGCTCTTTCTTGTGCTGCTCTTTCTTGTGCTGCTCTTTCTTGTGCTGCTCTTTCTTGTGCTGCTCTTTCTTGTGCTGCTCTTTCTTGTGCTGCTCTTTCTTGTTCTGCTCTCTTTATTTTATCATTAGCCAATCTTGCATCTTTTTTTGTTAATGGACTAACTCCGGAACTATTCATTATTTTACTGTTTTCTTTTTTGTTAGCTTCTATCTGACTCATTCAATTTGAATTTTTTTACAAATATATAAAACTTATTCCTATTTTTATATATCTTTATTACACTAAATCATATCTAAAAACATAATCGCCTTTCGTTTACTTAAAAAAAAATTTCTATTCTCTAAATATAATTCATGAATCCATCTCTTTGTATTCTCATAGGTTCTCATATTTCTAATCCAAGACGAATCGCTTATTTAGAAGAATGTCTAGTCTCTTTAGCCAGACAAACACTGCCTATTCCCGTCTACATATCCATATCTTTCCAAACTGAAGAACTCGCTAAACAAACTATCGACCAATTACAATTAAATCCGGAAATTGTCGCGGCAAATCGCATCCATATTCAAATCCGTTCTCAAAAGACACCCCAAATGCGGCATATTGAAACCTTAGTCAATGAATTATCTGGCCAATATGATTGGTTTATGTTTTGTGATGACGATGATACTTATCATCCAGCCCGTGCAGCTTATTTTTCGGCATATATTACGAAAGCACTGGGTGAAATTGAGGAAATTAATAATGATACGCACACGTCTGAAAAACGAACCTTAATTGGTGCATATGAAAGCTCATTTGGTAAGGACCATCGAGAACATCGCCACGAATATTGGTGTTATTGTGTTCATGTAGCTGTTTTGCGGGAGTTTTACGCCAAATTGTCAAAATATCCCGATATTTTAGAAGACAAATGTTGCGATGTTCTCTTTGCGGAGCATTTACGCCGGTCCTATCCTACGAAACTCTTTGCACGCATTACGGAGAAATTATATAATTATCGTGTTGATAATAATTCTGACAGTATTACCGGGGTTATACAGACAAATCAACCTAAATATACGAATTTAGAACGTAAAGTGCCGCCACGTGAACAGGCCGGGGAATGGGCAGAATATGTTGTCTATTGGAATGATTATCTCTATGAAAATATTGATGTCTATATTCACGATACGTATTTGAGAACCTTGGTAGGATGTGACCTAGATTATATTTTACGTGCCGAATTTATGGGGAATTATGAACTGATTCCTTTTGTAGATGAATGTCATGTGGAAAAAATACGTGATTATCATATTCGATTACGGGGTATCTGTAATGAGATTTATGATACCGCCATTTAGCTAAAAAATTGAATTCGGTAAGTTCAAAATCAAATGCGGTATACGGTAACCAGTCAGTAGCAATGCAGGATTTCAGTTTTATAGCGGATGAACATACGAGACTTCTTGTTGCGAACGGCTACGAGGCAATTAGTCAGCTTGAACTGTGGGGTTGGTTGCGTTCCTTTGAGCCAAATCCAAACGAAGGGTTTATGTGGTCTAGCGATCCTAATATTACAAGCATAGGTAATAAAATGCACGAAATTAATAAGGACATAGGTCATTCAGGTGGTTCGTTTGGATTTACGATGCGGACATTGCATTATATTGCCCGAAATGGTATCGATAAGTATAAGCAGCTGGTTTTACAACGATAAATTAGCAGTTCGTATAGTAACTGTACGTTCCTTACTGGGGTGAACGTTGAATCACATTCTTAGCATAAGCATATTCTAATTGGCGAGCTTTCCATCCATTACAACAATATTCACTAGGAAAAAAAGGATCATTACAGCACGCGGACGGAAAAGGGCAATCTTCGTCGACTTTACAAGGTATTCTCATATTATCGGATCTTTTTTTTAGCCAAATTGGATAAAGGCGATATTGTCTTATTAAGTTAAAAATTGGTGGAATAAACAAATAGATAAATATATTCATTTGCTGTATATAGAGTATATATATTCGTTTATATTTTTATTTATGTATAAAAAATTGATTTTCTCTTTATTTGTGTTGGGACGAATACTTTCTTTTCCAAACATGGTATCCCGTGAAATCCTTGCACCAATTAGGCGGCGGCGTATCCTAGTATTTGATGTAGAAACGACGGGAAAATTGCCGAGGGTGGGGCGGGACCAACCTCCGCCGACCCTAGAGGGATATCCCCACATTCTGCAGTTGAGTTTTGTGATTTTTGATTTGGCCGAACGCACCATCGTTCGATCCTTCGATTCTTTTGTCAATGTTGCCCAAGATGTAGAAATTAGTGAGTTTATTACTGGGTTTACTGGTATTGACCGAGCCAAATGTAATGGGGGAAAGAGTATTGTGGAAGTTTTGGAGGCATTTTATGAGGCGTATGTATGGTGCGACTGTTTGGTTGCACATAATATTGAGTTTGATATTACGATGATAGAGACAGAACTCGTTCGGCACAGAGCTGCTATTTTGCAGGAGGCTCCTTATTGTTTGACGCTTTTTAGTAGTGTTTATGAGAAGATGCAGGGTATAGAACGCTATTGTACGATGAAACAGGGAACGAAGTTGTGTGCGATTGAGCATCCTATGACCACGGTTTTATCTTTGCCCACTGTTTTGCATTTGCCCACTGGTTTATCTTTGCCTACGGTTTCACCTTTGCCTAATGTGAATCCACTTTTGATTATGGCATGTAATGAGAATACAACTGTTGCAACGTCAAAAGTTGGTAGAGCAAAGAGTTTCAAATGGCCTACCCTGATTGAGCTTCACGATAAGTTGTTTGGTGAAAAACCTGATATTTCGCATGATGCAAAGGCAGATACTTTGGCTTGTTTGCGGTGTTATGTGAAGATGCGGCACGGATATGATATGGGAGTTTTGTATTAATCGATATAAAGTAGGTTTTGTAATAATATTTTTTTTCTGATAAATATTATTACTATTTTTTGCCATTACGCCTGGATTTACGAGAACGTCTTTTTGTTTTTCTTCCTCCCCGTGTGGCATCGGCTGATGAATCTAGTGAAGCCGCCCGTTTACGTTTTAATTCGGTTGCATCGGATTCAGTTTGTTCAGGGGGTTGAGTTTGGTTGTCGCCTTGCATTCTATGTGCCCCACTCAAAAAAGATTGGAGACTATCATTGAAAGCCTCGGTTGCTGTGTATGCATTGAATTGAACTAAATTTTCTTCAAATTTTTTATGAATTTTTTCAGCAATTGTTTGATCTACATCATCCCCTAGTTTTATTGATGGGGATATTAACGGTTCAATATCAGATTGAAGAACACTTAATTTTTCTTCTGCTTCTGCTGATGCTTCGGGGGAGGTGCTGCCTCCTCCTGCTAAACATTCTCTTGATTCGACAATTTGTAAAACTTCCTTAACATTTGTAGATTTAAGTAATTCATTCAATTCAGCATCATCGGCAGCAGCATCATCGGCAGCAGCACCAGCACCAGCACCAGCACCAGCACCAGCACCAGCACCAGCACCAGCACCAGCACCAGCACCAGCACCAGCACCAGCAGCATCAGCATCAGCACCACCTACCTCTTTCTTTCTCCTTATTAAATAATCTAATAAATTAGCAAATCCATCTAAAGAATTGTTTACAAATAGTAAACTTAAAGCAGGAAGATTCATTTGATCCTCATTTAAGTTAGCTACACTTTGAAAAGCATCTGCAGCATTTTCTACAACCGGTTGTGCAGCTACTCCTGCTACAAACCCCAAAACAGCGGGACAATAAGAATATCCTAAATAAATGTATTTGATTATTGTCCGAATCATTGAAGTTGTATCAAAGGCTACCGCACCTGCTACTACAAGAGCACTAGTTAATAATCTTCCAAATGCGTAAATTAAACTTTTAAACGCAACTAGAGATTCTGGAAAAAAAAGAGTTCCAACAGATCCCCCTCCAGCAGCAACTAATGCCATAACCAATGCTGTTCTTATCTCATTTTTGTCCAATGTTCCTCCTTTCATCATCTTTTGTTTCATAAAGTTATTTTTTTTTCCTATCCTTTTGCTTTGCTTTTTATTTTTTTTGCTGTATTTTTTCATTTATTAAATACAAACAAAAATAATATATAATATCCGCATATATTTTTCAAAAAATAAAAAACCCCTAAGCACTACACATTTCGCATATTTCCTCGGATTCACCAGAATATTCGCCAGAATTTTCACCTAAATCTTTCTTTTCTGGTTCAATCGTGAATTGTTGAGCCTGGTGCCGCCCCCTTCTCCTCAAATAATATATTCCCGTCTTCAGTCCCTTCGACCACGAGTAAAAATGCATCGATGTCAAATTACTATAATTCGGGTCCTCCAGCCATAAATTCAAGCTCTGGCTCTGACAAATATATACTCCGCGATCCGCAGCCATATCGATAAGGGTCTTCATCGGGATTTCCCATACCGTCTTATATTTTTCACGGATTTCCAATGGTATTATATCAATATGCTGAACGGACCCGTGGTTTGCAATAATATTGTTCTTAATCTTCTCATTCCACAAATCTAATTTAATGAGATCGTTCATCAAATACTTGTTTGCTAAAATAAACTCACCAGCTAAAGTCCGGCGATTATAAATATTTGACGTAATAGGCTCAATACACTCATTGAAGCCCAGAATTTGTGAGGTTGACGCGGTAGGCATTGGAGCTAGTAACAAGGAGTTGCGGAGACCAACCATGATGATACTCGCCTTAAGTCCTGACCAATCGTACCGATTATTCGGGTGTCCATTTTCAAAAATTGATCCATTCTTTTGCCCATTCTTTTGGCTTTCCTCACTAATCCACAGATCAAACTGTAAAATACCCTCTGACGCGGGCGACCCTGGAAACGTCTCATAGGCACCTTCCGTCTTGGCCATTTCACATGATTGTTCCAGTGCCCCATGATAAATCGTCTCAAAAATATCCTTATTCATTTGCTTAGCGGTATCGCCAGCAAATGCCAAATTCATCATCATAAAGACATCTGCTAGTCCCTGAATCCCTATACCAATAGGCCTATGCCGCATGTTGCTACGCCGCGTTTTCTCCGTAGGATAATAATTCACATCAATAATTTTATTCAAATTATACGTCACGATTTTAGCAACGGCATGGAGCTTCTCAAAATCAAATACAGGATTTTCGGGATCGGTCATATCAATAAACGTCGGCAGTGCAATACTTGCGAGGTTACAAACGGCTGATTCATTCTCGTCTGAATATTCTATGATTTCGCTACATAAATTTGAACTCTTTATGGTGCCAAGATTTTTCTGATTCGATTTCTTATTTGCTGCATCTTTATAACATATGTATGGCGTGCCCGTCTCCATCTGAGCGTCTAATACCTGAAACCATAACTCCCGTGCCTTTACGGTCTTCCGACCCTTCCCTTCGCTTTCGTATTTTGCGTATAATGTATTAAACTCAGTTCCGTAGACATCGGCTAAGCCCGGGCATTCGTCAGGACACATAAGGGTCCATTGACCATCGGCTTTTACGCGTTCCATAAACAAATCGGGTACCCATAAAGCATAAAACAAATCGCGTGCCTTAAGCTCTTCATCCCCATGGTTTTTCCGCATCTGTAAGAAAACTTCGATATCCGCATGCCACGGTTCTAAATAAATCGCGAATGAACCATTACGCTTACCACCCTGATTTACGAATTTTGCCGTATTATTAAAAACACGTAACATCGGGCAAATGCCCGAGGATTCGCCATTCGTGCCACGGATTTTACTACCTGATGCCCTTATGTTATGGATATGCAGGCCGATTCCTCCTGCCCACTTCGAAATCATCGCACAATCTTTGAGGGTATTATAAATCCCGTCCATGCTATCACTTTCCATGGCTAATAAAAAACACGAACTTAGCTGAGGACACGGTGTCCCCGCATTGAAAAGGGTTGGGGTAGCATGTGTGAAATATTTGTTTGACATATATTCATAGGTCTCTTTGATACGAGTAAAATTATCACCATGAATACCGATTGCGACACGTAACCACATATGCTGTGGACGCTCGACAGTTTTTTGGTTAATTTTCATTAGATAGGCCCGCTCCAAGGTCTTGAAACCGAAATAATCAATCAAATAATCGCGATTATAACCAATGAAGGTGTCAAATTCTTCTTCGTATTTTTGGGCAATTTTTACGACCTGCTCTGTTACTAGGGGCGAATGCTTATCCTGCTTATCTCTATATTCGTAGAGTTGTGTCATGACTTCTTTGAATGAATCCGATGTACTGCGATGATGATTTGAAACAGTGATTCGGCCAGCTAAAATACTATAATCTGGATGAATGGATGCCATGGATGCACACTGTTCCGCGGATAATTCGTCAATCTGAGTTGTAGAAATCCCGTCATATAATTGGTCAATTACCTTCATTACTAAGCTTGTATAATTAATTTTAATTGCGTCTTTTGAACCAACTCGGTCAAAATTAAATTGTCCTAGTCTCTTAATACGATTCAAAATCTTATCAAAAGACACGATTTCGCGTTTTCCATTTCTTTTTGTTACATACATTTCCTCCTCTTCTGGTAAATAAATATGTGACTGCTTAGCGGGTGAGGACATGTCTACGTGTTCTTAGATAATAACGTGGAATTAATTTTAAGTTGTTTTGGTTTATGTAATATTTTGTACAATTTTATTCTTGAAAGTTTGCAAGAATAAAATTTATCATTGTTTATTTTTTACCGTTTTTAGCCGTTTTACTATTCTTTGCACGACTTTGTTTGTTAGTACGTTTACTTGTACGTTTACTTGTGCGTTTACCACCTCGAGTACGTTTGCCACCATATCCAAGGAAACCAAGTTTAAATCCAGGCGGTGCCGCTTTACATGTTACGTTTTTTTTATCCGCATCTTCTTTTTCTTTTTTCGTGGTTTCGCTACATGTTACGTTTTTTTTATCCGCATCTTCTTTTTCTTTTTTCGTGGTTTCGTCACATTTTGCGTTTTTTTCTGCGGTTTCTTTAGCAGCTCTATCCTCCGGTCCTTTTGCGTCATCAGGACCAGCAGCAGTTAGAGTCTGGGCTTGAGCAGTATCTTGTTTAGACATGGGATTTCGTACATTAGATCCGGCAGTTGCAGGTGCGGCAGGTGCGGCAGGTGCGGCAGGTGCTCCTGTCAATTTGCCATAAGCATTTTTGAAGGTAGATGTAATTCCAGATGCAATTCCTGTAAACCCATCAAACATTCCTCCGCCCATTTGTTTTTTATTTTTATTAATTTTATTATGTTTTGTCATATTTCTATCTATGTATTTATTCTATACTATATGTCGATAAAAAAACAAATCTCTTACTAAACCTTTGAAAATGAAACTGTCGATCAATACTATAGGACATTTCCATCCTCATCTAATTTTATTAAACAAAATGAATTCGTAACTGGCATGTTTTCCAACATATAAGATTGGGTCGAGTCATCTATAGACGCATTTATCTTACGCACTGATTTCTTTTTTGGTGCACGGTGTTCATATCCGCTCACGCGTTCTTCTAAAATAGTTTTCCAAACCGCCTCTATTTTTGGTGCGGCAGCCTCAAACCATGCCCGATTTCGCCCAATAAATACACAGGAAAATTCTTCTAAATACCAATAAATCGTATTCAATAAAACGAGTCCTGTTTCACGCTTATCCTCTTTTTGATGCCGCGTCCATTCGGCTATGGTATCTTTATCTAAAGACACATCCAATGGCATATAAACATAAACTGGGTCATTTGATTTCGCCACCTGGTTATTTGCCGTAATAGTACGCTCTATAAAACATAAAATAACACCCTTATCAAGGTGTTCCCGCGATTCGTCGGCATAAAATGCAGCCTCATCTGAATACTCTAAAAACCGGGTTTCTACAAAATCGCATTCTTCTAAATCACATGTCTCCATCTGTATTTGGGTTTGAATCCAATATTCCTCTTTGGGTATTCCAGTAATCTCGCGATTTACAATGTTTTTTATTTCTAACATGCGACCAAATAGTTGATTCGTTGGATCAATATTGATGCCATCTGGCGAAGCTCCAATAAACGGATAATTTTGATGCATTATGCAGCCAAAATCGCCTACGGTTGTTTGATACATTTGTTCATAAATCATTACCGTGAGCGGCTCATATTTATTTCCCCAGTGCATAGGTGACTCCGTACTATTAAAATAATTGATCTGATTTGTTTGTAACGGGCAGCATTTCTCATAAATCAGGCTATTTTTTTGGGATTCTGACCCCAGTGCTTTCCAAAGATTGCTCGCACTAATCAGATTATAGCGGAACTCGTGCCATTCTTTTGATTTTTGTTTTGGCTGGGGGATATCCTGTAGTGCTTTGATTTTTTTTGCTGTAGCTTCGACCTGTCTATTTTTTTGTTCATTCAACGTAGAACTATAGACGACAGACCGTCGTACATAGGGTGCAAAATCCAAGTAGACTTCTAGAGTATTTTTTGCGAATTCGTATAACTCATCATAATCTTCTTGGTTGCATAGATTCCCAGCAAGTAGGTCTTGGAATTGTATTTGGCAAACGTGCTCTAGCATTGTTTCATAAAAGGTTGGTGATGAAATCAAAATCATATTTTCTTCGTGATATGTTTCGAATAATTGATACATATTATTTGTCAATTCATCTACATCTTCTTCCTGCCATTCGTCGAAAATTGATTCAATTATTGTTTCAACGATTTTCGTAGATGATTTTGAAGATGTGGTCGAATTAATTGAATCCGTTTCTTCACAAATATAATCCGAATCGGTTTCCATGAATTTTGATATTGATATAACTATTAAAATATGTTTATATCAATTTTTTAGACTTTTCAACAACTACGTATTAACATAATGAAAGTGTTAAAAGATTTAGTGTTACATTACCAGCTAATGCGGTCACGGATATGTACCGGAAAGGAATAGACCCATACTTGTATAAATCGCCGGTAATAGTATGGTCTACTGTATTATAGGAGGGAATCGTGATTTCTATAGCTTGATTTGCCTCTTTGTTATCTATTAAATTTGTATAGGTATATAAACTTTGACCTATTACTCCGAGAACATTAGAACCAAAAATTGCAAACCCTTCACCTAACTGAACGCTACCTATTTTTATTTTTGGGTCACTACATTTTAATCGTTTTTCTCTGATAAAATCGCCCAAATCGATTTGAGCAAAATGTAATGTGTCTATTTCGTCGTTTAATAGTAAATCTGTTGCAAAGCCGATGCCGTTCTCATAATCGGGAGTTTCGCCAGTTCTTACATAAAGATTACTTGGAACGCCGAGTGTGGTAAAACCGTAAACGATAAAATTAATTGCATTGGGAATATTATAAACGAGTTTTACTCCTTGTGGTCCTGGTTTGATATTTGACGCTGCGAATGTGTTAATATATGTGTTGCAACTGCAATCTGATGCCGGTCCTTGTGGTCCTTGGGGTCCTGTGAAACCTGTAAAACCTGAGCCTTCTTTTCCTTGCGGTCCTGTAAAACCAGTTGGTCCGGCTATTCCTTGGGGTCCTGTAAAACCAGTAAAACCCGTAAAACCTAATCCTGTTGGTCCAGCTATTCCTTGGATACCTTGTGGACCCGTAAACCCTTGGCCATTTTCACCTTCTTTACCCTGAGGACCCTGTGGTCCTTGAAGGCCCTGTATACCCTGAACTCCATCCTCACCATCTTTTCCCTCGTCTCCTTTAGGGCCAATAGGTCCCACAGGACCAGCGTTTCCTCTATCACCTTCGCATCCTTTTTCTCCAGGAACTCCTCTCGGTCCGGTAGGGCCAACTTTACCCTCATGACCTCTTTTCCCTTCATACCCCCTAGGACCCGTAGGACCTTCTTTACCCTCTCTGCCTTCACGTCCATCTTCACCATCGCAACCATCTTTTCCAGCGTGGCCATTCTTGCCATCTTTTCCACAGTACCCATCTTCACCTGGTAAACCGTCTTTCCCATCCTTTCCATCCCTTCCGTCCCGACCATCGCATCCATCCTCTCCATTTTGACCATCTTGGCCATCTTTTCCATCACGGCCATCTTCACCTTCTTTACCATCCTCTCCATCCTGGCCGTTTCTGCCATCCTTTCCATCGCGGCCATCACGGCCATCTTCACCATTCTTACCATCTTTGCCATCTTCGCCATCACGGCCTGGCTTTCCATCCCTACCACATTTTCCATCCTTTCCATTTTCTCCATTTTTACCGTCTTTACCGTCCGTGCCGTTCTTTCCGTCTAGACAGTTATTACCATTATAACATTTTTTTTCGGATCTGCATTTTTTTGGTCTGCATTTCTGTTCTGTTTTGCAGTTTCGTGGTTTTTCGCATTCGTGAAAACTTTCATCGTCAGACTGGTACGGCATATATAATTAGATTATATATACAAAATAGCTACTATTATATTTTTCTAAAACATAATAATTTACGACAGCATTTGTGCTGCAATTATATTACAATTGTACTTTGAAATTCCGCATCTATTAATTGATAGTTATGACAAAACTAGTTCCGCAAACGCATTTTTTTTGTTCACATTTGTTTTCTCTTCCGTTCCGACCTTCACTTACGTTCCGACCTTCACTTAAGTCCCTTCCGTCCCTTCCGTTCCGTTCTGATTCGTTTTTACACTGTCTGCATTTTGATTGGCAACAGTGATTACACCGTCTCTCATGTTTATTACTTTCTGTTTTATTACACCGTTTACAACCATGGCGTTTTTCGCGTCGTTCGCATTTATTACATAATTCACTTCGTTTAGAATGGCAGTAGCTATTGTCGCTTGAATATTCTTCCTCGTCATCATGCTTAGGCATTATATATTTATATGGCCATTATAAAATTTAAAAAACAATATATTACTAAAGCATACGTGCTTTGATAGTTGTTTCACAACAGGATACAATTGTACTCGATAAAGTAAAATTGTACTTATAATATTATACCGCGGCTTCATTAGATTCCTCCAAGCTTTCACTAGTCGGCTCTTTCGCTCGCTTAGGAGTAAGAGATTTTAATGTGGATACCCTTTTTGTATCAGTAATTTTCAGCGTAAAATTACGACTCGCTTGGTTAAAATGTAATGCGGGGATAGCAGATATTTCCGACGTCTCCTTCACATATAAAACATCCTTGGTTTTATTCAGTTTGTTCTTTTCTAAACAATTTACGAAAAATACCTTTAATGATTTTACATCTTTGGCCGGAAGAGTATGTTCTTTTCCATATTTCTCCGCAAAATGATGTAACTTCTGGATTTTCACCGTTTTATCTAACTTTATCCAGGTTTCCGTCTTATTATGCTGCTTTTCCTTTTCTAGCATTTGTTCAATCGTACTATAATTCGTTTCAGTATCCATCGGCGAATAATTAGACAAAATATTCTTGTATTTATTTGGATTCGTATCTTGATTAGAGGAAAGGGACGATGCCGGTTTTTCTTCTGCAGCAGTTTGCTTTTCGGATTCATTTTTTAAAAGTTCATTAATCGTAAACATGACCCAGTTTTTATCGGGTTGTCTTTATACTTATGTAACGAATATTATGTTTATCTTCTTTTTTTAAAACATATAACTAAGATAAAACCAAAAAGTAATGAAAATAAACATAACATTTAGATTTACAAAAATATCTCAATCATCGTCTTATCAGGCCCATTTATATGGACAAACAGGGGATTATGACGCTTATACCATGCGGTTTTACCATTCCATATAAAGTCTTCCATTTCCATGTCCGCGGCATTTAAAAATAACAGGTTCTCATAATCTAGTTCGATTTTGTCAGGATTCTCAAAAAATACTGTAGTCCAGAATCGTTGGTCATCATGACGGTCATCATATTGATATCCTTTCATACAGTGGCGAAGTGCGTCCACTCGGCCAATTATCATACCACTATTTAGAAAGGGAAATTCAGGCATATTATCATTTGGAAATTTATATTCTGAGGCTCGACCGGGATCTGGATGACAACTTTTTTCTGCTCCAAAAATAATGGGTTTCGAGAACATTTTATATCGTCGTACTACCTCGGTCAAGTTTCCCAAATAGGCCAAATCATAGGCATCTGTGAAAAGAACAATATCACTTTCATTGATAGTAGGGCGATTGATAAAATTATATATTTCGCGTAGTTTTACGCCGAAATTTTGCGTTCCTTCCCAACCGATGAGGCGATTTTCTTGCAGACCGAGAACTTCGATGGTTTCTTTGTTTTTTTTTACGTTGGCAAGTATTTTGTTGAGAACCTTGTGCGGTTTTGTAGCGACTGTAATATAATGAATCGTCTCTATTGGTTTGGTCTCTTGATATTTTAACATAATATAGTAAAACAGTATACTAACATAAAATAAAATGATTTTATATTGGTTTTTATAATGGTTTTATACATTTTATTGAAGTAAAAACGTTTATTTTACGTTTACGGTAAATATAATAAATGCATTATTAATATATAATGTATTTTGACATTGGATCAAACATTGGTCTTTGGAGTTTAGAAAACATTAACCTTTGTGAAAAAATAATTTCAATAGAAGCATCACCTATAACATTTAATGGATTATTAAATACTTGTAAAAATGATAAAATAATTTTACTTAATTATGCAGTTTGTAACAATAATAGTAATGATATAACTTTTTATCAAGCAGATAATCATGTTTTATCAACTATAAATAAAGATTGGTTAACAAAGGATACATCAAGATTTTGTAATCATCCATATACGGAAATTACTTGTAAAACAATAACCATAGATAAATTAATAGAACTATATGGGTTGCCTGAGTTGATTAAAATAGACGTTGAAGGCGGAGAGTACGAATGCATTACATCATTAACTCAAAAAGTAAAGTTGCTTTGTTTTGAATGGGCGAGTGAAGTAAATGATATTAATTTCAAATGTATAGATTATTTATTAAATTTAGGTTATACACAATTTTATATTCAATATTATGATTGTTATTCATTTAGACCAAAAGATACTGATTTTTATGACATTTCTACTATAAAAACAAAATTGTTGAATACAATACCAAAAGAAGATTGGGGAATGATATGGTGCAAATAATCGGCGTTAATGGGAACGGTGTATAATGGTTTTATACATTTTTATCTACAACAACCAGCTTGGCAATATTTTTGATTATTTTTTCATCTAAACGTACTTGTTCGTCTCCTAAATCACCCAAAGAATTACGCATCATATTTATGCAAAAACTATATTTTTCATTTTCGGGTTCTTGGCATTCAGGGTTTTGTTCTCGCCATTTGGGGATTTTTCTATAATTTTTATGGGCTACCTTAGTAATCATATTTTTTATTTTGGAGTTTTCTTCGGTATCGCGGTTCCATTCATTTTTATCTTTTATATAGAGGGTTTCGCGTTTTAAATCAGTGCAATGCAGGGGGCGTTTTGATACGTCTAATTGTTTGAGACGAGTCAAAATAATATCCGTAATTCCAGCTACATATCCGTTATTTGCTACGTTTTCGAGTTCTCTCATTTGAATATCAATGTTCTCAATAAACTCAGTAATATTCATTGCATCCCGACATGTTTCATTTAAAAAGAGGTTCAAATTAAATTGATTATTGATTGTGTTATTATTGTTATTGTTCGTGATATTCGTTATAGCAGTAAGTGGTTTGGCATTCATGAGTTCGATAATTTTTGCATTTTGTTCTATCATCATATTGCGAATTTCCTCATTTTCTTTAAATAACGATAAAATAGTTTCAATGTTATTCGGTGTTTCTTTTTTTTCAATAACCACCTCTTCAACAACAACCGGTTCAACCACATGAATAATGGGCTTAATTCCAGGAGAACAAATCTGAGTATGCTTCCATAAACCACTCCGTGTTTTGTATTTTTTACTACATAATGAACAAGTTGTATTAGTAAATAACTGTGAACCCGCAGCGGCATTTTTGGCTGTTTCCTCGGTTTCCAAAATGTTTCCTGATGTTTCCACCTCCACTGCATCAATATGTTTACGAGTGGATATGTGAGTATTGTAATTGCTTTTTTTGCTGCTAATGAAGTTACAAATTGTACATTGAAATTTTGGCATTTTTTGGCATTTTTCCATTCTATATAATGGAAACAGAAAAAAATGCCTAAAGGTTTCCGCATAGAATTATGTAAAAAGTTATGCAGCCAAATTAAAATGATTTTCTCTGTGATAAAAGCATTTTCAGGCAAAACTGATTTTTTATACCCACTAAAAAAATTCTCCCTCGAGGTTTCTAAAATTGGACATTTATAAATGTCCATTTTTCAAAAGTGAGGTCATTTCTTTTTTGATGTTTTTAGGGAGTTCGATAGTAAAACTATTTAATCAGAGCTGTTGACAAATGTTTCCAAATGTTGCCATTTTTGTCAACACCCGCATAACAACACAAATTAGTAATATTTTTGATAGCACAACAATAACAAAAAAAATTACTCGTTATCCTCGTTTTCCCTCGACGGTTTTGGCAACACAAAAAAACGAGCCGACTATTCTCACATAGAATTATGTAAAAAGTTATGCAGCCAAATTAAAATGATTTTCTCTGTGATAAAAGCATTTTCAGGCAAACACACTTTTTAAAAAGCTCTAAAAAAATTCTCCATCGAGGTTTCTAAAATTGGACATTTATAAATGTCCATTTTTCCAAAGTGAGGTCATTTCTTTTTTAGAGTTTTTAGGGAGTTCGATAGTAAAACTATTTAAATTTAATAAAAAAGCCAGGTTGGATTCGAGGTTTTGCGTAATTTATGTTTTCAACATAAAAGTATAATAAATACAGGAATGTTACGCAAAAACTGTGTTCTCCTGGTATAAAAAATTGAATAACTTTTTGTAAAATAAAATCTTGGTATTATTACCCATCGGCACCGTTTGTCTTTCTCTCACTTCCCTCCCCCGTTTTTGAAATGGATTTCTGCACCGTCCTCTCCAAGAAGGAGCTTCGCACTAGTGCCAAGGTCAAGGCACAGATCAAGGCCCCTGTCAAGGTATCTCTTGATCAGACCAAGATTAAGAGCCAACGCCCCATCAACATGGCCATGCAGGAGTGCAACTACTGCAAAGCCAAGGGTCACCGCATTCATGCCATGGATGCCTATGGTATCTACCAGACGGATGATGCGGGTGCTCGTATCCTGGCGTGCCCTGTGCTCATAAACAAAGAGAAACGGCTGAATCCGTCGGCACCGACTTCAGAGACCGAGTTTCCTGCCCTATCCGCTCTTTCGTCTGGTACAGGGGCGACCTGGACTCAGCAAATCACCATGAAGCTTCCCATCAGCATCCAGGAAGCCAAGCAAAATGCCGCTAAGCAAGTCAAGCAGTTGTCTTGGGCAGACAAGCAGCAATTCCTGCAGCGTCAGGAAGAACTGTATCGTGCTGAAATGGAAGAGGACATGCGTGAGGATGAGTTCTATTATGCACAAAGGGAATGGGATAGGAAGCAAGAGGCAGAAATAGATGAACGCGAGGCCAAGCGGGCATTCATGTCCCGCCAGGCTGCTTACCAGGATGAAGATGATGAGCTCGATGAGTTGGACGATATGATTTGGTCTGCCATGATGGAAGCCGAATCACATCGTTCATAAATACAACGAGTAGCAACAAATCGATAAAAATAAACAGTTAGGTAGTGCAATGTAGCGTATATTTATGAAAAAATGCTTAATAAACAAAAAAGCATTTTTTTATGGTTTTACAAAAAAAAATAAATATTTTTTTTGTAAAAATATATTGTACCGAGAATCAATGAAGATTCTCAGCAATAACACTAAAAATTTTAGTTTGAAATTGGCTGTATGAATCATTTTACAAAGTGCGAGATTCGTTAATTGCTATACTCATTTCGTTTAATCTTATTAAAAAAATTATTTTTTAGGTAGCTGTCTGAGTATGTTTTGCTAGACTCTTTTTCAAAATTTTAATTATTTTTTGGGGTAGCTGCTTGAGTCAATTGGGTACTGGGTACCAAAAATTTTCATATTATTTAAGATTTGTAACTATCTTGGGCACGTTCCCCAAAATACGTAAATGAAGCATATTGACCTTAATCAATACACCCATTCTCTAAAAATAACATTTTTTGTATTGTTTGCTGTACGAATCCATTTGATTAGGTGCGGGATTCCTCTTCTCCATATAGAATAGATTGTCTTTATGTACCTTCTATTTATTATGTAAATTTACATAGACTAAACAAACGACTCTGAAATAATACGTTCCATAGGTAAATATCTTTCATTATCAAGAGCCTTCACTAAGCATTTAATAGGAGTCAAATCCTGTAAGCCTGCTAATCCAAGCTCACAAAATATATTTAAAATGCTAGGGTCAAACCCGCTCATCATAGAACAATTTGCTTGAGTAGAAAGACAGGGAAACCCCTCAGTATGTCTTAAGTTCCAAAAGAGAATATGTGGCGGAGTAAGTGGTTCTCCATAAAGTCGCATACCAGTCGCAGCATATTTCTGTTTTATTTGGTCATACAAAATATCCCATTGAATTCTGTTGTTTTTCTCAATCTCTGGAGTTGTTGAATAACTTCCATGAAACCTCCAATTTAAGTTATTGTCAATTTGCATATCAGAGAAGATCGCCAAAACCATATTTTCAACTTCCATAGGCGGAATTCTTCGATGTTCAATAGAAAGCAAAATCAAATCAAGTGCTTTATAAAAATCAGTATTGTATCCAGAATCAGCCTCACGAAATATTTTTTTGGCCATTTTACTGAACGTATCACAATATTCCAGATTCAACCAGTTTGGCTCTGACGAAAAGGTCATAATTCGTTTTCCAAGCAGCGATTTTTCGGCAACGCGGCAACCTAATCCAATAGCAGCATATAATGGTTCACCGGACATTGAACCCGAAGTATCTACGATAGCTATCACATTGCCCAAAGAGTTCGCATTTTTTTTATTACAATTATCTCGCCACTGGGAGTTAATTATGTCTAACTCATCCTCATTCACAGTAGATAACGCTTGTAATGTAAATGTATTTAAACCGACATTCCCACCCTTTATTTCTTTACCATGCTTAGCAAGGGAATCCAAATAGACCTTAAAATTCTCAGCACACTGAATTCGGTCAGGGGCATTGCTTCGAATTTCTTTGCTATCTTTATTTTTATGTAGGTTCATAAAAGCTCGCCTGTTTTTCATCATAGTTATCGAGGTAGTTTTAGAATGGTCAATTTCTGACCACTTGCCCAAAGACTGTTTTATCTGCACAGTATCGATATGGCGATTCAATGTGGAGCAAATAATCCGATATTGAGTTTTACACTTTTTGATAGCACGATGAAGAGAAATATCCGTTTTTGCAGAGGCTAAATATTCAGGAAAATAGTCCTTGGCAAGTATTTCGTTCATAAAGCCAAACTTATTTGATGATTCACGGCTTATCCATTTGCTAACTAGAGATAGCCGCCTTGATTTGTCAGATTCTTCCGCACTCAAATAAATTTGATAATCGTTATACAAAGCCTCATTAATTCCCTTTATGCAAGACTGAATAAGTGGGTGTTCCATATCTCCACCATTATCCAAAATGTATTTGCAGAGATATTTGGCATCTTTCCAGGAACCATACGGTGCCTGTGATTGATTTCTACAATCAATATCATGAGGGTCTACCATAAACAAAATCATTGCTTGTTCAGCTAATTCGGGGAAATAGTTATGCCAAGTCAAAATCATCATATAAGCAAGTGTATATTCGCCTTTCCCACCGTGGATATCACGTGTCTTGGCAATTATTTTGTATAGCGTAGTGAGTAATTCCTTGCCGCTTTTTTGTTTTTCTACGTTTTCTTGGATAATCGACAATTCTCTCAGCAATTCATCTAAGACCCTGGCCAAATTGACGATATTATCGGAAGTTGTCCGGACACATTGGAAATCAAATTGAACAATCTTTTCAGACAGTTCGTTAGACCAATCTAATTCGGCATGCCCGTTCTCTCCAGAGTGACAAGGGCTTGGTTTAGTGATAGAGTCTAGTTCCTCAATTAATAAGTTCATCGGGGGGGGGAGT